CTTATAAAGTTCGTGCCAAGCATCAATGAGTTGAGGACAATCCTTGTCCCACTTAAAGCCAATCGCGCGATACTTGCCGTTGGCACGCCAAGCGAGGGAGCCTGCCACAATTTGCTGCTCCGGGCGATGCGGCTTGATTCCGGTGGTTTCGTAGTCTATTGCCATATCCGGATGCGGGTCGAAATAAAGCGCCTCGCGGATGGCATCGCTTATCCATTGTGCAGCCTCCAACGGATTTTCCGTGGTGCGCAAATCGTTTGGAATTACGGGGAACGGCTTATTTGCCAAATCAATGGCCGCCGTGATATGCGCGATGCGCTGTTTACGATAGGCGTTATCTTCCTCGGCCTTGCGACGGAAACCAGCCATAAACGGGCAACCCCAAGTCGGACACACCCAAGCATTGTAATAACGGTCGGGGATGGTCTTGCCAAAAAAGTCATCCGCCTTTGTATTGGAGATACGCCCGGAGAGACGCGGACCGAGCACCGCCCAAGTAGCCATAATGCCGACCGGGATAATCACCTTCGGCCGATACTGCATTATAATTTGGCTGAGCCTTGGAGCAAACATCGACGCGGTTTTATTGCTCAGGTCGGTTCCCTGCCAACGATTGGGGACGGCGTTAACGAAGCCGAATTGTTCAAAGGCGTCCGCCACATCCATACCCATATCGCGGAAGATCTCCCACAATTCCTTGAAGCGGGGAGATTGGAGCGGCTTCATCGGGTCCTCAATAAAAGAAGGACCGGAGGCGCTGCGTTCCCACGGCTTCGGCAGGTTGATGGTGTATTTTTCTATTAGCGGATAGTCACCAACAAAAAGGATGCCGGAAAGCATATTGCCTACTACCCCGGGGTCGGGTGCATTCGGCGGAGGCAATGTTGCGGTTGACTTTTTCTTTTCTTGCTTTTCAGGCGCCACGCCTAAATTAAAAAATCCCATTGCGTATAGTCCTTTATGAAAATGCGATGCCTTAATATACGGTTGGAAAGGGTGCGCACATTTCGTATAATATGAATACCCACAACACAAACTGCTACGGCTAATTTTTAATAGGGTATACAAAATGAAAAAATTCGACTTGGACCGACCCGAGATGTCCGAAGGACCGGTCAACATCAATCCGGACAACTTCAAGATCATTGATCTTAACGAAGACATTCGCAAACAATCCTCCTGGTTCCAGTATTACGGAAAGCTCGCGGTTAATGCAAAGCGGGAGGCGGCTCAAGCAAAATTACGTTTGAAGCAGGCGACAAGCGAGAAGGAACTCGCGCTTCGTGAAAAGGCCCAAAAAGAGGGCAACAAACTCACCGAAAATCAAATCAAGGCAATGCTCGGCGTGGACTCCGACCTTATTATGTTGGAGAATGAACTCATTGACGCCGAAGCCGCCGCCGGTCTGCTTGAAAATGCCCGCTGGGCAATGGACCACAAGAAATCTATGATTGACGACGCAGTGCGCCTCGAAATTTCGGGCGGCTTTAATGGCAGCACCGAAGCTGCCATCGCCGATGCCGTGCGCCTTTCCATCAAGAATAAAAACCTCAAATCGAATCAGTAATCTAACACCAAAAACAAAAAGGAAAAATCAATATGCCTTACAATCCGCAAACAATGAATCTCAACGCAGCACAGGCAAACGCTCAGGCATCGAAGGACAGCTTCGGCACCTCCGGTCCGCAGATCATCGACGCTCCCGCCGGCACCAAGTACTTCGCAATGAAGAAGGAAATGATCGGTCAGGACGTTTACCTCAACATCATTCCGTGGGGCATTGAAACCGCCAACCACATGGGCGTCCACAACGGCACCGCACAGATCGGCCAGGGCGAATACCTCCTCGAAATGTGGACCCACCGCGTCGAAGGCATTACGCAGGGCGCAACCCTTTGTCTTCAGCGCATGTACGGCACCAAGTGCCCGTTCTGCGAAGCCTCCCGCAACTCCGGCGCAGGCGAAGCCAAGGCATCCCACCGTTGCGCCTTCTGGGTTCAGCATGTGGATGTTCACGGCAACCCGATCGGCGGCGATCCGACCCCGAAGCTCTTCATTACCAGCTACGCCACCTTTGGCAAGGCTCTCCTTGACGCCGCCGAAGTGCAGGGCCGCCGTCTCGGCCTCCCCGGTCCGATTCCGTTCGCCAACCCGGGCACCGATGGCAAGATCGTGGCATTCCGCGTGAACTCCAAGTCCGGTGGCGGCTTCAACTTCACCGAAGCAACCAACTTCGACTTCCTCCCGCGTCAGTATGCCATTCCGCAGAACATCCTCGACAACATTCCGGGACTTGACCGCTTCCTCCACATCCCGTCCGAAAAGGAAATCAACGAGGCCCTCTACGGCTCCGATGCCCTTCCGGCTCAGGGTGCCGCCGCTGGCTATCAGGCTCAGGGCGCCGCTCCTGCCTATCAGGCTCCGGCTCAGGAAACTCCGGCCAACTACGGCGCTCCGGCTTACCAGCAGCAGGCTCCGGCGCCGGCTCAGCCGCAGTATCAGGCTCCCGCTCAGGAAACTCCGGCTCCGAACGCTAATCCGTATGGCGCCCCGGCAGCAGGTGCTCCGGCTAATCCGTATGGTGCCGCCGCTGCCGCTACTCCGTATGGCAGTGCAAGCGCTCAGGTTCCGCATGGCGCACGTCCTACTCCGGGCGCAGCTCCGGCAGCAGCTCCGGCCGCTGAAGCAGCTCCCGCCACCGGTTATCCGGAACCCACGTTCTAATCACGTGGTTCTTCAAGGCCTGCCCGACCAGTGCGGGCGGCCTTTTTATTCCCGTTTCCCTTTTTAAAATCGAATAAATGAATGAATCACTAAAACAATTAAGGAATTTCTTTATGGCGAAAGAAACTGTAAAAAAGGTCCCTTACATGAGTATGGGGTCCGACCTCTTCAACCTTCTCGTTGGCGGGGACAAAGGCGTGATGGGCCTGCCTTATGGCGCAATCCTCAATCTTGCTGGCGACAAATCTTCCGGCAAGTCCTTCTTGAAAAACGAAATTATCGCGGCAAACTACCACGTGAACGGCGGCGATCCGGACAAGTTCGCTTGGTTCTCGGATGACTGCGAAAGCGGCGACACCTTCAACACAGAAGCGCTTTACGGCGTGAACATTCGCCCGATTGACGACGAAGGCTACCTCCGCATCGGCAACAAGAAAGTCCAGGACTCCGCAACAGTGGAAGATATGGATGCGCACGTTTCCCTTTTCCTTGAACACTTGGACAAGCTGGACAAGGACGCGGTTGGCATCTATGCAGTTGACTCCCTTGATGGTTTGAGCGATGCCGTGAAGGAAGCGATGGAAGGCGCCCGCCTCGGTCAGCTCAAGACCGGAAATGAAGTGAAGGACAAAGGCGACTACGGGATGCAAATTCCGAAGTTCCTCAGCCAAAACTTCTTCCGCCCCAAGCACAAGAAGCTGGAAGACGCGCACTGCTCGCTCATCATTGTTTCGCAGATTCGTGACAAAATCGATTCGATGGGCTACGGACAGAAGTGGGACGTTTCGTGTGGAAAGGCATTGGAATTTTATTGCCACACCCGCATCTTCCTCCAAACGATTGCCAAGCTCGGCGTTGATGGCCGCCCGATTCAAAAGGCGGACGATCTTGTAACCGGCGCCTACGTCAAGGCAACCACATTCAAGTCCAAGACGCCTCGTCCTTACCGCACCATCTACTACTCCGTTTATTTCAACTACGGCATTGACAATATCGGCAGCAACCTCGACTTCCTCTTCGACCTGCGTGGCAAGGACGGCAAGTTCGTTGAAGGTTCCGATTCCATCAAGTGGGTTGAAGGCCACGATCTTAACAAGGACACTCTTGCAAAGTGGCTCACCGACGTTGGCGTGATGGACGAGGTGAAGGCTGCGAACAAGGCCAAGGGCGGGAACTATCAGGTCTCTATGAAGTTCCAGCAGGAGTGGCTCGCTGAACGCTTCAAGACCGACCCGGCGCTTCAGGAAAAATACATCGAATATTTCGGCCGCCAGTATACGCGCGACGAACTTATCCGCATGTGTGAAACCGACCCGAAGATGAATGCGGAACTTACCCGCCGCGTCATCGCCAAGTGGGAAGCCCGCGAAGATTCCATCCCGGTGCGCCCGAGCAAGTATGGCGGCGGCCGCTTTGCTGCGCCTGCTCCCCAGCCTGCCGAACCGAACCCGCTGGCTGAACGCCCGCTTGGCGGCGGAGAAGCTTGGGCGGCGCCTAACGAGGAGGAACCCCCGGAAGACGTTGCGGAAGGGAAGGCAAACGCTGAAACAGTGGATGCCTTTGGCGCATAACGGCGCCTATAACCGCATATAATTATAAAGGTGCCCAAATACGCGGCGCCTTTTCTTTTTGCCTTAAATCGCCGTTTTTGCGCAAAATTCCGCAATTTAAAGAAAAGTGAAAATTTTTCTCAAAAAGGGGTGTCTTTTTCAAAATACGAATGTATATTATGGACATAACGGCGCAGGTAGCGCTTAACAAGGAAAGAAAATATGGCAAACGTGATGCACTTTGAAACCAAGAAGGCGGCAGTCGCCTTCTTTCAGGACAAGATCGCCAAGGACGACAAGTGGGTTGTCGGCGCTCTTCGCACCCTCGAAAATTACCAAACGGCGGACGAGAAGGATGCAAAGGAAACCATCCATCACAATGACGTTGGCTTCCAGCCGCGTCACGCCCGTTTCTGTTCCACCGCAGCACGCTACCCGCGTCTTTACCCCGAAACGATGCGCAAGCTTCGCACCATTCTCCCGCACTACTGCGGCCAGCTGGTGGAACATTGCCGCAACAAAGGCACCGTTGTAATTGACCGCAAAACCCGTTCCGATAAGGAGGCATAAAATGTTTGAACGCAAGGACATCCGCACCCACCACGACGCCATCAACGCCCTCATCTCCAAGTACTGCGAAGAAAACGGGCTGGCGTTTGACCCCAAGTCCATCTCGTACACCGAGAATGAAATCAACTACAAGTGCACCATCCGCGCGACCGACGAAGCCGGTAATGTCTCCCTCGATCCGTGGGACAAGATGGCAATCACCTCCCTCATCGAAGGCGCCCCGGACGAAGTGAAGAACGCGCCTACGGTTATCGGCCGCTCCGTGCACCTGCTTAACGGCAAGATCGCCAAGATCCTCGGCTACAACCGCAAGCGCCCGAAATATTGCTGGCGCATTGAATACGATGGCGGAAGGGTCGTTCTCGTGCCCAACCATATGATTATGTGGCACAGAGGCTTCGCCGCTTAGGAGGTATCATCATGCGCAATATCAAAGAATTTTTGGACGCCTGGTTTGCCGCAAAGCCGACCAAGGAAGCACGCAACGGCATTGCCACGGACATTTGGTATGATTGGTTCTGCTCCACAAAGGGCCTTTTCGCCCGCACGCGCAAGTTCATCGGTCCGCTCCACCAGCTTATCAAGGCAATTCCGGAAGCAGGCGCCCTCACCCCGAGCGGGAAGAATTGCTGCCCGATCTCCGCACCGCTTTACGATCGCCTCCGCATTTTTGATGGCGATAAGTTTGTATGCGACATTGCGTTTGGCGAAGGCAATTTTGAATATCGCTTTGAGCTGGAAAACAATGATGAATACACCTATCGCGGCGATGACCACAAGGAAATGGTCGCCGCACTGATCAAAACCGTCCGTAATTATTTTGCGGCAAAAGCCGCCGCATAAGGAGTTTTTCTATGAAAGAAGCAAAAGAAGTAAACTGGGCCGAACTCCGCGAGTTCGCCGCGGCTCTTGAAGCAAAAGGCTTTAAGCAGGATCGCGACCTCACCGAGCTGGAAACGCGCCTTGATTTGGTCACCGTGAGAATTTACATTGACCGCAAGGCCAAGGGTGATTTCAAACAGATCCGTGGCTACATTCGCCTGGATTTCGTGGACTTTGGCGCGTCCCGCATCGAACGCGTCTTTGAGGTTAAGCCGTTCAAGGGCCTTTCCACCATCTATGTGGACGAATGCCTCGCCACGGCCCAAAACATTCAAACAAATATCCGGGCCGCTTTCTCCGCCGCCAGCAATTTGGTGGACCACATCGACCCGAAGGAAATTCTCAAACGGGAGGCCAACAATGGCTAATGAAGAAGAAATGAAAACCGCAATCCACAAAACTGAACTGGACATTTGCCCGGAAGATCGTCCGGGGCTCGATCCGGTGCGCCCGCTGGCGCATATCATTGCGGAAATGATTGAACGCTCGCATTGGGCACATTCCGGCATCACCTTTGAAGTGTCGCCGGGCGTCGGCCACGTTTTCTTCAAGCTCGGCGTGAGCAGCGTCTGCGTGAGCGGCTACAACCTCGCCTATCAGGTGAAGCTCTGTGTGGACCTTTTCTCCAGCTGTGGCTATTTCATGTAGGAGGCAGGCAATGACGCTCGGAGTTTTTATCGGCACCATTATTTGTGCCATCGTCGCCGTAGGCGCCATTGTCGGGTGCCTGGTGTTCCTCTACAAATCCGGGGTGGACCATTACTCAAACGATGGCGACCGTTTTGCCGGGGCATCCTTCTTTTGCGGGGTCGCCGCCGCTGCCGCGACCTTCGGCGTTTTTGCCTTAACGCGTAACATCGTGTGGGCGTTCATAATTTAAGAGGTATCAAAATGGGAATTGTTAACGAATACACACCTGCTTGCGGCTGGATCAAGTATCACAAGCGCAAGGCACTCCTTGACAAGGTGAAAACCGCCGGAATCGTTCTCGGCCTGCTTGCCGCCTACTGCGTGGCAGGCTACATCGAGGTGGGGATGTAATTATGCGTTGGCACTTTTGGAATCAGCACAAGCCGGACTTTTGCAAGCCGCTGGTCGTTTATTGGATCAACTGCGTCGGCAGCGGATTTTTTCTCGAAGGCGAATATGACCCCCGAGGCGTTTTCGTAGAATTGGATGGCACCACCCATTCCGATATGGGCGAAGGCACGCGCTGGATCTACAAGGACCAATTTGTTGAATTTCTTTCCGAATACTGGGACGACTAATATGCACAAAATCCGCGTAATCAAATTAAAAGATACCGATGATGTCGGCGTCATCGATCTCACCAAGGCATTTGCAGTGCGCAAAAAGGTCGCGCCAAATGATACGAAGGCCCCTGCGCTTGCCCTTTATTTCCCCGGGGCGCCTGCCGAAATGATCTTTCCGCAATCTTCCTACAAATTTGAATTTGTCGAAATTGCAATGGACGGCGTGGTCCACTACTCCCCGGCGGACATTGACAAGATCGTCGCCACCTTTACAATGTTGGTTTAGCCTATGCGTATTCAATTGGTTCACGTAAAAGCAGCCACGGAAGGCGACCACGTCGGAACCCTTCAGTGCCTTAACGGTTTCATCCGCAAGCGCATAATGGAACACCTCGAGAAGCTGGAAGGCGTCCAAAACGTCAAGCGCATTGCTTGGGACATCGTTTACTTCGAAACCAAGGATGGTATCAAGGCGCAAAATGTCCTTGAAGCGGTTCACGTGGTTCTCCCGATCTTTGCGGCCGAGATGGATATTTACCCAAGCTGGCTCATCCGCAACTTTTGGATTCTTTGGGCCATCGCATTTGGCACTTGCCACCTGCTCGATACTATTGATTACTACCTTGACGGCGGCACTTCGATCATCACAGGTCATTGGCTGGCAGGCCTCGCCGTGGTAGGCATCTCGCTCGCCAACTACGTGTTCCAAAGAAGGCGCTATGAATTCCGTGCGGAATTTGTCCGTAAGCAATGCGCAGCACAACTCAAAAAGCATTTGGAAAAGGAGGCCGAAAATGGCAGTACAAATAATGACAATTGATCCGCGTGCCGTCATTCAGGCGCACGAAGCCAAGGCGCATCGAACCCCGTTCTTTACGCCGTATGACTGCACGGAGGACAGGGATGACGAATCCACCTACCCGACTATGGAAGTGGATGGCTATGGCGAATACTACCACCGCGATGAGGTGGACCCGTTTGTTATCAGGCAAAAGGCAAACCTCTATCATTCGCGTGCGCTGGCAGCCCATTACAAGGCGCACCTTTTCTCGGCATTCGATTCCCTGATGCCGGGCGAATATCCGCGTAACATCAACACCCGCACCTTTGCGACGCCGAAGGCAAGACGAATGCTTCCGACCAGCGAATGGATTGACATTTGGCTGAAGGTTGAACGCAAGTGCCTCGATTACGCCGAACTCCTTGACAAGGCGGCCGACAATGTCTAGCGCCTACCCGGACATGCCGGAAGATTATGCCCCGTTTGCCGAGCCGAGCAATCACCGGGAATTGAACCTGCTTGCGGAAGAAAACGCGGCTGCTATCCCTATCGAGAAGTTGTATCCCCTGCCTAAATTTCACGTGCCGAGTCCGGGACGCTGCTATGCGCCGTGCGGCTTTTGTGACTTCTACGCGTCCAACATGTGCTCGGAATGCGAATATGGTCCTACATGCGAAGCGGAAATGCGCGGCTTCCACAGCTTCTGCGTTGGCGGGGATCTCACGCAAGACGAGGCAATCAAATTTGCCGATAATGTCCGCCGCAAATGGGAGCGCCAGGAAGTGCAAAAAGTTCATCCCCGGACTTGGCCTTGGCATTTATTTTTTAAGCGCCTAGGGCAGCGTTTACGCGCAATTAAATGGGCATATATCATGTGGCGCTGGAGGCGCGGCGCCGAAAAGCATTCAAGGAGTAAAAAATGACCTACGAATACCTCTACGCAAATTGGGAAAGCATTGCATTTGTCATTGTCTTTGGCGCGATGTTTATAGGCGCCACCATCTTTGGGATTAGAGATACCCGCCGAGAACGTGCCAAGGCAAGGGAAGAGGCGGAAAACAAAAGGCGTGAAGGGTCTTACCGCGTCATCCGCACGAAGGACAAGATGTATTGGGTGCAGCAATTCGTGTTTGACTACCCGGACAAGCAGTATTATCCGCCCAACGATAAAAGCGGCGGCAACGCCTATTTCAAGTGCTGGCATTGGAAGTTCTTGTCCGGATATTCGTATAAGATTTCAGCCATCCAATATCTCGAGCGTGCGATGCAGGCGGATGTTTCCGATGCCAAGCGTAAGGCGATGGAAGCCGCAATTGAGCGCGAGCGCCTGGAGAATTTGAAGGTGGCGGAAATAGTTGACTACAAGATCACAGATACCGAATATCTTGCCCTATTGAAGGATAGGGCGGAAGGAAAACGTTTATGAGCCACGTCCAAGATCTTTATAGGCAGGAAGCGCTGGGAATAATTTCATCCAGGGAATTTGACCGCCGGTTTGACGATGCGGTTGAACAAGACCTGATTGACAGCAGGGCCGAAAGGGATCTTGATGCCGAATACGAGGCATATTGCTCGCAGGCATACGAAGAATATTGTCAAGACATGCTCAATTCGATGACCCCGCACGAACGTAAGCACGCCCTAAACCCGAGGCGTATGGATTTGAAGGGCGGGCACCGCCACAACTGCCTCAAGAATGCAATCGCAAGAAGGCACCACAAGTAAGGAATAAGTATGCCCCAGCCTATCCGCTATACCAATGAGCAAAAGTCCCGTATGACTATGAAGCTCGCCGCAATGAAAAGCGGCCAGCGTTTTTTGTTAAACAAAAACGACCTCGAAAACAGTCTTGAGGTTAAATTCTTCCGGGGAAAGAAGAGCTGCCGTGTCGAGGCGCTCTACAGCGGCCTGATTGTTGCGAAGGCGCCAAATGAAACGGCGCTGGTTGGCAAAATCATTGATGCGCTTGGAACTTGGTCCAAGGTGCTGGAGGCCCATTTTGAGAAGGCAACCGCAAAATAAGGAGTAATATATGAGTCAACACGATGCCTACAAAAGGAAGATTGAATCCCGCGCCGCCGGGATTATCAAATCCTTAGGCATCACCCTGACCAAATCGGCAAAGTGGGTGAAATGGAAGGATACCGGAAAGGAGTGCTACCTGATTACATTCCCGTGGGGCTCAAAGCTGGAGGATCTGCGCAAGGCGGAAAAGGCGATGAAAACCGCATTCCGGGCGGCCGTGGTCAAGGCCACGGAATACGAGGCAAATATGAACCTCAACTACCACCCCTCATATATCACCGTCACCCTAAAACACGACTATCCGGAAGAAAAAGATAAGAAATCCATTAAATGCGCATAAACGGCGTTTTAAGGCGAGAAAATAAATAGGCAGGTAAATACCTGCCTTTTGTATTTGAAGCGATTCTAGGCGCGTTTATGTGGCGGGAATCCACAGCGTAGACACTTTCGTGATGTTATTGTAGCACCAATCGTCCGGTTCCGGGGTCCCGTACCAAGATTTCGATACGCTCACCGCCCTTTCGATTGCCCACGCCTTCGTTGCCCGGTAGCCTGCCTGATCGCGGAGGCCAAGTCTCAAGGCGCGATTCGTATGCCAAAAGTCCAGGGATTCGCCGTAGCCTAGACAATCGTGCATCCACCACAAGGCGCGTTCTTCAAGGCTGCCAAGATTCGGCACATACCAGTCAATTATGGGAGGACCGCTTCTTCCGTCAAACAAGAAGTGCGGCGCCGTCTCCACGCGCAAGGTGCCGTCATCGAATCGGAAGTCCGCCGAAACTCCTCCCTGCAGGTCATAACGACGCTTCAGGGATTTCAGCGGGACCAGCTCAAGAAGATGCTCGGCGCCGCGATGGAAGTCAATGCCATAACACGCTATCATTTTGATTTCCCTGCCTTCAATGCCGCCTTATAGGATTGTTCGCGGCGGAGGTATTCTTCCTTGCTGATTTCTTCCATAGAGTCCGCCGTTTCGGCGTAGAAGCGCTCGCACGGAATTACGTTCCCGTCCGGGTCCACAATCTTGATAACATGCGTTGTATCGAAGCAGCCGACCTCGGCGTTCACGGAGTCAAATTGCTGTGCATAGACCTTGTAGGGCTTCGCCTTGGGGTAATACGGCAGCGTAATCGGTCCGATGATTTCGTCCACGAGCTTGGATGCCAGCCCGCTGTGCCAAGAAGTTTCGGTCCCGTCATCTTCAACCTCAATCAAGGTGACGCGGTCAACATCATTGAAGGTAACGGTGCCGTCCGGGTAGACATCCTTGAAGAGCCCGGACATGCGGGAATTTTGGTAGGTCGCCTTGCCATCCTTATCGCCCCAGCAGCATTCGATCCAAACATCCGGGGTATCCTCGATGGTGGTGAGCGGCTTGCCATCAATCAGGCGGTTCAAGATTGATTTGGTGATTCCGATGGAGCAGCCGCTGTGGCCGTCGTCGCAAAGGGAGCGGAAAGCCTTCAACGCGGATCTGTAGCATCCGGCGCCGTAGCCATCTTCTTTTTTGCAGGCGAGTTCAACTTCCCGCTCCGCCCAATCGGACATTGATTCATAGAGGCGGTGTCTTGGATGCTTCTTCAGGTCAATAAGGCGGGAGAGGCGTTCATCCAATGCGGAAAGGGGACGGGGTTTAATCATGTGAATATGCATATCACTATTATACCTTTTTTATAAGGGACATTTCACCCCGGGGAATTATTTTTGGCCGCGGGTCATTTTTCCCTTGATAAAGGACACATCAATGGCAACGCCATTGACGAGTTTATACAAGGAGCTCAGTTCGGCGTTATGGGCGGAGGCCTGCCTAACCATTTCGGTTTTTATTTCGTCCACCGCTTTTTCCATAGAGGTTTTGACCTCGGCGATTTCCTTAGAGGTAGCTTCCTTGATTTCGGCGATTTGCGCATCCACATTACTTTTCATAGTGGTCACTGCCTCCTTGATATTTTCGATTTTATTGCGGTGCTCCCGAAGGACTACCACCACAATGACAATCGTGGCGATAATAAGCAGCGCGAGGGTTACTGCGAGCGGGAGTCCCAACTCGCGGCTGGTCTCAGCAATGACCGGTAATGCTTCCATTTTCATCTCCTATAAACTGGAACCATCTTAATAAAGAAACGTTGGGCGAGATTGGAACCCGTTGATCATACAAAAGGAAGTTATTTTATTCTGTATTCCTTCGCCTGGCGCACCCACATGGGGAGGCAGCGAACGAATAGACACTTAGACTACATCGGTACCATCAGCGTAAATCCACTTTGTACCCTGCCAGTAGATAGGTTTTCCTAGTGTGGTATCGAAGTACTGGTATCCTATATCAGTCGAGCCATTAAGTGCCGGTCGTTGGGTTGAGTCGCCATGTACTGGGTCAAGCAGATTTCTAGCTTTGTTTGTACTTAGTAGTGCGAAGTCTGAATCCGCTATAAGTGCGATTGGACTTACGATCGAGAAATCTCCGTTGCAGCACAATATCTTGACGAATACGCGAGGTATATGATCTGCAAGTGGAGCACCCATGTACATGTAGATATTTATGTAAGCATTGTTGTCTGAATCAGTTACAATCTCGTAATACAGCTGCTGATCGGACTGCCTGACTGGCCATTGTGCACATAGCGTGACATACATGTTTCCGTTGTCTCTTCTAATATATGTGAGAGACGCTATGACACACGCATAGTTCCGATAACCAGTCGAGACAAGCCCTGAAACGAACGCCAGCACCCCAGACGCCCCGTTGGTCAATGGCACGGAAGTCAGTATTTTTGTGTATCGTGTCCTAGCTCCAGCGGAGTCCGAACCGAAAGACTTTACAGCCATCGCCTCACTCTGATTAACCCATGCCGTCCCGTCCCATAGGAGGCGCCTGCCCAAATCCCTGACATAGACGCTCGTTCCAGCTGCGTTACTTAAAAAAGACGGCAAGGACGCAACGTCTTGAACGCTATCTGTGTTTACTATTTCCACATGTACTGCTGCGGCCGTGGACCCGTTTATGTTAAGTCCATTGGGAGGGATGCTGTCCTGATCGATAACAAGCTTTTTGTAAGTTCCGTATTTGGAAGTCAAGAAATTTGGAACGCTATTTCCGGAATAAGCTATGCCATTGATATAGAGTTCAGCATTTCCGTTCATGTAGAAGAACGAAGCCTCAGGATTGTCGTTTTGTGCCGTGATAGCTCTAATGACGCAACCTTCGAACACGACTTTGGACGTACTCAGGACGAAGAAGAGACTCGAACCATCAGGGACAGTGCCTACTTCGAAGTTGCACTTAAAGAAGGTTGTATATAGGTTGACGCCGTCCAGCGTTATAAACTTGGACGGAACATCCGAGGTCCACCCACATGTGTCGAATGACATGCGTCTTGTGCCGTGGAGAATGATGCCGGTATCTTTTGACCTATAGAACTTGCAATGGCTAAACGATGCGGTGCTGCCATACCATTCGCAACCAATAACGTTACTTGAAAAATTGCACTGCGTGAAAATGCAGTCCCAAGCGATGTCAGTATCTGGTACTTTGACGCCGCAGTCAAAATAGCTGAACACACAACGTTCAAAATACAACTGGGCAGCATCGTTAGACAGCAGAAGACCCACTCCTTTAGGACTCGAGGAAGTTCCCCCGGCTAGGGATATGTCTTTAAGTTCAACGAATCTTGATCCGGGAATAGAGAAAATGCAGGATGCGCCGTCGGCAATTCGCAGCACTGTTGGCGCTTGCGGGCCGATGCCTATAACGTGCTTTCCACTATCTAAAATTATGTCGCCAACAATGTACACCTTGTCACTCAACATGACGTAGTCGGATGCTGCCAACGCCGCTTCGAAAGCAGCGGTATCGTCCGTTGCGCCATCGCCTTTTGCGCCGAACATTTCGGGTGTGACAAAATTTACTTTGAACCACTTGCCGTTATGATTGGCATAAAGTGCGTCATCAGGGGCATTGCCACAGGCTCCGATATTGTTGCGGGCCTGCAATTTTTCAGCATCGGTGAAGCCGCCGGACTCCGGATCGGTTTGGTCAATGTTTACGCATACCTTATTGTTGCTTGCCATAATACTACCTCATTACGCCGTAGCCGCTGCCTGCTTGGCAGGATAGCGATCTTCAGCCTCTGTCAGCGCCTTTATCATCCATTCCTTAACATTCTCCAGCCCCGGGATCTCAATGCTTCCAAGCAGCTTGATCGCCGACTGGAACAATCCGTAATCGATATAGGGAAGCACTCCCATATACTCGCTGAAGTCCGTGCCTTCGTGGTCGTCCATCGCCTTGATAAAATCATTGATGATAACTCGCCCAATGTATTGATTCCATTCCAGCCCGGTCACGCCATTGGAGCGCTCGTATACGCCAGCCTCCTCGCCGTGAAAAATCGTGGACATCTTTTCGCGATTGTATGTAGTGAGCATCATTCCTCCTTAAATCACGTATTCCTTGTTATCGGAAGTCTTAACCTTCAGGTAGGTGCCATCAACCTGCGTTGCCTGAGCGATGGTGACCCACTGCGAAATGTTATTGCCGGATTCCGCCATACGCAAATCCTTCTTGGAAGTTGTCCCGTCGTATTGCACGATCTTGGTGCTTCCGGAAGAGGAGCCCTGGCAGCTTGCCACAAAGCGATACGTGGTATTTGCGGAGAGCTGGAGCCCGCCGTTGTTGTGCACATACTTATGCCCGTAAATACCGGAGCCGGAAGAGGTCTCGCCCAATTCCGTAAGCGTCACATCGCTATTGCTGCACAGCTGGTTGTTGAACCCGCCATCGTAAACCATACCGCCCCAGCTGAGAGAGTCGGTGGGGTTATTGTCGTAAATGGTCCATTCCGTGATCGTGCAGGCCAGCGAAGGCTGAACTTCTTGGAAGACGATGCTTTGCTGACCGATAGTGAATCCGGGGTTGGGGAATAGGCTGTTGTAGGTTGCGGATGCCTTCAACGACGGGTTGCCAAGATCAACAAACGGATCATTGGAAGGTTCCGGCATCGTGCGCTTGCCGTTGCGGATTTGCAAATAGAAACGCGGCGCCGTGGGGCGTTCGTTGTATTGGCTATTCCACGGGCCAATCGCATAGTTCAAATACGGAACTTCCGGGTCCTCCGACGGCTCGGCAGTGTAATGATTGAGCGTCGTGGTAGGATCGCTCATATCAAGTTCATGTCCGTCATAGGTGATGTTTTCCACTGCGCACGAGAAACGCGGTTCCGCATTCAAGAAATTATTTGCGCCATATCCCGGAATGGATGCAAGACTAAGATTGGAGGTTCCGTGAACCGAATTAGGGACATATAACGTCGCGTAGTACACCCTATCCGAACGCAATTCCGTGATTTGCGGATTGCGGTTACGAAGCGGGTATTCATTGATGCCCGCCACAACGTCCACCGGGCCGGTGTCGCCAACATACGTGGTGGAGCCGTGTTCCGCATCGCCTTCGGGGTAGGAATATTCATACAGCGCCAGCATAATCTTCGACTGGGTGTAATTCTGCATTGCGAAAATGCCGAGCAATGTATGGGAACCTGCATCATCCGAGATGGTGCGAATATCGTGGTTAATAGGAATTGTAAACGCCTGGCACAACATCCCGGCGCCATTCACCAATGTAGATACGGAAGAGTCGGCAAAATCGCTTACGCCGGAGATATTCGGGAAGTCAAAGTTCGTGGTGATTTGGGTGTCCAAATCGTTTGCCAGCTTTTCAACGGTTTCCACGACATTTTCAATTCCTTCATACCCTTCAATTTCAAGGGCGTTTGCATCAACCCCGGCGCTTTCATTGAATTGCAGGCCCTTGCCGAGCTTGATTTCAATTCCGAGGTTCGAATCAAACTGCAAGCCCCTGCCAAGGCGCACCTGAAGACGCTTATGGGACTCGTTGGTCATTTCAAGACCGGCCGCATAAAGCGCCTCATACTTGAGTTTCGGTATTTCGTCGCTATCGTCCAGCGCAATTCCAATGCCGTCCCCGCCAGCAAATTCCAAGCCATCGGCGGGATTGAAAGGATAAACATCGGATCCAAGAACAATACCGGCAAGCCAGCCGCTCAAGCTATTGAGTTTTGCCTTTTCGGCGCCAGTGATGACACCGGCCACGCCATCGCCCGATCCGCTGCTAGGCTGCGCATACGGGATGTGGACAATCTTATTGCCATCCGGGGTGAGCGGGCTTTGGGAGTCCGGCATTTGGACACCTTCAATGACATTGTCCTCGCCGCCTCCGCCACCTTCGCCTTCAGTAACCCCATTGATACGGAAAATAGCGCAACGAAGGATGGATGCGGTAAACCCGTCGCTGGATCCGGCGGTAATGGCAAGGCCAACCGCTGTGTTATCCTCGGTAATGCGAAGGAGGCCGCTAAACGAACATGTAAGCGGATTCCCCACGCGGGTCCGATCCAATTCAATCAAGGCGCTATTGTCGCTGAAGGCGGCTTCAACCGCCTGAATTTCATTTCCGGTACCTACGCGCTGGAACTTCAAGTTGAAATTCCAAAAATAAACGCCGCGGGAGAGAACGAAGTTGCCATCGGTAACCGTAATATCGTCCCCGGTATGATCGCCGCGGGACGCAATCGGAATTGCGTGGCTGGTAGTGTCCTGAATGGTTACACCGGCGCCATCGCCTGCCCCTTTCCAAAAAGAAGGGACAGCTCCGGCACCGCCGCCAAACGGAACATTCGTGAGCGTAACGGCGTGGTTGCCATCCACAGAGGTAGCGCTGACAGAGAGGACCACCATCTTCCCGGTGACCTGCTCCTCTTCAACCGTGTAGGTGAAATACGAGAATTTGGGCTCGGCGCCCATCACCATCAAATTGGCAACAGTTTGAGATGTGCCGCTGCCAACCACCATCAGGATTGCCTTATATGCCCCGCCCGTAATCTTCCCATAATCTTCATCCGAGATGCCGGAAGTAATGGGGTCGGGGTAGGCAAGTTTCAGTACTTCCGTTTCGGTCAGGGAAGTATAGCCGTAGGTCCAATTAGCATCATCGGAACGCGGAACATCGGCCCACCAAAAACCGGTGACACTGCTATCGTTGGTAAACATAGTGGACGAGAAGCGAAGCTTGTCACTTCCAGTCCACGCCGGATACATATACTTGTCGCCCTGGCCTTGAACCATTTTAACAACGGGGATCTTCCCCGCTGCCACAAGAGCCATAATTTTCGAACGCTTGGTGCCCCCCGAAATCACGACTACGGGAGAATCGCCAATCGGAAGAACATCCCCGCCAGCCGTCTTATAGAAAAGGGTCTTATCCTCTTCGCTCCAGCCGGTTTCATTGGGGAACAAGTCGTTGATCAGGCCGGTACGGTTGGGCCTTGCAAGTTGCAGCTGTCTTGCGGGAACATGTATTGTCTCTTTCTCAGCCATTTACGCGCTCCGAATATAATGTTTCTACCATTCAAAAATACATTATAATCGGAGAAAAGAACACTCTTACCACGCCTGCGTCGCCGCCATAACCTCGTCGCGGACCTTATAAACCGTGTCCAGCGCTTCCTTGATTTTTCCGGCGAACGCATTCATAGCATCGAACTCCAATTCCACGTGCGTGCCTTGACCCGCCATATCGCCCTGACCTGCCGAGGTAGGCAATTGTCCGATAAACAGCGGTCCATTGCCGGAGCCGTTCTTGACGTGGAGTCCGAATTTGTTCAGCAGGTCGTTCAGCTTTTGCTTGCGCTCGCCGCCATCGCCGCAAATAGGCGCCAGCGCATCCGCAAGCAGCCACAGCTCGTGAATCAAATCCATCACGGACCACTTGTCCGCATCCACGAATTTCGGATAGCGGGGAATTTGGTTGCGGGCCAAGTCATACATGTATTGCTGCCCGGTGGACGGATTCACCGCGTCCACGCGCTGTAACGATGCAAGGCTGGGCCATTCGGCGCCAAACATTACCCCGGGGTTCGGCACCTCATACACGGAGCAGGTTTCGCTCGGGAAGATATAGGCGGTAAACGTCTCGGATCCGCGGGAGATTGTGTCCGTGGTTGCGTGCTTGCAGGTTGCAATATATTTCAAGGCGCCTGCCTGAATGGTATGGTCCGCAAAGATGACGCGCGAAGGGTCATCATTCTTGTAATAGATGTGGTAGGACCCCTTGATTTTGGTATACGAGGCACGGAAGGCATCCAGCGGGACAATTTCATAATTCCACGGATACAAGCCTTTCAAGTCGCCATAAATGCCCAATGCGGCAAACAAAGGCTCACGCCCGCCATCACACTTGCGGCCCAATTCGCCATCCGCATCAACCGTAAAGGACATGTTCCCGGCGGCGCCCGTGTAGAACGGGTTGCCATCGGTCACATAGGTAAGATATTGTCCGATGTAGCAGTAAAGACTGAAATTATCGGGGTTGTCAGAATACAGCTGGTAAGGGTTGAATACCGACTGATTCTTTTCGCTTGCCTCGATAAAGTCCTTCAACGATGCCAGCGATGCATCCTCCGCCAGTTCCTTGTAGGTGGTGAGAAGATACTGGGACAGCGGGGAATAGTTCTCGATCGTCCCGGTGACATATGGGACAGCCTTCTTTTCAAAATAGAAGCGGCTCAGTGCCACGAGCGCATTACGATAATTGGCAAATTCAGGCAACGAGCCTGCCACGCTGCTGCAAATCTCGATGGCGGCGCTGCGCTCCTCTTCCATATTCATCCAGGCGCGTCCAAGCGCCCAATCCCAATCCCCGGCGAAATCCTCGTAGCCTGCCTCGGATAAGCGGGCATCTCGCAAGGCGGTTGTCTCCGGGGAATTCATTGCGGCGACGAGTGCAAGGAAAGTCTTATCCACCTCCGCAAACTTTTCCGCATAGGCATCTTCAACCAATTTGACGGGGAAGCTCACGTTCTCATCCGTGTCGAGCTGGTTGAAGGTCCTGCCGATTTTAAGCGGGGCGCCTCCGGGATAATCGGTATTACGCGTGCCAAAGCCAAGCGTGAAGGCTCCTCCGGTCAATTTGCTGGAGGCGCCGGAAAGCAGGTCATTTGCGCTTATCGCGTTGGTATAATTGCTCTTCCAATAGGCATACGCCTTCTTCATAGCGTTACGCGATGCCGGGGTGAGCACATCCCAAGTGGTTGGATCGTCGTAGCTGAAGTGGCTCAGGATATACGGCCAAGAGTATTTCACCTGATCGAATATAGGGACCGGCATCGGCGCATAGTTGGCGGGTCCGGGGATCGGGTTGTCCGGCAGCGGTTTCTTGTAGTAGTATTGGCAGGTCACCTGTGGGCAAATGCTATCGGTCAGCGGGAGCCAAATCTCCTTCATATAGAGCCAGCCCCAAAACTGCGTGACCTGCGCTATGTAGGCCTCGAAATGCATCATTCCATTCGTCATAGAAAGCAATGCATAGATTGTCCCCTTGATTGCGTTCTTGATGTTGGAGGAGATGTCGGCGCCTGCCGTCACGCCTTGGCCTGCCAAAACCGCCAGCATATCCCAAAGCATCCAGTAGTTTGCCTCGCCTACATAGCGGCGCAAGACGGGGTTTGCATTCAATATCGCAAGGGCGTCCTTCGCAATATCAAACGAAAGGCTAAGATCCACGCCTGCATTCACATCCGTCAGCTTGGACAGAATTTCCTTGTATTTTTCAACGATCTTGTCGCACTGCTTTTTCAGCTTGTCGATAACCTTGTCGAGCTGCTCAATGACATTGGCACGCCCCTTGATTGCATACTCCAGGGCGAAAAACATAGTATCATAAACCGTGCACGCCTGATCAATAACGTGCCCGACATATTTGTTATCGCGGTAGTCCTCCTGAGCCGCCTGGTCATCGACGAAGCGCTCATCCGGGGTATTCGAACTGAAAAGGCCGCCTAAGAAACTCATCTATGCATATCTCCACGGCGCATGAGGAACGAAACGTAGTTGTAAATGTGCTTACAGCAGGTAACGATGTTTTCGGGGTTTGCCTTGCGCCCGGTCTTGGAAGGCTTCTTGGTGAAGCGGGTATACAAGGAGGCGCCCATCTTGAAAAGGGGCTCGTTGTTGCGGAAAACGTAGGTCGCGCAGTTGCAATCCACCTTGCAAGGGCTGGAAAGGGTATAGGCGCCGTTTCGATCCTTGCCGAGCTTGATTGTTACCGGATGGACCCCGCCCGATTGGGAGCGGACCGTGGCCGTGAAGGTTTTCGCGGTCTTGTCCTTGTCCTCTGTTGCCTCGGACTTGACAATTGTGCCGCCGACATTGGAGCCATAGAGCTTGGTGTAGTTGTTAAGCAGGCCGCCAAGGGTCATGCGCGACGTTACGCCTTCATTGATTTGCATACTTTCATTGGCTTCCATTATTCGCCTCCTTTCACATATCCTTCATTGGTATAATACATATCGCCCTTTACGGCGGTATACTTCAAGGACTTGTCCGATGATATGTAGCCAAGCATCACGGTGCCTTCGGCATCCATATAATACGGGGTCCCCTTTTTCACACTGATGGTTCCTTCGGTCCCGCCGCTTTCGGAGCTGGCGCCGGTTGGCGCGGGCAAGTCATCCGCCGTGGGCGCCTTGTTCAAAACCTGAGCCACATCGCTCTTAAACAAATTCCATTGGTTGATAGCATCCTTGCTATTGCACCACATTGCAGGGCAAAGCTTCCCCGTGATTTGATGATGCATAATCAGGTTGGTCAGCGGAATGCTAAACTCGTCCAGCAGCCACGCGACAAGCGCCACAAGATTTTTATAGGTGGCATCGGGGAAATAAAAATCGTTGTCCATATAGGCGTTTCTCCGGCGGCTTACCGGGGTACGCTTTGCGGAACATGTTTCAATGTTGATGGTGTTATAGTTGCCTGCGACGCCTGCGTGACTGCAGGAGAGCGGGCTATCGGGGAAGAAACTAATGTGCTCCTCGCTCGGCTTGGAACCGGTGGCGGCAAGGCAGCCGTATTTCTTCGGATCGACGCCTTCATAGATTCCGGTCGCGTCGATGATGTAATGGGCATTGCAGCGCGTTTTCTTTTCGCGGGCCGCCCAATCCTTGTACACGCCGAGGGCGGATCCGCCTTTGCCTCCGGACCCGGTGAAATGGACAACCACGTACTCAGGCGCCGGCGCCATTTTTCCGCGGCCCCAGCGTTGGGTGTGCCAGTCGATTGAGAACGCGTGTCTTATGCTAGGCTTTTCAACGGTCATACAATCAATATACTATTTTTTGGGGTCGGGCGGAAAGTCCTTTATTGGGAGGATAACGGCCTCCTCATCTTCCTTATTGTAGCGGATACAATCAATTGGGAGGAACTCGTGGTTGTAATAGATATACATGGTTGTCCCGTGGGGCATCATGTTTAATTTCTTTGTCATATCTTCCGCTGTCATACGCCGAGTTCACTCCTTATGCGGGCAATTTCGTGGGGCTCGAGATCGCCGACATCACGCTTCTTTCCGTTCGGCTTTGTTCCGAAATCCTCGTACGCGACGGACACGCGTACTCCCATCAATGCCAATTCCTCGGCGTATTCGCGTGCCTTGTTCTGTGCATCCTTTTCCGGATCGAAGAAGAATATCACCTCGCGCCAGTTGGTAAGTGCCAAGATTTGCGATTTTTTGCAACCGGTGCCAAAAGTTGCCACCGCGCCGGGACCAAATTTCCACACGTCCACAACGCCTTCAAGGACAACGACCTTGTCCCCGGTAGCAAGGTGCCCCGCGTAAACCGTGTCCTTGTAATGCATCAGCGCCTTTTTGATGGGGCACACCTTATAGCGCTCGATGCCATCGACCCCGGTTACGTCGCGGCCTTGGAAGGATACCAAATTTCCATCCAAGTCATAAATGGGAATGATTATGCGATTTCCATAATTCAGTCCCTCAAACTTATCAAACGGGCTGGTCCCGAGGATGCCATATCGCTGAACGATATAGTCCGGATCCAGCCCGCGTTTCAGGAGGTAATTGCGATGATATGGCAAAAGGGCGCGTCCCGGCAATGTCAAGGTGTCGGCATATTTAGGTGCCTCCTCCCTGATGATGGCAGGGCCGCCGCAATTGCGCATAGCCTGCGCTATAACGGCGTCATTTGCGCCGGATAAGGCTTTCAGCGCATCAATGCCTTTTCCGCCTTTACAGCGCCAGCAACGGTAATGTAATGAGTATTTATGGAAGCTGCCGTGGTTGCTCGGGTCGTCACAGAAAGGGCAGCGAACGGACAAGCCGTTCCTGGTCGCATTCTTTCCCTCGGTTGTATAGGGAATCCTTAACTCATCGAGCAGCCTAGCGGTATCCATTAAATGTCCAAAGCAAATGCGTAGGTGATCGGGACAATCTTGGTAGTCACTCCGCCCTTGGACCACTGCGTCTTCGGCTTTTCAACGTCCTGTTCCTCACGGGCATTGAAATACGGATGGATGAGCGCGTTGACGGTTTCCTTGTCCAGCTGGCGCGTCAAGGCAAAACGATAGGTCGTGGTGGCGCCGCCATCGCAAACCTTGCAGGAGGCGGACACTTCGGAGAGGATGCCCTTCACGGGGAGTCCATCAAACGTGATGGTGCATTCGCTGTCTTGCGGGAGCTTTGCGGACCAGGCATCATCGGTCTTGGGAACCTTGCCAAAATGATTCCAAAGGGTCGGCTGACCTTCTTCCTTGATGGTGAAGGTAAGCTTTTCGTAGACGAGGAGGTCTTCCTTCTTCGTGAATGCCTGATAGCCGGTCAGGCTGCCGAGAGTTTCAATGTGCATTTGAATTTTCCTTTTTATTGAAGGTTATGCGGTTTTATACGCTTTTTTTGAAGAGAAGCTGGTGACGCGGCTTATCGGAGAAACCAATGTGAATCCACTTGATGTCCTCGGTATCCTTCCCGGTCGGGGTGTAGATAATCACCTGATCAACCGGGCTCGAAAGGGTGGAGACCCACTTGCGGCAAAGGGTGGCGAGTTCCAGCATACTCTTTTTCGTGTTCTTGGAAGGCTTGATGTCTGCGGCCATACCTTTACGATGGGCGCTGGTCTTGCTGCCGCCTACGGCAGCGTTTACGGCGGCGGAACGATAGCCGGAAGTAACACGGATGCCTTTGCCGAACTTCTCGCGGAGCGCATCCAACAAGAGCGCCGTATCGCGCAAGGCTGAAAATTCCTCCCACGTCTCCGGATGGTTGGGGAGGTTTTGGGAGGTGGTTGTCATTTCCTTGAGGGAAAAGAATTTAGGTAATTGCATCTTAAACGTCCTTTGTGGTTGGATCCCAAAAATACTTGTGCTGCTGAAGCTGGCAGCAATAGTTGTCCTGAGGGTGACGAATGACGAAGTCCGGGATATGGCTCATAGTCACCTTGCCGAAGCTCGGGCTAATGTAGATGGGAATGTAAGGATTCAGGCGGGCACGGACATTTACCACGTCCTCGAAATCGTCATCCGCCACGACGCACTTCACAACGTCCCAAGAGCGGAGGACATCGAGGTTGGCCGGAATCATCTTGTCCAGCATTTTCGAGCTGGAGCACTTCCAGTCCATAATGAAATGAACAATGCTGGCGCCATCCGCCAAGGAGGCACGCCAAGCGGCCATCTCGGCAAGAGGCACGGCGCCGTTGGTTTCAAAGTCAATCGCATAGCCTGCCCCGAGAAGCATATTCGAAAGGATCTTCATCCAAGGGACATTTTCGGGGAGGAGCGGTTCGCCGCCGGTAATGGTCACGTGGCGGATAAAGTTCCCCGAGAGCTTGGAGATTTCAAAGAATGCCTCTTCCGGTTCCAATTCAAGGAGCGGGCGATTGTAGAGGCGGGAGTAGGCTGAAGGGTTCCAGCTTTCCGGCGTATCGCACGGATAAGCGCAACGCAAATTGCAGCCATAGGTGCGGAGGAAAATGGTAGGGCGGCCTGCGTGGTAGGCTTCGCCATCAATGGACCTGAAGATGTTGATAATTTTGAGTTTGGACATTTTTATCCTTTCCGGTTAAGATATGAAAAATATACGGAAATAAAGGCGCCCTTGTGGGGCGCCTTTAAATGATTGGATTCCGGGATCGGCAGGCTTCGAACCTACACTCCCCGCCGCTCGCAGCCTTGCGGCTACCGTTGGCGATTAACCAACTATCTTTCGTCCCTTGACGGGGTCGCTACCAATTAGATCACGTCCCCGAAACCCAAAACGAAATGTCCCCGCCCGGACTTCCACCTTTATGTCCGGTTTTTGGCAACGCTAGCTCTTGCAGGGCGAATCGGGCGCCGGGATCAGCGGCTACCCCTCGCGGGGACAAACTCATTAGGACTGGGCAAGGAGAGCCGTGATGCGGCGCGTGAGAACGTCCTTCGCAGCGGTAAGGGCTGCGATGTATTCGCGAATGAAATCCGCATCTTCGTTCTTGTCGGCGCCTTCGCGGCCAACCGCTTCGTCAAGGTTTTCCTTCCAGTGATTGATCATGTCAAACAGAATGTCGCGTTCCTTGGCAACCTTCACGAGCTTTTCGCTCGGGGTGTCTACGTGGTCCTTGGTAGCTTCGCCGAGAACCTGGCGAAGAACATCCGGGATGCACTTGGGACCACGCATAGCACGGAGACGGCGCTTGTCTTCTTCCGGCGCGATCGGGCGCTGGGATTCATCAGCAGGCACGCTCTTGTTTTCGGCTGCTTCGGTCTTTGCATTCATGTTAGATTCACTCATTGATTTACCTCTTGATTTTTGAATTTGTTATTACGGCCGGCTGGTCTTGAGCCAGCGTCAAAGCCGCCCCATTATGGAAGTGGGAACGGGACCCGCTCGCGGCGCTTCCATTCGCCGCCGGGCTACCTTACCACTAGGCTACGGCCGCATTAGATTATACGGAGCTGGTTCCCACAACTTCGCGCTTTTCGCGGCCGATTGTGCGCTTGCGCAGCCACATCAATGCTTCTTCGAGCTTGGTGATGGCCATAGCGTTTTCACGGCAGGAGAACGGGCTGTCTTGGAAACCCTGAAGGCGGCGGATCACCATCACAATGGCATCTTCGTTGTTGATGCCGTTGACGCCCTGCTCCTTGATCGGACCTTCTTGGAAATGGACCTTGGCGAGCAGGTCGGTTTCCGGGTTGAATTCCGTGTTCGGGGGCAGCTTGCGGGTCACTTCAAAAGTGCTCGGTGCATAGGTCTGCGGATTGGCTTCTTCGAATACCTGCGTGTAATTGGAGGTGAGCAGGTCGTGTTTCGTTTCTACCATAGGTTTCATGTCGATTCCTCTTGTTGTTTGATAGTGAAAATTTCGGCAGGCTCTTCGGGGACGGGAACGGAGTAGTGGCCGACCTGATTAAAGTCGCCACACGGCGGGCGCTGCTGGTCTATGATAATTTCGATGTGATTGTTTTCATCCACAGAAATCGTAAAAACCAAATCATTGCGCTTGTCCTTGTCAAAATGGACAATCACTTTGAGTCCTCCTTCTTATAGCGGGAGTAGCCGTAATCGGTGTATCCAAAGAAAAAGCCAAGAATATGAAGATTCACATCCAGGCAGTTGTCCTTCCCCTTCACGGCGCCGTTGGTGTCGCATTGAAAGTGAAAGAGATGCTGCGGATAAAAGTTGAGGGAGATAACGCGCCTGCCAAACCACAATTCGAAAATGGTGAACCAGCCGCTGTGTTTTTCCAGTAATTGGTTTCCGCCGTGAAACTTCATATCAATCCTTTTAAATTATCGCGTGCGCCGGAGTCGAACCGGTAGCCTCGGGGCGGGAACATCCTACTACAAGCTTCGAATTCTTTTACCGACCCTACTACAGCATCGGACTAATTGCAATAATCCGATCATTTGAGTCCAAGACCGCGTTCAGGCGCTGCCGAGTTTGCAACCGGGGCTCACCCTATTGGACCACACGCTAAGTTCTATTTACGGGAAAGCGGATGCCCTTTCGGATAAATATCAAAAGGTTCGTCCCCGAGCGGCAACGGGCCTCCCTTGAAAAGCATAAGGCCCATTCCATATATGAATACGAATGCCAGCACGGGGAGCGCCACAAGGAGCAGCCCCACGTGGATTAAAAAGTCCTTAACCTTTTCCATCCCCGGGGTCCTTTTTGAATTCCGCCTGAAGAAGCGCCACCTGTTCCTGCAATTTGGAATTGCAAAGTTCCAGTCCGTGGTTTGCGTCCTTCAAGCGCCGATTTTCGTCCTCCACCTCCGCCAGCTTCTTGAACGTCTCCATCCCCGTATAGCGTTCAAACCAACGGTTGGATTCGTCCTTCCACTTGTCTCGATCCTCCTTGGCAGTTTCCAGCTCGGCGTCAAGCGACTTGATTTGGGCCTTCAAATACTGAATGCGGGGGTGATTTTCGTACGGCTCCATATCGGCAGGGATCTTGTCCCTGCCGAACATTTCAAGGGCAAGCCGCGACGCCCAATAGGCGGTGTTCCATTCCGGGCAGGTATTGCACGGCTTTGGGCCGCATTTTTCATGGGTGTCGTTGCGGATGCCATCACACTTAAAACAACGGCATTGATTGTTTGCCGCCTTGGTGGCATATTCGTCGCGCGTCTTTGCATCGATAGGCATTTAGCCCTCCACGGGAAGCAGGCGGGAGACCCCGCCTTCAATACCAATGCGGAACCGCTTGGCGCCTTCAATCGGGGCGCCTGCCACATCCGCAACCATAATGATTTGAACGTGGCTTTGAACGGACAGAAGGTTAAGCAATTCGCCAAGGCGATCGCGCGCCTCGCCACGGATGAATTTGAAAGGTTCATCCAGGAAGAGGACCGGACGCTTCTTTGATAAAAGCAGGCAGCAGGTGCGCAAGGCAAACGAAATCACGTCCACAACGCCGCCACCGGCAGCATCAAGGGCGGACACCTTTTCGCCATTACGATCGAGCCACATATCCAGCTCCGCCTGATTGCGCCGGGAATTAAATTCCATACAGAATTTGTAGGACCCGGGGAATACAATGTCAAGCGCCGACTGGACACAGGTAGTGAAGAACGCCGTGATGTTTGCCTGCAATTCATTCGCGATCTTTTGGACCGTGAGAACCGCCTGCGCAATATCATTGGAGCGTTGTTCAAGGCTGGCGATTTGTGCCTTCGAGGCGGCGACGGCATTTTCAAGTGCCTCGCGCTGCCCTTCGGCCTTCGCCAATTTCAATTGTGCTTCAGCAAGTTTCATATTCAAATATACGGGTTAAGGGACAAGTTAGAGCGGTTTGCCGCACACCGGGCAGGCCTTGCCTTTGAGGAAATCATTGGCGCGATACAGCTCGGTGCGGGATTCCGCGATCTTGACATTCAGGTTGGTAACCTCGTCAATTTCAGCCACGGCGGTAGTTGCCGCATCAATCTGTTCATTGAGGGCGGCGCCTGCCTGAATGAGCTGGTTCAATCGCGGCATCATATTTATCGCCGGGAACAGGTCATTGCAAATTGCCTTGTCCCTTACGAGATGATCGTCAAGGAAAGCAAGATCGACTTCAATGGCGGGGATGTTGATTTTCGCCAGCGCATCGATGTGAATGGTTGCCTCGGCTACAATGCGCGTATTCTCGGCGACCTTCCATTTCAGGTCGCTGGCCTCCTCCACATTTTTCAATGCGGCGATGGCGGCTTCCAGGGTGGCGGTGTTGATTTTGCCCAATGCGGCGATTTTGTCGTCCGCAGTGCTTACCACCGCCTTGTCTTCAATGAGCTGCGCCGTGAGGGCATCAACTTCATCGACCTGCTTCAAGGCTGCCACATCACTTTCGAGTGCCTTGGTGTCCGGGCAGGAGGCGATCAGCTTGGTCACCTTCTTTTCCAGCGCCTTGGCGTCATCCAGCTTTTTCGACACCTCTTCCAAGGCATCGAGTTCCGCCAGCTTGGCGAGATCCGCTTCCAGGGAGGTGCAGGTGGCTTCAACGCCGGCCAATTCGTTAACCTTTTCTTTGGCGCCTACGACCCAATCATATTGGGCCAAAGATGCCTCGGCATCGGCGAGACGCTTGGTTTCATCCTTGAGGGAATTGGCGTTGTCGTGGGACTTGCCTTTGAGCGCCTTTTGATAGGTATCAATTTCTTCAAGGCCAATCAATTCATTCACGTAGCGGGCGGCATCGCCCGGCGTGGAGGACAAAAGGAACGGCGGATCCATTTGACGCTGAATATTCACGCTGCCGATATTGATTGCATTTTCAATGTCCGGGGGAACGGTGCCTTTCAGCGCTTCATAGGTCAGCGGGTCCTTGCCTGCCACAAACTTTGTGTAGCCGTTTACGGTTGCATTGCGGGAGCGCGTAATGTTGTCGATGGAAACGCTTACTTCATCCTTCAACTTCCCCTTCTTGTCTTTCGCCCAATTGGAGGCGAAGGCAACGCCATCCGGCTTGTTTGTCAAGCACCACAGCATTGCGCGAAGAACGGCGGACTTTCCGGAATCGCTCACGCCTTCCAACGAGTTAACCGTTGGCGACAATTCAAGGATTGTATCCTTGTGCGACTGGAAATTATGGATGGTTATGCGATGCATTACTTACCTGCGAAAAGAGTATCGAGTTCGGCTTCGATTTGGGTGCGCTGCGCATTGGCGGCGGCGAGTTCGGTGGACTTGTCGGTGCGGATCTTGATGAGCGCCTGCACATCATCCGTGCCGAATTTTTCCTTGAGGGCGCCAAGGATGGTGGCACGCTTGTTTTCCATAATGCCGATGTCAACCTTGAGCTGGTCACGTTTCTGAATTGCGGTTTGAATATCCATTGTTGGACTCCTTTTTCTAAATTATACGGACTTGTCCACTACGCGGCGATTGTGGACTCTTTAACTTCTTCAAGGACCTTGCGCACGCCGGCCGGCAAGGTGGGGAGCACTTCTTCCAATGCCTCGGGGAAGGACTTCATCGTAACGGCGCCTGCCGAAAGGGAGGCAACGAATTTTTCCTTCATATCCGCCAGCGCGTGTTCGTGCTCGAGATAAGTTGTTTCAATCTTGCCGTGAATCGGCAGCTTGACCGCTTCAACCGAGAGATCGAAGGTGTCAAAGATGTAAACTTGCGGCTGGTAATCCTTCATGTCCGCATCGCCGATATTTAGGCAGCCCGGCGTAATAACGCGGCGGCCATCGGGGGCGGTGTAGACGTAGCCGTGGTGGTAGTCGCCAGTAAGAATGACGCTAGCGGTGGGGCAAGCATCCAGCAATTCCTGAGCAAGCACTCCAACGCCCGGAATAGGGCGGGCGGCATCGTTGGGGAAGGTCAATTGATGCGTAATCCACGTGTGCATCCCGTTTGCCTTCATATAGTCGCTCAAGGCGCCATATTCAGGTTCCTTGCCAAACGGGTAGGCAACGACGCCAATACTTTGATCCGTGCCCAGCATCGGGAATTTGTGGAGAACGGTTCCAATGCTGGAGCGTTCCAGCAAATCGAAACTGTGGTAAGGCAGGTCGTGGTTGCCACAAAGCGTGTAGACAGCACAAGGCGCCTTTTCAAATTCCGTCAGGACGAGGTTAACCGCCTCGGTGGCGACACGGCTGGTGTCAAACAGGTCCCCGAGAATCCAAACCGCCTCGACGCGCTGCTCGCGGGCAATTTGCCACACGGCCTCGATATCTTGGCGCTGGGATTCCATCCAATCTTCGTCGGCACGGCACCGGGGGCGGGTGCCACTGATGTGCCAATCTGCAGTAATGAGAACTTTCATAGGACTATAATATACGGAGGTTATGCAGCGACCTTGATAATCGCCGCGGGTTCCTTTTTATGCTTTAAATATACATCCAGGTTTTGAAAAAGACACCTGTTCTTTGGAAATTTTAAAAGATTTCCGCTTTTGCGCATAAACCGCGTTTTAAGGCGATTTTAAAGGCGCCCGGTGTAAATGGGCGCCTCCTTATATTTATCGCTTTATAAGCGCTATTTGGCAAAGCAATTAGCCAATAAAAGTTATGTTCCAGTTAAACCGGGCATAATCCTTGATGTGGGACCAGTTCCACGATCCGATGCGGTCCACAAGCGCCTGCTCGGTTGTAAATTGCTCCCACCAAAAGCCGCGTTCCTGATTCCAAAACACAATCACCGGGCGGATAATGTCGTCGCCGCAAATAGAGTTGTTGCGCTTCCCTATTTTGAAAAGCAGGGCAATGAAAAATTCGCGTTTTCCGACGGAGCCCAAATCAACCACATTCACGCTGCATTTCGGATAGCTGAGAGGCAGGTCCGGAACAAGCACCTTCTTGCGCCATAAGCCGGAATCATCCCGCTTTTCATTGTCGAGGGTGTAATACATTACCAAGGCATTGTTTTCGACGCGGATGTAATGCTTAAACAAATAGTCCAAATATGCCTTGCGGGCAAAATGGCGCTGTATTCTTTTAAACAGATTCATTGGTCCTCCCAATCTTTCGGGTGAAGCGGGCTTGGTGCTTTTCGGCGGAGCGCAGTTTCTGTGCCACGGCAGGCGTAGGCGCCAGCCTGATCGGACGCAAGCCTTTCAAGGTATAGACCTGCCCACAATTACGGCACCAGTAGTCCTTTGAGCCATCGTAGCCGGAGGCAACGATCTTACGCTCGCAAGAATCCGGGCAGTCGCATTTCTTCTTGAGAATTGTGCGGGGAGTCCACTTGGACCAGTCCGGACCCTTTTTCCATTCCTCGTCGCTAATCATTTCCGGCCTCCTTGATTTTGGCGGCGATTTCCAGCCAGCGCTTGTGCCACTTGGCATACAGAATGGACCTTCTGTTATTTTCTTTACCATTTTCGCCGTGGCGTGCAAGGACGAAATGATAATTGGACTTGGTGAAGCACCACTTCGCCTTATCAAGGCAGCGCTTGTACTTCTGTTTGCGGAGTTCATATTCGTGGACTTGCTTTGTCACAAAGGCGACTTCTCCGCAATGGGCACACTGAATACCAAGTACGTAGTCAATCCCTTTATTGTTATAAAGGTTCCAGTATGTGCGCCCATCTTTTGCAATCGGCAAATACATTAAAGTCCCAACGTTACCGCATTTTCGGCAAGTCCTATTAGGCACGCTGGGTTCTTTCGCCGCTGCTTTCAGCCCCGCAATCTCCGCATCCTTATCCGCAAGCACCTTGTCGGCTTCCCGTTTCAAATAGACTGCATACGGCATATCTTGCGGGCGAGCTTCATCAAGGCCCATTGTTTCAATGTCGTAGACCAACGGCACAAGCCCTTGGTATTTTTTACCAGCCTCTTCTATTATGTCCGCCTTCGCCTTCTGTTCATCCTTGACGAGGCCGGCGGTATGCAAGCGGTCGCACGCTTCCTTGTAATCGCCTTTCAGTTTCACAATCTCCATCAAGAGTTGCTCGACTTCCCTCTTGTGCGATTCCTCCAAGTCCGCGATAACCTTGTCGGCTTCGGCCTTCTTGTATGCCTCGCATTCTTCGCCAAAAACGAACGTCTTGTCTGCTTTCAGTTCACTAGCCATTACTTGCCTCGCTTGCTTTTCTTGCCTCGGCAATCTTCCAAGAACATTTCTTCGGTCGGGATCAGCCAGTAGTCCTTCTTGTGGCGGGGATGGTCCTCGTCAAAGTAGCGCACCACAAAATTGTGCTCGCTGTAAGGGAGCTGCTCGCGCATGTCCGGAATCGTTGCACCGCCAAGCTTCTTGTTGCTGAAATCAAAATCAAGATGGGTGGTGTAGTCCTTTCCCTGACGGCAAACATAGCCCTTGCCTTTCGCCAGCCATTCAACGAGCTGGAGAGGCGTCATACGCTTCGGGTGACACTTCATACAATAGTCGCCACGTTCGCGGTCCGCCTGATTGAAGGTCTTCGGATCGGTTGTCTTTTCGCCGCAATTGTCGCAGACCCAAATCTTCTTGTTTACGAGTTTCATACCGGCTCCTTTCCAAGATTGAACTTGGTGAGACTACGCAGGCGATCACGGAGCTTGTTGAGGCGGGAACAAAATTCCTGCGTTGTCAAGCACGTTTCGCCCTGCTTATGCTTACCTACGGAATGGGTGAACGTTGCATTCCCGGCCGCCCACAAGGCAGCCTTGAAACCTTCGTTTTCGAAAAGCGCGTCGTAGGCGCGATCGAGAAGTTCCTGATACTCTTTGGAGGTGCGGAGGTAGGCCTTGCCCTGCCAGTAGAGTTTTTGATGGCGCTGCCAATGGGTGCCGCCACGGCGCTTGGCCTTGATGCCAACCAGGGTGCAGATCTCCTTTTGCACTTCGGGGTTAGAGTGCTTGAGGGACTGAAGGAATCCTTCCATAGAGGCGCAGCGAACGCCGTCAATTGTAAATTCGTGCGCAGCGAAGTTGCTCAACGCGCATCCGGGGTATTTCCCGTTACTTCCGATGTCCATTGGTGGCCTCCGAAATCTTGAGAATGTCCTTAACCATCAGCGAGGACCAGTAAGAGTCTTCCCAGCCCCATTCGTAGTCGGAAAGATCTTCGGACCACTTGCCTTCTTTTCCGGGCGCATTGGAAGCGAAACCGGAATTCATGCACCAGTCGCCTTGGCATTTGAGTTTGAGCTTTTCGAAGTTTTCTTCCGAATACGGATAAATTTCAACGTGGTCCTCGGTGTGGCGATCGTGCTTGCGGTAGATGATGACCTTTCCGCTGTGCACCGCATCCAATGCCTTCTTGAGCTTGGCGATTTCGGCGGTGGCATCGTCCAGCTGCGCTTCGAGCGGGATGTCGGCGCAGTGTTCATAGAAGGCGCCGGTCGTGGTCAAGGCGTATACGCCAGCATCAAGGCGCACGCGGGCGGAAACGGTGTCCACCTTCGGGGATTCGTTCTTGCCCTTTCCGCGTTCGCCCCATACAAGCATCTTGCGGGGAACATCAAACGCGCCGATGGCGGTGGTTTCTTTGACTTTGTAGCCTCTATAATCCATATTGATAACCTCCTATGCGATTTTGACCTTAGAAACAAACATCCACACATCCGGGTAGGACGTCATAAAGGTCTTTGCCCATTTTACGATGCCCAGCACACGGAAATGCGGGGGGCAGTTACGGCGGTGCGGCTTGTAGGCACGGACCACTTCCTTCGAAAATGTCTTGGTATGCGTTTCGCCCTTGTATACCACCGTAACAGTGACACCCTTCTTGATATCGCTGCGGTGCTTATAGACGAAACGGCGCTTTGCCGCGGCGATGTAGCCGAAAGTCCAGTGGCCGCCAAATTCATTGCGGAAATTCTTGATTAAAGGCATGTTTTCTTTCCTTGGTTTCGGTGCTACCTGCACCCTTATGTCCTAAATATAACTACTTGATTTGAAAAAGACACCCCTTTTTGAGAAAAATTCTGAAAATTTCGGATTTCGCGCAAAAACGGCGATTTAAGGCGCGAAAATAAAAAGGCAGGTATTTGCCTGCCTTAATAATTTGGCGCATTTATAGGCGCCTTTACGCTCATTTAATCGCCCGTTTAATCGCCCATTTAATGACTCCGGGAGAATTTAATTATCGCCACGCTTGGGGAGCAGCTTCAGCGTTTCTTCGCGGACCTGGTTGCGCAATTCTTCATATTCACGCGAGGAAAGATGCTTGTGGTCCGGCGTGATGTAGATGGAAACGCCAGCCGGGAGCGGCTTTTCGTTTTCCATCGGCCATACCTTGACGCAACGAGTCAGGTAAACATCATAGTAGTTGGAGTAGGTGTTGCTGGGGACGACATCGTATCCCTTATCCTTGAGATACTTGACCGCCTTGTCGGCAACTTCCGGCTTGCCTTTGGGGAAAGGGAAGTCAAACGCATAGGTGCTCAGGTCGTCCGCTGTTTTCACCAAGGAATCAAGCGTTGCAAGATCCTTGACAAACATACAATCGCTGAGGCGGAAGTCGCGGAAGCCATTTTTAAACTTATACTGGACGAGATAGCCATCCGCATTTTCGAGGGTGGCTGCTTCGTTCTTGTGTATCATCCTGATTGCCATAATGACCCCTTACTCCTTTACAAGGCGAACGGTGAAACGGGCATCGCTGATGTGATAATCAAAATAAATTTTGCTGCTTATTTGAATGAAGTACGGGCGGGTCGCCATATACAAATCAGCGCACAAAAAGATAGCGGCAAATTCACGGCAATACTGGCGGGCATACATGCCAAACGGAAGGGCGCCAAACCCAAACTTATCGGACCCGCCTTCTCCGTCCGGCCACCCGCTGGTCGCCTTGAGCGCATTCGCTGCCGCCTCTCCTTCCCCGTGCGGCCACACGGCCTCTCCTTCACCGGCGGCACTTACAAGCGCTATAAGATCATCATAGGTAGGGACACGCCAGCCTTTAAGTTTTTCCGCAATACGCAGCGCCGCAGGGCGGGTGTAATAGACCTGTCCATTACGGGCACGGACAATTCCGCCTTCGCGGTCGTTTACGTTCAAATTCTCCGCCATCCAGGTTTTCCCGCCGATAGTGACGGTTTTCGGATTAAATGCTGCGGGGTCAAAATCTTCGTTCGCACGGATAAGTTTGATTTTAGGCATAGATACCTCAGGTAAAAGTTCCTCTTAAATATACATTCTCCCGCGTTAAACAACCCAATAAGTGAAGCGTGCGCCGCGAACCGTGTAGACCGCTTCCTTTGCAACAATCAGGCGCTTATCCTCCGTCAAGGCGGAAATCACCATACTGCCGACCGGAATGTCCTGATCGGTCACGGAGAACATTTGCTTGCGGGACCACAGCTTCGCAAGGTCATTGTAATTCTTCACGAGGTTGCGCATTGTACCGGCCGCCTGCGCAATAGGGCGCCCGCCTTCAAGAACCGCATTCGGGGAGGCGCTTCCGCCAAAAGTGGCGGAAGTGGCATCGGACAAGGTGAATCCTATTGACACCGGCTTGCTGTACATCGCCTGAAAGCCTGCCATAACCTCGACCGGATCCTGCTTGTAAAGCTGATTCAGGAACATCACCTTCTTGTTGACGAAATCGATAAAGGCAGGCGTGGCGCCTAAATTTGCCAAGGTCAATATCATATCCGCATCCGAATGGGTAAAATTCAGCAGGGACATTTCAGTCACGAGTCCATCGCCTTCAAGCTGGAACCCATAGTGCGCAATGATATCCTTGATTGGCGTATCGCGGAAACTAATTGGGTGGACCTCGTCATAGGCGGGGCACCTAGCATCAACGGCGCCGACATTGTAAAGCAGGGAACCGGTTGCATCAATGGACACATCCATACCGGAGAGCGTGCCTTCAAACGATTTGTCGTCCGCAGTCAGGGTCACCTTATTCATTGTATCGAAGTTATCCATCTTGCAGGTGAAGCGATAGAATGGATATTCGGACAATGCCTCCCTTACGAGGAAGCTCTCCGGCTGCTCGGATGCCGCTGAAATTTGAATATTCATATTTTGAAGTCCTCGTCCATTGCCACGAACTCACGATTCAAGGTCAACGGGTCGGGGCGGGGAATGACGCGGCCACGCACCAGCATCCAGGGAGAATCGATGCCGGCCGCAATCATTGTTACCTTCATATACTGATCTGCGCCAAAGATGCGGTCGGGGCGATACTCGTTAGAGGGCGTAGTCACGGCGGGCTGCCCTTGGTAGACCTTCCGAAGGTGAATATCGCTGTTGGTTGTCAACAGCATTTGAATGTTCTGCGATTTTAATCCAAGCGACGGCATAAATCAATCTCCTAGAACTTCGGCAGGTAGTTGGTTGGGATGGTCGCCTTCGCACCGCTGGAATCCTTATCGGTGGAAGTGCCATTCGTTACGGCAAAGTTGGCAAAGAGGCCGCCAAGCGGGTTGCTCATCTGTATGGACACCGAGCATTTCGTGGGGTAGTAACCGGAGGCGTCCACAACAAAGGCGCCCGGGGTCACGCTCAACGAGGTAGGCATATAGGCGATATTCGCCTTGCCCTGCGGCTTCCCGTCAATCAAAATGGTCGGGGTCATTTCATCGCCCATGCCGGACCACGCGTTTTGGACAGCGGTCGGGGTATTTGAGTAATACTGGATGGCTGCCGTATTGAAGATGCTCCCGCCTTTGTAACGGTCGCGTGCCTCAAAATACTGCTTTTCCGCCTCGGAGCCCTCCTTGATTTCATCGCTGGCGCCAAGCAACGTGCTGGTATCCATCATATCCGAAACGGTGCCAAGGACCATACCTTTGACGGCAGCCTGCACCGGGTCGGTGTTGGAGAACGAATTTTTGGCCGGATGATAAACGGCGGTGCTCAACTTCTTCGAGACAATTTCTTCCCAGCCGTATTCCTTGCCTATGGTAGAAATGCGGGAGACAAACTCGTTGTACTGGCGGGCATTTTCAAAATACACGTCTCCATTGAGGGACATTGACATTCCTTCAATTTCGCCATAGGATACCCCGGGGACCGGCTTCGAATCCGTCATACGCAAGTTTTGGCGGATCTGTTCAATTTGCGTGCTCATGTTTACGAGGGTGGCAAACAGCTGAGATACGGCGCCATCGGGACTTTGCGTCTTGAAAGAAGGCAGCGCCATCTTCACCAGTTCCGGAATACTTGTCACATAAATGGGAAGGCCCAAATACGAAACGCAATTCTTACGCGCTGCGGCACGAAAAGATTTAGATTCAATTGCATCAGGCATTATTACCTCCAAGAGTCCACGCTGCTACTGCTAGGACCGACCGGGATGACTCCCAAGGCGCGATCCTGAGAGGCAGGCGCCGGTGCAGGCGGTGCGTACGTTTCCCTTGCCTCGGCGCCGGTACGGGCAACATGGGTGACGCCAGCGGCCGTCGACGGGGTTTCGGCAACGGTGAACTCCCTTTTGGAGTTGGCGCGTACAGGTCCGCGGGATGCCTTGTCAAGGCCGCCGCGGGAAGTGGTCATCGTCACACTGGTGGCTGCCGTCTTATAGGCTTCAAGGTTCCCTTCCTGAGCCTCCTCAAACAAATCGGCACGGCTCTTTCCGGTTGCCTTCATAACGGCGGCATCGGACTTGTCATAGCGCTTACGCACATTAGGCGTCCAAATGGCATCGCGCAGTTCCGACAAGGCATAGGTAAGACCGGCGGTCGACTGCCCTATCACTGTAAACATTGTGGCGGGGAGCGCAGTGCCCATTTCAATCAACGCATTTCCGGTTTGCTCGATCACCGGGAACATGCCTTGGAATTTCTCCATCACCTTTCCGATAATAACTAGGGCAGGCGGGGCGACAGCACTGGTCACCAAATTCGTTGCGCCGATGGACGATTTCTCTTCCTTGGAGACCAAGGCGCCGGTAGCCTTTTCGGCATACGCCTCGTTCTTGGCAAGGCGCTCGGCGTTTTCGGCTTCGGCCTTGCTATTGGACTCATTGATGATTGCGTCCTTGATAGCGGTTGCCGCTTCTTCACCAGCCTTCTGTGTTTCGGTAACGGCGGCTTCGCCTTGAATAGTTGCGCCGGAATATGCGGCGGGGGCGGCACCTTCTTCGCGCGTCGCCTTGGCAAATTCATCGGCGGCCCTGGACACAATCGCATCCGCCTCAAGATTGCGGGAAGCAACCTCCTGACGGGTGCGCTCCGCCTGAACAGCCGCGACGGCGTCCTCGCCACTAGGAGTCACAATTATAGGAGTGGCAGGAGCCGCAGCATTTTCCTTAACGGAAGGGGTAGGCGTGGCCGGAGCCACGGCATTTTCCTTAACGGAAGAGGCACCGACCGCGGCACCCTCCGGGGTCGTCGCGGTCGGTTTTCCCGGGGATGTTTCCGCAAGGCGAGCGGACCCCTCGGCCTCAATCTTATCGCGCGAGGCCTTGGCAGCCTCCAATTGTGCTTGAGCCGCCTCGGTCCGTGCCAACACTGCATCATTCGTTTTCGCTTCTTGGATTGCGCTGCCAAGGGAGGTGGTCTGTTCTTCCACCTTTCCCTTATAGGAAGTTGTAGCCCTTGCAATGGCTGCTTCCTTCTCTATCTCGGCGCCTTCCAGCTTGTCCGCCTTTTGATCGGCGGCGGTAGCAATCTTATCCTCGTAGCGGGCTTCGGACAATTCGGCGATGTCCGATTGCGTCTGCGCCTGCGCCTTGAGGGTATTGGAGACGAAGTCCCCGATGCCTTTGCCAAACAAGGCACCAAGGAGTCCAACGCCTATTTCATTTTTAGCCGCGTTTTGACGCGTTGTAACGGCGGATAATTTCTCGGCGCGTTTACGGGCGGCCTCATCCCTTTTATGGCGTTCTTCATCGCGTTTTGCGCGTTTTTCAGCCTGTTTAAGGGCATCCGACTGCGTATCATTCAACATTGCAGTCACATCGGCCAATTCCTGAATATTCGCATTGAATTGGCGCTGCATCGTGTCGATTTGATTTTGGCGCTTGGCGGCTGCGTTCTTTTCGTCCTTGGATTCCTTATCGCGCCCGGAAGTATTCTTGTTGATGGACTCAACAAGCTTGCGCAGGGAATCCGGAAGATCATCAAGTTTGGTGGGAGACTTCTTTTCGGAGTCGCCTTTCGAACCCAATGCTCGAGTCAACAAAGAACTTACAGTTTCCATAATTACCCGCGTTAAATCTATAACAAAACTACATAATTTAGCGGCGATAAACACCGCCGCCGCTATCTATGATGATGGTCCTTTTTGCGGAGCATTTCCTCGCGGGCATCCATATAGTCAAGGATCTCCGCAAGGCACTGGTCCTCATTCAGGTCATAGCCTAAAATTAGTTTGATATTGGCCAAGCGCTTCCGGGTCAAGAAACGGCGTGTATTGAGTGACCTCCAGGGCACTCAGCGGCACACGATAGGTCTTCTTGCACTTCGGACAAACACAATTCTTATAGGTGTCCGTGATTGCGAAATACTTCTCGGCTGCCTTGAGCATCAATGCAATCAACGAGAAGTCCGTAATCGAGCCGAGCGCTTCCGCAATCTTGTCGGGGTCGGTTTCCTCGTCCACCTTTTGGACATATTGCGCAACGATTTCCTTGATATTCTTATGCTCCGGATCGCGCTGCTCGAATCGCTCCATAGATTCAACGGTGGCAAACCCCAAGGTCCAAGTGTGGGCGCCATCGAAAATGGTAAGCGGATACGGCGCATCCTTGGCAAGCACGGTGATGGGCGGGAAGTCCTTGCGGGTCAATCCAAGTGTTTGCTTGTCGTGGCAATGGGGGCAGGTCACGTCAACGCGCCAAGAACGATCCTTCTCGGTATTGAATGCCAGCACCGCCACAAGGAAACGCAGGTCCTTCGGAACAAGCAGGTTGGTGTCAATTTGATCGGTGAGCTCCGCCATCAGGTTGCGTACATCGCGGTCGGTCGGCTTGGACCCCAGCTTCATCGCCTGATCGATGGTGAGAGCCTTCATTCGGAAAGACTTGAAAGGATACGGCTTGAAGCCGGTCGGAAGTTCGTTGATAGGAATGTAAATCATTAAATTAACCTCAATACCATAGATACGGGAAGCATCTCACCTTGCGCGAAATTCACCGATTCAGGCGGGGTATATGAGGCCAAATAGAAGTCGTGCGCATCCACGCCGGCGTCATTCAAAAGTCCATCGGCATCGGAAGCAGGCTTTGCAAAAGGCATCTTGGACACATCACCCCATTCCACCTTGATCGGGTAGCGCTGGTCAATATAACCGGGGTGGACCGTTGCCACATACAAATGTCTCAAAAGCGAATCCTGCTTTTTCGTGACGTGGGCGGTGATAGTGACTTCGGGGGTCTTCATTCCGTTGTCGCCGACAAGGAAAGCGTTGGCGCCTTGAATACCGGAAACTAACAAGGAGCCCGGGCCCCCATCAAAGGAGTCCGGGAGTTTTATGAAAACATCAAAGTTTCCATTATCGAGATACTGGTTCTCGATTACAGATTCCAGGATGCTTACTGCCATTCATTATGCCTCGAACGGTTTATGCCAGCCGTGACCCTTGATGGTCAAGGTGGTATTGACGATGCTTGCGCTGTCGCCGGAAGTGAAGGTTCCGGGCTTGACGCCTTGGATTTGAACGCCATCGAGGATAATGATATTGTCCGTCAAGGTCTTGCCGTCGTTGCCAAGTTCGATGAGCTGGATGCCGGAGAAGGTGTAGGTCTTCTTTTCGGCAATATCGCGGCTATCGTAGTAACCGGTGGACTTGTTCATCGCCTTGATGAGGGCATTTTCAACAGAGCGGTCCATCGGTTCGAGGATCGTAATGTTGACGCCATCAAATTCACGATGCTGCCACACCGCCTGACTAACGGGAATACCCTTGATATTGGCGTTGGCAAATTCCGTGGTGGCTTCGAAATCATAGTCGCTCGTGCAGGCGTAGCTCATATGTTTGACCACATCGCCGTTGCCCACAAGATCCACAAATTCCTTACACACCTCGAAATTGATGCGCCAGTTGGAACTTACAGCGTAGTCCTTTTCGCTGAAGTTCTTACCGAGCAAATCATCGAATTTTACGTTTTGGAGTTCAGCCATACGTTATGCCTCCTCGGACAAGCTAATTTCAAGCGACTGCGTCTGCGGATATGCGGTAACGTAAACGTCCACATAGCGGCCAACACCCTTGAAGCGGACCGGGAAGTCAAAGCGCATCACCTTGTCCCCGAGAACGTTCTTGTCGGCGTTCGGCTTGCCTTCTTCAATGTAGTTGCGGGAAATGAAGGTTCGGTTAAGAGTCTTCAAAACACGCACGCCTTCATTGATGGTCGGCGTATCGTTGTATTCCGCGACAAACGGACGCATCGATTCGTAAATCATATACTTCATCCAGCAATACGAAAGGATAACGTGCGTATCCGAGAGAGCGGAATCAGCCTGCTGGGAAGTGGTTTCTTCCCACAGATAGAAGCCGTTTTCATCGATTGCCGGATTGAGCTTGAAGGTCTCCGCCAACATCTTACGCTGCGGTCCGGTGAAGTCTTCGGAAAGGGCATCACACTGGATCTTGCCGTAGGACAGACCCATCGGCGGACGAGCTTCGTTGCCGTTCTTGTAGTTGTTGTTGAGCGTCAAGGTGACAAGGGCTGCCATCGTGAGCCACATGCGGCGACCAGCAACATTGCGGCGGCCATACTGCGGGAAGTCCGCAATAAAGCGCATTCCGTGGCGGCCGCCCAAGTTGCCGAAGGCATCCAGGGAAGCAGCCTTACCAATGTTCGTCACGCCCAAGGTGGATTCGGCAGCGGCTTCGATAACGCCCTGGAAGTCCGGGGTGTTCATCACGTCGCCCAAGTTTGCCGTAACCACGCAACGCCAAATCGTCAGGTTGTTGCCCATGATTTGGCGAAGTGCCAAGGCATAGGCGTAAGAACGCTGACCGGCTTCAATCAGGTTGCTGACGATAGATCCGAAGGCATCGAAGTACTGGAGGTTCTTAACAATGCCGCTCGGTTCCTGATCTTCATCATCTTCCACGTCTTCCGCGAACAGAATTTCGTAGTTGGAGAACTGATCACTGGTCTTGGCGACCAAGTAATTCGAACCGGCAAGGACGGCGTCAATTTGCATAGACACATAGGACGGATCGTAATCCTCGTAGCTGAAGCTGGTGACATACGATTCCTTGATATATGCGCCGTAGTAAGAAGCCCACGCTGCATTCTCCGGACCCATATACATGTAGTCCTTGCGGTTTTCGAGATACAAGCCGGTGGAGATGGCAAAGTCAACCGTTGCCATTTCGCCGTCATTATCCGGCGTGACGGAAACAGAACCACAACCGTAATTGAAGTAAGCGGTACGGGCGGGACCTTCAAGAGGCACACCCTGTGCGCTTGCGGAGATCGAAATAGAGATCGAAAGGTCAAAGCAATTGAATGCGCCTGCAGCGACCTTGAAAGTGCCATCGCCGACGGATTCGAAAGAAGTGAGGACCGGGTTGCCCTGCGCGTCCTTTGCATCCTTAACAGCCGCTTCAATGGCATCATACACAGAGCCGCCATCGTAAAGCGCAGTGCCCTTACGGCCATTCACAAACACCGTCACAAGGTTCTTCTTACCGGAATCGCCGCCCGAAGAACCGGAATCAAACGATAACTCGTAACCGGGGAGCGAAAGCTTGTCTTCGCCTTCACCGGAGGACGGATTATCCAAGACCTGTTCAAGATTCGGGGTGATTCCCAAAATGCCTTCGGTATCCTTGTCAATATGGCGGGCACCGGCAAAGTCGAACACCTGAAGTTGGAAGGTGCGCTTGACATTTGCATAGGCGGATTGGGTAGTAGGCTTGCTGAAACGAATCACGATGTTCGAGCGATCGGAGCCATCGGTGCCAAGCACCTTACACGGATACTTACCTTCGCCCTTAAAGAAGAGCAAGCAGGTATCAGCGTCAGCAGGCGTGGCGATTGCATTCGCGCTAGCATTCGGATCAATGAACAGAGAACCAACCCCGGTTTCGGGGTCCTTGTCCTGAACCTTGATTTTCATACAGCCAAAGGCCGGATCAGTAGGTTCGAGGCTGGGGTTCTTGGCACGCGTAATGACGAGCGGCACATTATTCTGTGCGAGGAAGTAGGCTTCAAGGTTTGCCTGCCCATACTTGTCAAAACTCGGATTACCAAAGACCTTTACAAAATCATCGGTGCTGGTGATGAAAACGGGCTTATTGCAAAGTCCGCGTTCCGCCTCGATGGCAACAGCAGCCTTGAACCCCGCCGCTCCGGCAGGGCGCTGCGACTTGTCAACGAGGATTACGTCAGTTCCGGCGGAATCATTGACCATCTTATTACCTCATAAAACTGAACAGGTTGAAGGTTTACTTGCGGGTGACCATGTGGCCGGCGATGATTGCGCTCACACCGGGACTAGCCTTTCCGCCGTGGGATCCGGCAAAGGATTCGGACTTCTTAGGAGCACCGAGGCGTTCCACAATAGCGCGTGCCATACGGGCGCCAAGACGGAGAGTCAAAACTGCTTCTGCCTTAGCATTGCCGAAAACGTCGCGTACGGAAGCAACCGCCTGAGCAAACTTTTCATCCGAAAGTGCCAGCGAAAGGCCATCGACGTTCTTCAGGAAGTTGAAGCGGCGTGCCATAGCGGGGTCCGGTTCGGCGGCATTGATGGCATCGCTCCATTCGGCGTCTGTCATCGGTTCCGGCTGTTCGGCGGAATCCATCAAGGAGCCAGCAGCCTTGTCGATAAAGGCGAGCAATTCTTCCACGCCAAAGATTTCCGGAGGAATGACAAGCACGACACATTCGCTGCCATCCGGGCACGTTTCAATGCCGGAGCCGTAGTATTCATCGCCTTCCGGGATGAAGTTGCAAAGAGGAGCAAGTGCTTCCGGCTTCGGGCCGGTAACGCGGAGGCAATTGTCTTCGCGCTTGATTGCATAACCGGTGCCATCGAGGGCGAGGTTAGCCTGCTCTGTGCGTTCATCCAAAAGTTCTTCAGCCTTGCGGAAGTGGGAGCCGGTCACCTTGTTAAGGCCATCGACAAACTTATCGGGGTCGTTGACTGCAAGGGTACCTTCGGGCGTGCCATCGGTAATGACGGTTTTGCCGCCTTGTTCGATGGTGGAGAGCGTCGTCTTGCCGTCCGTATACTTGCTTTCGTTCTTGCCGCCGTTCTTGTCTTCGTTCTTGGCGCCTTCAAAATCAATCGTGAAAGTGTAGGCGTCAGCAGCACGGGTCGTGGACGAAACCTTCACACCGGGGCCGAGCATTTCTTCGAGGCGGATGCACAAGGCAGTTGCGCAACGGGAGCTTGCAGCACTTTCGGTGAAGGACACGTGGCCGCGAACATAATCCTGCTCGTAAAGCCAATTTTCGGGGTTCTGCGTGGTTCTGCCAAATACGGCGGAAATTGCTTCGCAGATTTTCTGACTCATAATGGTGCGGGTCATAGTGATCTCCTAAAATTATCTATATGGAAATATAAGAAAAAATCCCCAAGGAGAACACCTCGGGGATTTGCAAAAGTAGAGGTTATGCTTCCGCCGGGTTGGGGAGTTCGTTCGGATTTTCTCCGCCTTCTCCTCCGGCCGGATTCGGCAAGTCATTCGGGGCGGTGGGTTCGTCATTGTAAATGGCGGACACCTCGGAGCTCAGGGAGTCCGCAGGGGCGCCTGCTTCCTCCTCGCCACCTTCACCTTCGCTTCCAGCCAATTCCTTGATGGCATCGCCGAGCAAAGAAATAGCCTTCATCGTATCCTCGTTCTTTTGGTAGGACATCGCCTTGCCCATAGATTCCAACGCCCCGCTAGCCTTTTCGGCGCAGCGGCGCATCGTAGCAATAGCGTTGTTGAGATCAAGAATGTCCTGTTCGCAATCTTCCATCATCACGGAGTTGGAATCATAGACGCTCTTGACAGCTGCACTTGCCTTGTCGGCGAACGCTTCAATGGACTTCTTGAGCCCCGGCATCGGGGACACTCCCAAGGTGGAAGCGGATTCGGAATCCTTCTTCTTGCCCTTGCCCTTTTCAGGATCTTCGCCGCCCGCGGCAACAGTGGCATTGCCGGAGAGGGAAGGAACCGCGTAAAGGTCCTTGTTTTCCTTGGCAGCAGCGGCCAATTCGGCAGCTTCTTCTTCGGAAATAAAGTTGTCCGCCACCAGTTCGGCAGCCCAATCAATCACATCATCGTGTTTAGGTTCGGTGATGTTCTTGATTGCACACCAAGTGGGGAAGTCCTTGAAATAATGACGAATTGCGTTTTCAGTCATTTTGAATGCCCTCCTTAGTTCTTTGCACGTGCCTGAACGGAAGCAAAGATCTTCTGTGCTACCGCTTCAACCTTGTCGGAATGCTGGACGAAGAATGCTTCTTCCTTCAAGATGCCCTGGATGTCTTCGAGCGTCAAGCTCGGATCAATGCCTTCGGCAACTGCTTCGGAGTCATCATCGGTCCAATCATCCTGCTTGGATTCTTCGGCGCCTTCGAGCACGCTCATAAGGTGGTCGATTTCGTCGTCAGCTTCATTGGTGAGGCCAAGGACGCGGTCCACAAAGGAGCGGATCTTTCCGGCAACCTTGGAGAACCAGCCTGCCAGCTTGGAGAAGATACCTTCGTTCTGTACGGCTTCGCCAAGGGTATCCGGAAGCGGGATGGCTTCGATGTCGCCCTTATCGGCGGCGGCAACAGTGGTCTTCACCGTGGTCTTGATAGATTCGGCGTCCTTCTGTGCTTCATCAAACATATCCTTCATTTCGAGGAGGATTGCGTTCAAGTCGGAGGAAAGGATGGCATCGGCCGCCTTGACGGCGTCAATAGCCTTTTCCAGCTGCGGGCGCATCTTCACGATGAATTCCGCGACCGCCTTGCTCTTCTGCGACTTGGTCAAGGTCGTTGCGGAATAGAGGCCGGCGGTAACGTCATCGCCCGTAATGCCCAGCTTTTCCATTTCAGTCTTGGTCACTTCAATGGTGTGGGCGCCTTCTTCCAAAACGCGCTTTGCGTTGGTGGCATACTTGGAAGTAAGGGTATTGACCATACCATTGAGCTTTTCGTCGTAAATAGCCTTACGAACAAGGAACACGGCGCTGCGGGAATCCTTGAAAATCTTTTCCTTTTCCGCATCGTCCTTAGCGAGGGGGCTGTGGAGACGATTGAGGGCGCTACGCATATCGGTAGGTTCAATCTCCATTTCCTTCTCGAGCGCTTCCTTGGCGACCTTGATTTTTTCGGCCAAATCCTCGGAAACCTGAGTAGTGGCGAGCGCTTCTTCGCAGCGTGCGAGGAATGCCTTGTCATCGTCAAGGTAGTAACCGAAATTTGTCATCTTCGCAAGGGAGCCCTTACGCTTGACAGTGCCGGTAGAGCGCCCGGCCTCGCTTTGTGTTTTAGTCATGATTAGATCTCCTATAGGGTTTTCTAGTAGAAAAATAATAACATATTCCGTGCAGGGGCACATACCTTGCAAATAAACGCGCTTATAGCCTCATAAAATAAAAAGGCGCCCAAATACCTGATTAAGATATTTGAAGCGCCTATAAGCGCATTATGCGCAATTAACTAGATATCCCACGGACCATCCGAAATGTCATCGGGATATGCGTGCGCATATGCAATGGAAGCAGGTTCCAGGCGGGCAAGCACGGCGGGGAGGCTTGTCTCGCCAGCCTGCACAATCACATCGGCAATTCGATGGACAATTTCAGTGAGGGGAACGCGACCGGTCGTCTCATCGTGGACCTTCGCGATTATCTCTTTTTGAGTCATTGGTTTACTCCTTTGTATAATGTGACTTTTTCAAATATACGGAAGGACAAGAAAAGCTCCCGCGTGAGCGGGAGCCTTTACTCAAGGAAAGAAACCTTGATTAGCCCTGAGAGCCAGCGGAGCTGTTACCGGAGGTCGGATTGACCAGTGCAACAGTTGCATCCGGGGTGACGATCGGAGCCTTGGTCAAAACGATGCGGACCACGAACTGCGGGACAACCGTTTCGATTGCCTTCCAAGCAGCGATAGCACGCATGTTTTGGAACGGGTTGTGGGCAACCTTGATGGTGTCCGTGAGGAACGCCGGCATGTAGGTTGCGTCAACCACGGCAGCTTCCCACGGGGAGTTCGGGTTGATGTAGCAACCGATGATTTCGTTCGTAGCAACAACCGTGCTGGAACGGATAATCGTGATGCCTTCGTTTTCGAGGGTACCGAACACGTGCGGGCCAATGCCGTTCTGTGCAGGAGCCTGACGGAAGCCGTCGAGGGATGCGAGGTATTCGCAAGCCGTGTAACCAGCCACGATGCGGTTGATGCGGCCGCGACCGCAACGGGTACCGATGATGGAGCTACCAGCGTTGATCGTGAAGAGCAAGCTCTTACGGTGCTGGGCTTCAGCAATGGCGACCGGGCAGTTGACGTTCCAAGTGAGCGGCTTGCCGTTGGCATTTGCAGCACGCTTGAGGGCGCCAATCACCTTTTCGGATTCAGCCTGAGCGAGGTGGCCGGAGAGGTCCATAACCACTTCGTCTTCGGCAGCACGGCCAAAGCGCTTCTTGAACTGGAAGGACTTGAAGTCACCAGTGAGTTCCTTCACGCCGAAGATGTGGGCGTTGACGAAGGTGGACGTGGTGGCGAATTCAATCGTCGGCACATCCGGAGCCTTTTCGAAGTCCACATCATAAGCGACGGCACCGCCGATGATGTCCTTGCCGGCGATCTTGCCGTCAAAGATGAGGATGAGGTCGTTGCCGCTGGCTTCGACTTCAACAGTCACGCCGTTGCCCCAGAAGGTCGGAAGCATACCCGGACCATCGCACATACCCTTGAGGTCCACATACTTGCCATCTTCGTTGACAAGGCGGACATCCATCGGGACGTTCCAGCGGGTGTTACCGATCACGTTCGGAAGGGTGCACTGGCCGTTGGAGACCTTAGCAACCTGACGTTCGGACATGTAGGCGGTCGGAGAGGACTGCCAGCCCTTGAGAGCGTCAAACGTGATGGCGTCAAAGTTCTTGGCGGAGATGTCTTCGGACGGGAGCTTGCCTGCGGAAGAAGCACCTTCGGAACCGGTCGGGGCGCCACGGTGGTCGTGCCAGGTCTTCCACTTGCCGTTCAGCAAGGAGCCCGGTTCGTTACCATCGGCGTCCATCCAGCCATCGTTCGGAAGAGCCGGAAGACCCTTCGTAGCGGTGAACGGATAACCGTGGGTAAACACCTTCTTGAAGTAAACGATGCCCTGGTCTTCTTCGATGTTCTGCATCGAGGCGAGCTGCGGGGCAACAGTGAGGCCGTAGGTTGCGCTGATGAGGTCAACTGCGATGGTCGGGAGCTTGCCAAGGGAGCTGGCGGAAGAGCCACCGGACACGAGGTCGGCTTCATAACGCTTGTAGGCGTCGAGGTTGGAGCCGAGGACAAAACGAGCGTTGTCATCAAGGCCGCCCTTATAGGTTTCGGACTTGGCGAGGGCTTCGAACTGTTCGGCATACTTGCGATCGTAAGATTCGAGCTGGCGCTGGTGCTTGGCAACGAGCAAATCTTCGTCGACATTCTTTTCATTTACGGGCTGGGCCATAATGTGATCTCCTTGTAATTACTTTTTGAGGCGGGCCTTGATGGCAGTGCGAGCTTCTTCAACGGCCTTAGCCTTTGCAGCGTCCGCAGCAGCCTTCTTGGATTCTTCAGTTTCTTCACCGTTTCCGGCTTCGCCGTTTCCGGCAGCAGGGGCGTCGCCTTCGCCGACCGTGATGGAGGCGAGGACTTCTTCTTCTTCCACGTTGTCCTTTTCTGCGGTGGCAACAGCTACAACAATGCCGCCGTCAACCGGATCTTCGCCAACGAGAACCTGCATCGGACCATCATAGTTGACGTCCTTGGTGGAGAACAGGACTTCAGCAGTTTCAGCGTCCATGTTGATGTCATCAACCTGATCGCCTTCACCACCTTCATCTTCGTTCTTCTTTGCAGCAGCAGCCTGCTTGGCCTTAGCGAGAGCTTCAGCACGGGCTTTGTTACGTTCACGAAGGCGTGCGGCTACGGATGCGGCCGATTCGCTCTTCTTGCCCGTAAACTTCTTCAAAATTTTGATGCTCATAAGTTTTTACTCCTTAGGGAATGTTTAACAGTAATATAACTCATTTTGATATGAAGGGCAACACCCCCCGTTATCTAAAAATTCGGTTGAGGACGGACTCGTGTTTCGGCTTCGACGGAACATGTTGTTCGGCAATGCGATACGTCTGTTGCGGCGCCGGATGCTCCTTTGCGATCATTTCCAACGTTGCGCCTTCTTGCAAACGCTTGCGGACATGTTCTTCGTCCAGTCCCTGGTCGTTGGCAAAGCGGGCAATCTTCAAATCGTTGTTGGCGCTCTTCAAATCATTGGCGAGCGCTTCATTCTTTGAAGCAGCGGACACAATAGCTTTTTCAAGATCGGGGAGGACATCTTCGAAGTCGTGGCTTTCATAAGTTTCGCGAAGATTGGTGTCCTCCGTAGCCATGTGAATCCCCTTAGCATCAAGGGATTCGACCACGTAACGGCGGCCGTCGAGAAATACAGAGGCACCAATCTTCTGCGCAATGCGGAGAAGCGCTTCAGCAACCGCACTCTTGGCTCCGCCCTTGTTAAGGGATTCGGACACAAGAGTCGGATGAGCTTCAAGAAATCCGGGGTCCTGAACGAAATCAAAACGTTCAAGCGCATAGGTCTTGGCGTCCATAATATCGTTCCCTTCATCATTCTTTCCGCAATAATCGCCGGTTGCGCGGGAACTTACAAAAAGCTGGATTCCGGCGCGAAGGGCGGTAAGCAGGTTGCGGCCCATCGGGGTGTCCACAATGACGGACTCCGCTTCACCGGTTTCCCAATTGATATTGCGGGTAAAATGGGAGTAATTTCCTTCGCCGATATCTTCATCGGTGATTTCCGGTTCGTGTCCCACGCGGCCCACAACCCCATTACGCTTGAGGCGTGCCATAAAGTTTTCATCGTTCTTCACTCCAAGCCAAAGTGCCTTGGGATAGAAGCGGTGGTTGCGGGAGGTGCCATCGGGGCAGAAGTGCTTTCCCTTAACAATTGCAAGGATAGCGCCACGGCTATTATTCACTTCGTCCTTGAAGGATTCGGAAATTTGTGCCTTGTCTTCGATAAGGGTGTAATGCTCGAACGGAACGGCATCTATAATTCTTTGAGACATGTATTGAACTCCTTATGCGTTAAAAATAAGAAAAAATGCGCCGGGGATGCACCACGGCCGCATTTATTTGGAAAATTTTTTTGTAAGGGACTACTTTACCAATGGATGCACGCCATCGCACGATACCACGGCTCGTCCGAATCATACACTGCTGAATAGTCCCCGGTAAAGGACAGGTGCGTAATGAAATCACGAAAGGTTGCTCCATCGTTGGATGTCTCCAGCCCTTCAAGAAGATTGCCAAGATCATCTTCATCAAATCCGGCATCTTCAAGATTGGACTTTGTCCGCGCCTTGTCGAACATAAGGACTAGTCCTTGTTTTTGTTTTTGTCCATCAAGGCAAATGCCTCGGCACGGGCAGCATCATTTTCCGTGAAGATTCCACGCACGCAACTTGTGGTTGTTTTCGAGGTCTGTTCACTGGCGCCACGCATAGAAACGCAGGAATGAATGCCGCTGATGCGGACAGCAACCGCCAAGGCCCCCAGCTTTTCCATAATGGCGTCCGCGATGTTTGCCTGCCAGCCCTCCTGAAGATTCAGGCGGCGGCCATACATTTTCACCATACGGACAATCTTGGAAAGGCCCACGACATTGTCCTTCGGAATGTATGCCACATCCACGCGGCAATGCATCGGAGCCAAATGGTGGCAACAGCTGGACCACGCATCGGTGGACACCACCACAATTCCCTGTTCGTACATCGGCTTGGTGGCGCTGCCGTCAAAGTGGCGCTTCTCGGCATCGTCCGCCATATTTTCGCTATTTACCGGGAACATCTTGTTCAGGTAATCGGCGGGGTTGGTGCGATAGCCTTCGGTCATTTCAGTCCACAGCTTGCACCAGCGATGCGGCGTGTCCTTCAGGTTATCGTCAAGTTCCACGTTTTCGGGGATACCAAGCATCTTGCGGAGAAGGTGCTCCACCATCTTTTCATCTTCCTTATTGAAGATGTTTTTGGTGATTACGGTTTCTTCTGTGATGGTGTATTTGCGTTCCAATTTAAATCTCCTTGTAAAAAGCGGGAATAGAGGCGGGCTCGGGAATCATTCGTATTTACTCCGGCTTTCACGGACCGCCCTTCTTCCCTGGATCGATCGTATACCTAATATACGTTTACACCGCAATAGGCGCCTTGATGGCAGGATGCGGGTTGTAGTTGAGCAGCGTGAAGTCCGTGAAATCAAATTTAAACAGGTCCGTGATTTCCGGATTCAATTTCATAGTAGGCAAGGGGCGAGGGTCGCGAGAGAGCTGGAGATTCGCCTGCTCAAAGTGGTTGCTGTACAAATGCAAGTCCCCGAACGTGTGGACAAATTCTCCCGGTTCATAGCCGCATACCTGTGCAATCATCATTGTCAGCAGGGAGTACGAGGCAATGTTAAACGGGACTCCCAAAAACACATCGGCGCTACGCTGATAAAGCTGGCAGCTCAAACGGCGCTTTCCGCTGGCGCCTACGCCGCCCACATAGAACTGGAAGAGGCAATGGCAAGGCGGGAGAGCCATATTGTCCACGTCGGCCACGTTCCAAGCGCTAACTACGTGGCGCCTTGAATCCGGGTTGTTTTTGAGGGAATCCAGCACGTTGGAAATTTGGTCAATGTGCCCTCCATTCGGTGTCGGCCACGAGCGCCACTGGCGGCCATATACCGGGCCCAATTCGCCGTTCTCGTCAGCCCATTCGTCCCAAATCGAAACCATATGTTCGTGAAGATACCGGATATTGGTTTCGCCTTTCAAGAACCAAAGCAGCTCGTAGATAATGCTGCGCAAAGAAAGTTTCTTTGTAGTGAGGCACGGGAATCCCGCCGAAAGATCAAAACGGATTTGGCGGCCAAATACGGAGCGGGTTCCGGTTCCGGTGCGATCGGAGCGGTCCACGCCATTTTCAATGATGTCCTTGAGTAGATTGAGATACTGTTGCATTGCATTCTCCTATGTGTGAAATATGAAAGGCGCCGAATCGCTCCGACGCCTTTCCACCAACCAATAAGGGTGAAACAAAAAAATGGTCCTTGGACGTTTGGGGAATACCTTTCCTTATCGGCTGATAGAACTATTATACGGAATTACACGTCAATGACCGGGCGGCTATTCCATTCGTTGCTATCGAATTTGACCTTGTCCCTGGAAGGCGCAACGCACATCCAAAGGGAGGTCGCCTCCTGCACGCGCCCGTCGCGGCTATGCTTCGGCCACATTTCAAGGTAATCCTTGATATCCGGGATGCAATCCGAATCAACGGTTCCGTAGTCCTCGCCGACGCGGGCAACCTTGGACTTTCCATCCGCAAGGCACTTTTCCTTGAGGCGTTCATACTTTTGTTTGAGATCGCCCATCTTGCGGGAAAGCGGGGTGCCATCATCGTCCTCGTAGGCAGCCAACACGCGACTGAGATTCTTGGGGTCAATCCAAGAACATTCGCGTCCGCCGCTGTAATCCTTGGCGTCAAGAATCATAGAGGCAAAGAAGCATTGTTCAAAAGGCAGCACCGTGCCTTCGGGCTTCTTGGCTGGAGCCGGAGGGGTTTGCGGCTTTTGCGGCGTGCTATCCTTCTTCCCCGGTACATACTTGCCATCGAGTTCGTAGTAGCCACGGCCCAATTCACGGCAGGCATCCTTGTAGTAGGAATGGAGAAAGTCATTCACGCTGTAAACATAATAGGGCTTTCCGGGGACCTGCTCGCGCGTAATGCCATCGGTGTTCAAAAGAACATTGGACAATGCCATATAGTGGGAGAAGATTCCCTGCAAGTCCTGAGCACGCGCCTGATTCTTTGCCTGCGCAATGCGGCCGACCACTTCAAGAAGGCCGGTTGCCTTGCCGCCGCGAATCATAAGGGTTGCCTCGTTGGCGACGCGATCCTCATACCACATTTTCTTCTTGGTGAAAGTAATGGGAGAGTCCGTATCGCCACGCCAGTAGACATCGTCAATACAATCAATCCCGCGCATTGTCTTCAGCATATCATAGGCGTGCGCCTTGACATCATCGACGGTGGTATGCGCGTGGTCGGCAATTTCCTTCAAGGTGATACGCATATCACCATATTCGGGTTCGTTTGCCTTCGAAACCCAATAGGCGAGATCATTCCAGTCCACCTTATCCTTGCGGGCTTCCGTGGTCGCTTCGGCGGCGCCTACGTGTTCAAGGAATTTTTGGGTGAGATAGCCTTTGTTGTACAATTCAAGCAGCTTGGTCTTGAAAGCCTTGGCGATCGGCGCCGTGGAATACAGCTGTCCGGTAAAACGGAAATCCTTTTGATTTTCCTTCGGCTGGGACTTCACAACATCATCATTGATGCAAAGCGGGTAGTAATAATTCCCGCCGCCTTCCGTTGCGATTTTAACATGTTCCGGCCAAAAGGATCCGCTGCGAGGGAAGAGGGCATCTTCGCAATCAATGCCAAGGCCGCCCACCATCACCTTGCTCCAGCGTGCCCCCTTAAACGGGAACTTGCAAGGAACGCCGTTGATCAGGCAGGAAACAACCAAGCCGTCATTCCCCGCCTCGGCGAGCCACTTTTGGTCGCACTTCACATCCGTGATTTTGAAAGGGCTGGATGCCTCGTATTTCTTCTTGATAAACACGGTTTACTCCTTGCTAACGCGCTGGAAGATCTCGGCGGCGGCACCGTTGAAGTGGCGCTCGTAACCAAGTTTTTGGGTAAACAATTCGGAATAGTCCGCAACCTTCTTTGTTGAGGCGCCGCCATCCTTGGAAGGCGCCACAAGGTTGTTGCCGATGTAATCGTGAATGCCTTTCAAGGCTGCATACTGAAGGGCAGCCGAGATCTTTTCTTCGGTAAGCGGCTTCGCCACGTTTACGGCAGCGGTAGCGGCATCTTTCTCATCGCGCCCAATAAGGGTCACTTCAAGCAGGATGCCATCCGGCGTAGGTTCGCAATAGGCGTTATAGCAACTATTGATGGACGTGACAAACCCCTTCGGTTCATTAGCTTCGTACTTCTTTTTTACATACATAATTGACCTCTTTTAGTCAGCGCTTAAATATTCAGTGATACAAATTTCATCCGCGATCATTGCGAAGTAGTTAGGCGTGGCGCCCTTCGTATCCGCGTCGTCGCTGAAGAATACCAGTTTTTGAACAACCCCGCTTGGAGTATCCCTGGAGGTCGTTCCATCCCACCACGCATTTTCGGGGTATTCCGTGCTGTGGCGGGATCCAAATTCGCTCAAATCATTAAACGTCCAGCGGCCATAATAATTGCGGTCATAGCCATCGCCATACGCCTTCTTATAAAATTCCACATTGACATTCAATGTCTTCCCGGACAGCGTGATATCATTCAGGACAATGGACCCGTAGTCGTTGTCCGCGACGCGCTTCTTAATCAGGCTCTTGACCTTCGCGAGGCAGCCTGCTTCGGTCGGCTTCCAGTAATTGGCGGGGACACCAAACACGCCGTCAAGGCATTCGGTCAGGTGAAGGATGTTTTCGCGGTTCGGCTTGAAGTTTTCGTATTCGATTCGGCTGTAACCTGCATACAGCATAACCTTCACGGCAATGCCCAATCTTTTATCCAAATCATCGTGCTCGTAACTGTAGGCGGAAATGCGCACGGCATCATAGAGATCCGAGCGGGCGCTTCCCTTTCTAATGGTCGAGGTCTTCCAGCCATCGCGCGTTTTTTGCTTGATGGTGATTTTCGTGGGGCTGCACTTGAACTCGCACTTGTCATTTTTGAAGGTATACTTCCACCAGTGGGTCGGCTCGGCAGGAGGCTCTTCCGAGGCAGCCGGTTCTTGGGCAGGCGCCGGGGTGGCAGGCGTGCCGGCCGGAGCGCCTTGCTGGGCGCCCTTTTGGTCATAGTAAGGACGATTCATTTCCTTGCAGGCTGCCACATAGCGCTGATACAGGTCATCCGAAACGGACAAGGTGGGGAAGGCGCCGGTGGTATCACGGACGAGACCGGGCTCGCTTTTCAGCAAGGAATACAATGCGGGGAGTTGCGGGAACAGCGGCTTCAAATCCTTTCCACGGACAGAACCGCCGTTCTTCAAAATAAGATCGACTACATCAAACAGCTTTGTAGGGCGCCCGCCGCGGGTCAATGCGGAGGCTTCATTTTGCTGGACAACAAAATTGATGTGCATATTAACCTCCTCCAAAATATACATTACTGGAAGGGTTTAACCACCTAGATGCTCAAGCAGGAGGCGCTTCAATTGCGCGATGGCATCCTCCAAAGAAGTGGTCCCCCAAAAACCGAAGGCCTCCTTTGTGTGCATATTTTGCATATCCTTTATCGGGTAAACGAAATCCTTGAAAGGGCGGACCATCGTAAAAAGTTCGTGCAGGTCCTTGTCCGACATTCCGGCCGGCGCCTCGAAATAGTCCATAAAAGGCCACGGCAGGTTCTTCAATCCGGAGTAGGAAACCAAGTCCCCGGTGGCTGGAGTAACCATCCCCTTCCCCGGGGTATACATGTGCTGTCGATGGATTAGATCTGTGGTCTCGCCGACAATCACCGCCCGGCGATAATACTTAGTGCCGAGGAGGTTGTCCCCGGCAAAATAGATATACTTTTTCTTTTGGGTCATTCTTCGGGTGGCATTGGGGTCACGATATATTCGTCCGATGCGGCAGAATGCACGGCAGTGGCTACCGCCCCGGCGGTTGCCATCAGGTCCTCGTCATAGGTTGCATCTTCCTTATGATTCAAGGCCAAAGGCATCCGCACCACCATCATATACTTGGTGGAGCGCAGCGATACCTCGCCGCCGATCCCCTTGATGGCGGATTCAATCAATGCATGTGCCTCATCCGAAATGCCATACACGCTAGGCATAATCGGAGGTTCCTGACCGGCTGCTTCCTTGCCTTCCGAATACGGAACGGAATACGGCAGGGTAATCGAGAATAGCGCATAATCGCGCGGATCTGCGCTTGTAAAGGCGACTAATGGTTCATCCGGCACATTCTCCACCTCAGTGCCATCCACAGCCGTATAGGTATGCGTATGCGCTTTTCCGGAGGCGTCCAGGGATGCAAGCGGGATGCCCTTGGGGTCATACAAATCAACCACGACCTTTTCGACCGGGAACACGCGGGACCAGGCAAATTCGGACACGCAGTTCATATGAATCTCCGCACCCCACGCATAGGCAAACAGGTTGCCTTCTTTGTAATTGACGAGGTCCGCTTCGCCCATATTCTGTATCACTGTGAAATTCGTCTTCGCTTCTTCCGGACGCTTTTCGGCGGAATTATAGATGAACTCCAAGGAGATCGGGACATTGTAGGTGCTTTGGAATCTTGCGGCAAATGCCTCTTCCAAGTCTTCCACCGCTTCCGCCTTATTGGACACAAACGCGCACGCAATACGGAATTTCGCATTGACCGTGGATTTGCCAGCAGGCCCGGTGATACCCTCATCCGGGGAATCTATCAAACGATAGGGGCGCCGGATAATCGGTTCAAGGCTGGAGCGGGTCCAAAACAATGCCATAAACGGTTTGCTGCGGACATCCTCTTTTGTAGTTGTCCCTTTACGCTGCATATGTTTTCCGGCCAATTCGTCGGAAATCCATTCCTCGGTTTGAGCCTCCTCCGCATCGTAAATGACATTCATACTGGGGTCAAACCCCTGCTCTTTAAACAGCTCGGCGATACGCGCAAGATACGCCTGAACGGCAACAGAAGTAATCATTCGTCCCCCTTAGTCATTTGCCTGCTTTTTAGGGGCGATGGTAATGTGGAAATGTTCGTGCAATGCCTTATGCAATGCCAACTGACGATAGAAGCGGCGGCCTGCCAAGGAGTGGGTCCACTTCAGCATTCCCTTACGGCGCTTGACCCCGGTAATCGTCCAAGAGCGGGAAGTTCTAGCTGCCGAAATAGCATTCGGGCGGTGATAGAAATCATGCAGCGCCTTGTACTGCGGGTCCGGTTCGTGATTCAGTAAAACACCCATTATGACCTCTTCTGTTCAGCGGCTTGCGCCGCCGGCACATTGATAATCTGCGTGGCGCCGGACATGCTATCAAGCAGCGATTCGATGTAACGCGCCTTTTCCGTCCCATTGACAAACGGCTGGACATCCGGGTCCTGAGTAAGCGTGCTGACGGTTTGATAGATATGCTCGATAACCGTGGTGGTCGCATCCGCGTATTCCATTCGGTCGAGCTCGGCAACGTTCACGGCGCAATACTGGCTGACGTGGATGAATTCGTCCGGGACAGAATAGCCATAGGACCGGAGAAGATCCTTGATAATCTTGGTAAGGAAGCGACGAAGGCCGTTTTGCATCATCTTCACCGCACGCGCATATCGCACGTACTGGCGCATTGCAAGACCGGCTGGCTGGGCCGTGCGGCCTTCGGCGCTGAAAAGGAACGAGTAGGGAACACCCTTGATATCCGTAATAAGATTGCGGAGATTGTTGATTTTGTCCGGGATGGAGGTGTCTCCAGCCTGATCGGCGGACAAGGCAACACTGATGCCGCCACGCTGCGTCTGTTCCGGAATCACGCGGATCTTGGAAGCGGAAGCAGCAAACAGACGGATAGAATTCAAATCGGCACCGGGGGCCGGAGCATCATTACTATCGTTGTTGTTGATGAGGTTTTCCCAATAGGCGTTAAAGGACTTAATCTGTTGAAGATCAAGGCCATCCGGCGCCTTCACGCTAATCAAGGTATTGCGCTGCATAGCGGCGGCAATGCCTGCCAAATACAGCTGTTCCAGCATTTCGAGGGAGAACACCTTATCGTAGATGTTCGCGCAGAAGTGGCGGCCAACCGTGGAAGTCTGCGCGATGATCGAATCCCTGCCCTGAATCATAATCTGTTCTTTGGAGAGGGAGAAGCGCATTCTATCGATTTGCATTTGGAGGCAGGCGATATTGTCGCTGTCAAGCGTAGAAATTCGGGTGGCATTCCCCGGGGTGATGCAGTAGTAAAGCGGCTGTGCCGACAAGCCTTCAAGTCCGACCGTGAAGATGGAACCGGGCTGGTAGCTGTCCTTCAAGCCGACAATATGGTGATTCTTATCACGGAGATACTCAACCCAATACTGCCCGTAGAAGATGGCATCGCAAACAATCTTGTTGAGGAATGTGTCCAGCGAGATGTTGAAGCGGAAATCGTCCACAATGCGCTGGGCGCGATTGGAGGACGGGAACTGCTTATCAATGGTCAAATCAAAGGACTTTTCGGTTTGCGGGTCAATCGCGAGGGCATCATAGGCGTAGGCATTGACCATAGCCTCGACGAGGTATTGTTCCTTCAATACCTCGTACTTGTTCAGGTCATTTCGGTAATTGACAAAGTGCTCATACAGCTGCGTCCACAAGCCCATTTGGGAAGTAGGCGCATTCGCGATTTCTTTGAGGCGCTGCTTGTCCGCATCCGATGTGGCAATGGCGTATTCAACGTCAGTCATACGGGACGCGATGGCCCGCATGATGGTGTAGTCCACAAATGTCTGCTGAAAAGATTTAGCTGCGCGAGTAAAAATGTTCATACACTAAATATACTATTTTCCGGTAAATAGGCGCACCGGAATAAAATGCGGCCTTACGGCAGGCGAACGTGCTTCTTCACCTCCACCCAATACTTGAATCGTCCCCACGCAGGGGACTCAGGGCAAATGAATCCGTCCGGAACCCATCCGCCTTCATTTTGATAGCCTTCCACGGCGATGAACAAGGAGGACGCCTTTCCAAGCAACAACTTCTTTGCGTCGTTGTCCATAAAGGTTTCCGGGATGCCCTGCCAATAGTGGAGCAGGTTGACGGCGCCCTGCCAAAAGTATGCCGGCGCCTTCATTTGCGCCTTCACGCCTATGCGCTCCACCAGCTCGCAAATACGATTCATCAATTCCGCACGAGCCTCCGCGATCCTGGCGGCCTCGGACTTTTGGAAGAAGAAATGGAGGAAGGGACTAAATACGCCTTGTCCCTTGGTCACCGGGGCAATGAGGAAGTGTGCAACGGGCACGCGCATACGCTCGCCATTCTGTAAAGGCGGATACCAACACCCTTCCTTCTGCCTTTCAGTGATGGTTTGAAGCGCCGTCGTAATCATATTCACGGCGTCATCTGTCCCGTTGCACACTAACGGACGCCTAGGCTTGCAGTGGTCCGCCCAATCGCGGACAAAGCGATTCGTGGCAATCTCGTCAATCAATTCCAGCCCTTCCTTATGCGTCTTGGTGAAGATGCTTTGGGACTGGCGAATGATATTGGGAAAGCGCTTCTCAATGACGGTGACCGGATCGTCCGCCACCTTTTGTCGAAGATTGAATGCCATTAGTCCTCCGGGAGAACCTCCACCATTGTCACGCGCTTGCGGAAAGCATCGCAGAACTTCAAGGTGGGGACATAGCGTTCTCGGATGGGGACCACTTCTCCGGTATGAATGTTCCGGGCAGGGCGGCGCTTGCGGTGCTGGAGAGAGAAGGTTCCAAACCCGCGGAGCTCGATGGTCTGCCCCTTCGAGATATGAAATTTTACAAAATCCAAAAAGGACTCAACAATGCCTTGAATTGTTTCGTGGGAGAGATTGCTCCCGTCAGCGATGTCAAGCACTAAATCTTTTTTCGTAATGTTCTTTGCCATACTTCAATATACGGCAAATCATCCAATACAAATTGTTGGAACGGTTGAGGCGTGGACACCTTGGAGAGGGCAAACGGTGCAGGCGTTCAAGGCGGGGGCGATTGCGTTGCCCACGTTGATAACATCCCCGGTCACGGTGACAAGGCCGGTTGCCTCCACCTTTGTGCCGGTCGGATCGTGCGAGATTTTCAGGTTGCCATCCCCGGTTTCGAAGCTGACCATAGAGCCGTCCTTCTTTCCGGTAAAGATGTTCTTCCCGAAGCGCAAATAAAAGTCCGTGCTGAGGTCCATCCCCGCCAGCTCCTCCGCAAGGCCGAGGATATACGATTGAACGAAAGTATCAACCGAAATGACCACCTTATCGCCAATCTCATATGAGAAGGTCAGCGGGAGGATTTGACGCGCCGTGGTCTCCAGCTCCGTCTCATTTCCTTTGGCATCGGTATACTTGATGCCGACAATGTAGTTCGGGCCTTCTTCCTTGATTTCCCCGACATAAAAGGACCGGCGGGGGTCAAGAAATTTATGCAATGCACGTAATCCGAGATCGAACTGCATATTGCCTCCTATTTGCGCAATAACAAGCGTATAAGGCGATTTCTGTTTAGGTGTTTGAATTAGTCTTGGGTTTTGCGAAATCGCCGTATACGCGCTTATAAATATATAAAAACGCCGCCGTATTCGCTACGGCGGACATTTTTACTTCTTGGAAGGTTCCTCCCACGGAAATTCAATCCACGCGGCGGAATCCGCATCCAATTCAGGAATGAATTTCCCGTAGTAGTCCGGCTGCTTCCGGGCGGTTTCCTTCGCCACGTCCGTGTAGAAGGTTACCCCGGGGAGATTCGCGTAACGAAGCAGCGTTTGGCCGGTGTCCGAGATGTCATCGCAAATCAGGCAGCCTTCACGCGGCTTGTCAAGGTATTCGATTTTCAGGAGATGGGAGAAGAGGACCGCAAGGCAGGCGCCGCCACGGGGAATCCCGTAAACGCCGTTAAGCATCCTGCCGTCCACCTTCATCTTGGAGGCTGCCCAAATGGCGGCGGCCTTCACCTCGTCCCAAGTGCGCTGAACTGTTCTTGGTCCATTACACATATTCGATCGGGTCCTTTACTCCGTTTGCCTCGAATGCGGCCTTGCGGTCAATGCAGGTGCCGCAGGTGCCACAAGCCTTTTCACCACCCTTGTAGCAGCTCCACGTCAATTCGTAAGGCACCTTGAGACGGAGGCCTTCGGCAACAACGCCAGCCTTATTCAGGTTGATGAGTGGGCGCCACACATGAATCTTGCCATAGGTGCCGATCGAGATGGCGTTGTCCATTGCATCGGCGAAGGCGGGGGAACAATCCGCGTAAGCCTGCCCGGCGGCATCATCCGCATGTGCCCCGTAAACGACAACGGCATCTTCACCGGGGAACAAGGAATCCGCATAGGCGGTAGCGATGGAAAGCAGCAAGCCGTTACGGAACGGAACATAGGTGCCGACGCGGCCTTCGCCATTTTCGGCGATCTGTTCGGAATAGGACTTGTCCGGGATTTCCGTCTTGGAATCCTTCATAAGGGAGCACACATCGCCGGCATACTTCATCACGCAAGAGATGTCTTCCTCGATGTGGCGGACGCCGTAGTATTCTGCAACCTTGCGGGCGCATTCGAGTTCCTTGTCGTGGCGCTGCCCATAGTAAAGGGTGGCGGTCACCACATTTTCTTTGCCATACTTTTCGATTGCGAGGGCGACGCAGGTAGTAGAATCAACGCCACCGGAGTTAAGAACGAGAGCCTTCATAGATAACCTCTTTAGGTATTAAATTGGGCAGCCCTGCGTAATTGGGAGCGCTGTATCTCTTAGGGGCCGCGTTGTTCGAATATACGAAAAAAGGCGCCCATAATAGGGCGCCCACCAAGGAAAGGACATTGTGACCCCCGGAAAGGATTTGAACCTTTGTGGACGGTTTCCGGAGCGGCTTTTCAACACTATAGCGCTTTTCAACGCGGCCTCCGGTCCTATCCCTACCCTAATCAGGGCGGCAGTTTTGGCCATCTCCTGCCACGCAAGGATCACAAAAAGGATTACTTCTTCATAGTTGGCATCTCCGTTAAGGGTTGCAATAACAGCCCTTATTTATACGGACCGCTAGAACGTATCCCAAATCAGCTGGTTGAGCTTGGCGACCGCACAACTGATCATATGTCCACGGTTGTAGCCGTAGGCACGTATGAATTCAGGGACGCTCGTTACCGGCTTGATGTAGGTGAAGCTGTCCACCGAATCAAAGTCAATGTAACGCGCCAGCTTGCTCGTAATGCCGAGGCCGTGGATATGAACATCGCGGGCGCGGGCATACCAAACGAGTTCGCGCATCAGGCGGGCGACATCGTGGCAGTTGGTCAAGCCGGAGCCTGCCACGCCACCGATTGCAAAGAATCCGCCGGGTCCTACCTTTTCGCAGTAATCGGCAAACTTTTGAATCGGGTCGAAGATGTGCCAAACCAGCGTAGGTTCCTCGCCGACAATGTCAATCAGCTTCTTGCGGAGGCGGGCGTATTCCTGCTCGCCAACCACGGACTGAATATCCAATTCGAAGAAGTGGGTGAAATAGCGGCGATACTTCTTGATGAACTCGCCGTAGGCTTCCACATACTTGTCAAGGTTGAATTCGCCCTTCAGCTTTCCCTTCTTGGCTGCCATCATCATAGAGAAGGCGCCGGAGTCAAGCAGGATCTCCTGACCGGGTTCGGGGCCGGAATAAAGATCCAGCGCCTCTTGCACGCGTTCCGGGGATGCCTTGCTCAAATAATAGAAGGACACAAGGACATATTTGAATTTGTGTTTACGGAATGCTTCCTTGGACACTGTCGCATGAAGCTTTCCGATATCAAGACCGGCATAATACTTCATTGTTAAACCTTATCCCAACCAATGATGTTAAAGTCTTCGGCGCCTTCGGAACTGCCGGTATCAACCGGTTCGGCGTCGGTCGGTTCAACCGGTTCGGCGTCGGCAGGCGCTTCAGGATCCGGAACCGCCGAAGCAGGCGTGGCGGCATTGTCTTCGGGGATTTCACCAACCACTTCGGCGGCCATACCAGCTTCCTGAGGCAACATGTTGCGCTTCTTGAGGATCTTGGGGTCCAGCGGGCGGATGTTCTTGATGTCCGTAATGATATTCTTCATTTCGGTGAGATACTTGGAGTGAACGCGGCCGCCCATAATTTCCTTCGCAACGGAGGCAAAGTCCAGCTTACCGAGGGACTGCGTCACGTTATCGATGATGCGGAATTCATCTTCAGCTTCCTTGTCAAGGTTGGAGATGATGCAGGGGATTTCGTCCAAGCCAAGTTTCTGCGCTGCCATCAAGCGGCCGTGGCCGGTGATAACGACGTGTTCCTTATTCACGACAATAGGAATTTGGAAACCGAAGCATTCAATGGAGTTCGCGATGGAATCCACGTTATCGGCGTGGGTCTTATTGTTGTTCTTGTAGGGGTAAATGTCCTTTACCGGGAGGTATACGATTTCGAGTTTGTGTTCCATTGTATTCCTTTTGAAAAGATACCTAAATATACGAAAGGAGGCGCCTAAATAATAGGCGCCCCCTACACCAGGAAAGAAAAATCGTCCGGATATGACGCGCTGAATTTCACAGACTCAAAGGCTATACAAGGCCATATCCGGTCCGTGAAAGTAGCAGCTGAATTTCACAACTTCAAAGGACTATACCTATGCCTTCACGGCTCCCGCGCGGGATAATTGTGCCCCCTGCTGGTAACTTGTTTCCCCCGGCCCTCACGGCCACCGGAGAAGCACACACGGGAGGCGTCCCAATCGTGCTCGCCAGCTGTCCCAATCTCGAGCTTGGACTTACCAGCGTTCTTTCAAATCTTTGAAGGTCTCCTAGCGCGGTGGCGCGACGCTTCCCTCGCAAGGGCTGGGCGTCCGGAGCTCCTTCGTTTTGAGTCATGCCCAAGGTAGGATACGGACCTACAGAGCCGATTCGGTCCTCGGCCAACGGATGCCAAGTGTATGCTTTTCCACCACAAGGACTACACTCAAAAAGCTATCAGGGCAGGACTTACACCTGCATTGCCCGCGGAGTGCTATCTTTCCCTGCCGGGATGTTTACACCATACTGCCGCCGCCGGATTCCTAAGCACAAGCGGTATTAGCGCCTGCTCGTTTAGAAGACCTGAATTTTTAGTGGACCCGCCCGGAGTCGAACCGGCGCATCCTCAACATCGCTTCTGCCTACCGATTGGCTGTGGCGGTTTCCCGCCCAGTGTTTACACGCACCTTATTTCAGAGCTATCGGCATATTGCGTTGGTTTGAGGCAAGCCCGCGCGTTCACAAGCCCAAAATTCTTTTGGCTGCATCTTCACAGCCTCTTAGTTGGCTGCGCTCCCATTTATTTTAACGTCCCCGGAGCACTCAAGGCGGGAATGCCACCTACTAGCCATTGTTGCGCAACTAGCATTCGGCGCTTTCAGCGATGCTTGCGCACCGCCTATTTCCTTAGTAGCGGGACCCGGACTCGAACACGGGGACCTCGTGGTTATGAGCCACGCGAGCTACCAACTGCTCTATCCCGCAGTAAATCTATACGCTTTTGACGTAGCGCTACCTGCCCATCTCAGGGAGGACCTCCTAGAAAGAGGTGCCGATCTCTTAACCCTATTGACCGGTCCGAGGGAAACTACTTCATTGCTTGTCAAGACAACTACGTAGGCGACATGGCGTGCAGCTTGAAGGACCTAGCCTCACTGTTTAACCCATGCGGGCCTGCACGCTGTATTTTTCCGATTTCCTTCAGCCCAATGCGGCCTCCGGCGCTTTGCCTCGGCCCGCTTCGCTTATCACGGTCACCTTAGCAAAACCTCATCGGGAGGTGATTAAATATACAAAAGTCCTTACGCGTTGGCAGGAGCTTCAGCCGGGGCAGCTGCTTCGGCCTTCTTGTCCGCCTTTTCCTTCTTTTCGCCAGCATGTTCGGTCTTGCGCTGGGCACGGAGCTGCGTAAGTTCGGCGAGCGGGGCGGAGAAGTCCTTGCCGTTCTTCTTCAAAGCGGAGACGCGGTGGGCAAGGCGGCGAATTTTCAACTGCAAATCTGTCATTTGGATAACCTCCAGTTATGGGTTGTTCGTTATTTGTTGATATATACGGACTGTCCCAACCCTTCGGAATTCCGCGAAAATTTCGCCGTTTTTCAAGAAAATGCAGAAATCTGCAGAAAACGGGTGTCTTTTTCAAAAGAAGTATCTATATTATGGACATAAGGCCGCAGGTAGCGGTCGAACCAAGGAAAGAACGGTATGAGCACAATCCGCGTAGTCCGCAAGGCATACGGCAAATACAAAAAGGAGCACTGCATTGTCCAATTCGACAAGTCGCTTGAACTGGACTTTGAAATATGGTGCAAGATATATCTTGAAAAACTCTTCAAGAAACACGGACGCGACAATATCGAAATCAGGAGGTAATATATGATGAAAGAACTTTCAGTGCTCCCGCGTCCATCGCGCACAGCACCCTTCCCGCCGTTCGATTCTACCAAGATCAACGTGTCCGAATTGCCGGACACTATGCGCCCCAAGCACTACTCGATCACCGCCGACGCCGATGTTGCATCGATTGATTGGGTTACGCAAGATCCGTGGTCCACCGAGGACTGGAAGCAATTTACTAAGGCGCTCATCAATGCATTCAGGCGCAACGGCTGCTACGGCTACATTGTATTAGATATCCGTAACCGCGACAACACAAAACACTTTCACCGCACAATCACCGTTAAAGGAGGCACCTATGCCCGTCAAAGCAATTCTCAAACTTCTCGAAAGAAATCACGCCAAGGCACTCCAGCCCCGGAAGAGGGCGCTGGCAACCAAGCTGGCGAAAGCAAGAAAATCCTCGTAAAGCAACGCCTTGAGTGGTCCGTGAATACCCCGGATCTTCTCAAGGACATTATCCCAAATATGAGGGCGTCGGAATCGATCAGCCCTTCCATCATCACAATCTTCGGGAGCCTTTTGGCTGAAGTTGCGAAGCGCGCGACAGAACTCCACGACCCGAAGCTGGATTCCCTTATGCTCCGCCTGAACCTCTATGAATGCGATGGCGCCAACGGGGATGCCAAAAACAAATGGCGCGTCAAGATGATTGACAAGCTGGAAAAGATGGCAAAGGAGAAGCAATAATGAAGAACCTCATTTTCAAAATCCTCCTCAAAATTTTCAAGATTCCGGTTGTCCCTAAAAAGGACTACCTGGACCTGCTTGCGCGTTTCTACCACGCAAAAGGCGTGAGCAGCTACAATCTCGCCCAATACAATTTCATTCGCGGGGTACACGAAAAGGACAAAACCGTGAAAGCCCGCCTCTTCCACAAGGAATGCGAGGCAACCTACCTGCGTAAAGAATTTTATCGGCTGGAAGATCGGGTCCGCCACAATTGGCTGGACGAGCTCAAGTGGCCGGCACCTTATAAGGAGTCCAATCATGAATCAGTTGGATAACGTACTGCTACAGCAGCAAACGCTTATCACCTGCCGTGCTTTCTTTCCCAACAGCAAAAGCACTTTCAGCGGGGTGATCTGTTATAAAGACGGGCGGCCTGCCGTATTCGTAGAAATCAACCGCCGGTGGGATGGAGGCGTGACCTATGATATAACCTATGATGTATGGGTTTATCAGGACCATACAAAGACCATCTATTCCGTATCGTATGACCGGATGTGCGCCCGCCTAAAAAAACTAAACCGCATTTTATAAAGGAGCTTAACTATGTGGGCAAAATACTCGCTTTACACACTCCCGCTCGAAAACGGGAGACTCCGCAAACCCGAAGAACTTCCCAAGGAACGCAGCCTGCTTGACTGCATGATTCACAAGGCGACTTCGGAAGCCACGGCGGGGAGGAAAGTTTACCTGCTTGCGATGGACATTTCGGAGGCGCCCTTGGTCCGCCGCATTACGATGCTCAATCCGGACCTATCCTCATTTTTAAAGTCGGTGAATGGAAAGCTCGTTGCCTGCACCCCGCCGGTTCAACCCCGCCAGTTCAGCCCGGTGGCTTGGTTTAGGGCGGTTCCGGAAGAAGGCGCCGTGGTCGTCATTTATGGCGCCGATATGATTTTCAATTCCTACGCGGCCGCCGTCAAGGCGCTCAAAGAGGCGCAGGAGGTAAAGAACTGCGAAATCATCTTTGCTTGGCGCGACGAGGATATGCCAGCCATACGGCCGCCGGTAACCTTCTTTGCGTGGGACGAATTGAATCCCCCGCCCGAAAAGCCGATTCCGGTCCACACGCCTTTCAAGGTCGCCAAGGAGGACTATTACAACAATCCAAAATTGATGCAAGATCCGCTCCTGCTTTATTGTCCGGCAAAGGAACTCGCCTACAAGCTGGACCCGGAGGATCCGTGGGACCGCAGACTCCTTGATGCCTTCAACAGTGAAATGCGGAAGGGATAACGTATATTTAGTGCATAGGTTCGTTTTCTTTCATAATGTCTTAGGGCGCCGTTCATAGCGGCGCCCTTTTGCGTGCGTGTCCCCGCCGATTGAAAGTATATTTGTGGTATGCCGCACAGTTACAATGTCATTACGCGCCACGCCGATTTCAGGGAATACATCGCCCTCAAGCACTTGGTTCAAATCCAGGGCTTCGTTACGGATGTCTACCTCCCGCGCGAAGGCGGCTATGACCCGAAGACAAGGACTGGTTCCATCTACAATAACAAGGACCACGAATACCGCTATCCGGACGAGCCGGACTTCCAAGCGCGTATCGCCTACACGGATCCGCAAGCCGACATGTTCGATCACGGGGATGTGCAGGAGGTGAATTTCTCCAACATTGCCTACACGCTCAAGCGCCTGCCTCCCGACATCGCGGAAGCTGGCAAAGGGCAGTTCCGCCCCAAGAACAGCAAGATCGAAAAATATTGCCCCGGGGATATCGAGCAGTATGCCAAATTGTATGTCAACTACGGCGGGATGGACTTGTCATATTTCGTAAGAGAAATATCAGTTTTGCGCAACCCAAATGCCAAGGCTGTGGATGATGAGGCGCTGATCAGGCTGGAGCTCGTAATTCACGTATAACGCGCTTTTAAGGCGATTTTAAAGGCGCCCCGAGTATTTGGGCGCCTTTTCTATTTTCCGGGCTTATACGCGCCTAAAACGCACAGCAATCTTAGTGGATAGGGTGGGATTTGAACCGACGAACCCCGAAGGGAGCTGATTTACAGTCAGCCTGCTTTGACCATCTTGCATACCTATCCAAATTCGCTGGAAAGGTAGGACTCGAACCTACAACCATCCCGTTAACAGCGGGACGCTCTACCAAATTGAGCTACAATCCAATGTTTCGTGGAGCGTATCGGACTTGAACCGATGACCCCCTGCTTGCAAGGCAGGTGCTCTACCAACTGAGCTAACGTCCCATTAGTAGTTCCGGGGGGATTCGAACCCCAGTTGTGCGGATGAAAACCGCATGTCCTAGGCCACTAGACGACGGAACCAAATTTGCGGAAAATAAAAACGGCACCGTTTCCGGTGCCGTCTCCATTAACCGTTAAATGCACTTGGAAATCAACACCGCACAGAACACGCAAAATAGGCTTCGGCATTGGCCTCGGCTTCATAGTAGAAATTATTTGCGAAGTTCTTTTTCATGTTGAATTTCCTTTACGATTGATAATATAGATACGGGCTGGAGATACGGCACGAGATTTGTGCAAAAAAAATCCGGCGCTTCCCGAAGGTCCGCCGGACTAGTCACGGTTCTTCACTCCTCCGGGTTTTATCCCGCGGCACTGACCGATGCCGCCCGCCCTTATTTCGTAGGCGGAACGCCAACGCTACGGTAAATAACCCCGGCACGTTGGAAGCCCATTCTTTGAAGCACAGGTGGGCAGCCCTGCATAAAGGTTTGCACGCAGTGGACTTTCACCACAACCACCGGATCCACACCGGCACTCTCAGTAACCCGGGAGCTACCCGAACCACCTGTTATCTTCTTGGTCTTTGCCACCAGTAGGCCTCCAAGTGTATGCATCCACCTGATGGGCTGAAATGGTAGGTGTCCATCCGAATTGAGTTATGCGTGACTTTCTTCTATATACGCTAGCGGGGAACCTCTTGAGGCTCGCTGATGGCAACATATTCAATCGAATCCATCACGGCGGCCTCGCCTTCACAATGCCCGTAGCCGCCCAAGCCGCATACAAGGGTCTTGCCGCCTTCAACAAGCGCCTTCAATTCCTTGCCGCCCGGCAGGCTGGGGTCAAGTGCCACGCTCGCCACAACATGTCCGCAGGTATCCTGAAGAACATCAATGGTGCCGCACTGGAGTTCTTCCTTCTTTTGGTCCATCTTAGGCCAGCGAAGGGTTGCCACGCGCTTTTCCGGCGGGCGCGAATTAAATTCCGCCACTGCCTTTTCGGGGAGCGCATAGTGACGATGGTTGCGGTTGGATTGAAAATCCATCTTGAGAAGAGTGCCTTTAACTTCCATTAGAAAAAATCTCCTTCGTTGAGCATTTCACTTGCGGCTATTGGGGTGTGGCCGCCGAGCATAAACCAAACATCATCATCCAGCGGATCCGGAGATTCCGGGAAAGAGAAGTTCTTTACGGATTCCTCCGGGACGTGGTAGTAGTTGCTTGCTATGCGGAGAGCATCCGCTTCCGGCTGCCCTTTAGAAATCATTGACTTCTGAAAATAGCGGGCCTTCATTACCCGCCGTTCTTCGGAGTCGCTTGGATCATAGCCTGCCATAGGCGCCTCCTTTAACCGCCAAAATGGGTGCGGTTGTATTCTTCCCGGCGCTGGCGCTCTTTTTCGCGGTAGGATGCTTGGCGATCGGCGGCGCGATACTTTGCCTTATTGGTTTCGTGTTCAATGATGCCGTTGAAATCGGCACCGAGCATACCTACGAGTGCGGTGCAAAGATTGATAGCGGTCATTTGCCCTCCATAAACGTGACCATTTCGGAAGTAAGGTTCTTCGTGGCGATAAATCGCTTCAATTTAAGGGCATACCGAAGAGCACGGCTTTCGCCTTTTTTTGCGGCGTCACGCTGCTCGCTGGCAAGGACCAGGGCGGCAATGCCATCAATATCATTGTTCTCGATAAGGACACGCGCCTTTTCACGGCGGGTAGCCCGCTCGGCCTCCAATTTCAAAACCCCGTTAAGGGCTTGCACTACGGCGCTACTCATACGGGCCTCTCTTTTACATCGTCTTCCGAACGAATGCCAGCGGCGAGCATCTTGAAATTCAGCCAAATGTTCTTAACGATATGCCCGATGCAAGTGGCGTGGCCGTCCTTATCAAAGGCAACGCGGACATACTGGCCGCCGATTTTGGAGCTATGATTGACGCCCACGACCGCCATAAGCCACAACATCGCTTCGCAGCCATAACGGGTTCCGCGAATGTCCTTGTCAAGGAACTGCCCTGCCGTGAGGTCGCCAACGGTGCAGGTGCCTCCGCCAGCCATATCAACGATCGCGGACACCTCAGCAAGGCCGTTGGCATCGCCGAGACCTGCTTCGCGGAGAGTTCCGTTTTCAATGGTATACCCACGCTTGTTGAGAATTTCGGCGGTGAGCTCCTTCATTTCTTCAATTGCAGTGCTACGCATTAGCAGGTCCTCCCGTTTTCGTAAACGTACTTCAAGGTGGGGAAGCGGAGGCTGAACTTGCCGTCCTGAGACTTTGTTTCTTCAAAGTACTTCACCGTGATGGTCTTGCCAACGATCTGCGAAGGATCTTCCATCCACGCGATACGCTGTTCGCGGCTCATACCGGAGCCAACGCCGACCTTGTTCCCCTTATGGTCAATCACAAGGCGGGTGACGCCCTGATACTTCACGATGCCCTGACCCGGCATTGCGGTAGACATTTCGCCGACCTCGACGCCTTCAACAGTGTATTCGGCATCGAAGAACTTCTTAACCTTCAAAAGGTCCTTGGTGCGGCCGGACTGATAGGGCACGTCCTTGCGCAGCATAAAGCCTTCCCAATTGCCTGCTTCCACATAGCCAGCCCAGCGGTCAAAGTCCGCCTGACAGGTCAAACGTTCCTGCTTGAGCGGCTTCACCCAGCAATCGCCGTGGGGCTGTTCTTCGTAGGCGGCATTGAGCTTGTAAAGCAGGTCAAGGCGCTGGGAGAATGTCTTGCGGGTTTTGCCAAGGCGGAATTCATCGTAGGTGAGCACATCAAAAACCTGATAGCAGCACGAAGTAATCGCGTAGTCCTTCTTACGGATTTCCTTCATCACGGACTGGAAGTCTTCGTCGCCGTTCTTGTCAATCTTGCAAAGTTCGCCATCAAGAACCCACTGGCCGGAGAGACCGAGGCAGAAGGTGGCGACGGCAGGCTTGAGCTTATCCAGCGTCACAAATACCTTGTTTTGGCGGGAGCGGAATTCAACGCCCCCATCGCTGACGATGGCAACGCAGCGGACGCCATCGCACTTGCGGGAGGCAAAGTAAGTGCCATCCACCGGATTCACGCCTTTGACCTTTTCAAGGTGCTGCGCAAGCGCAACTTCAAACTGGTCATCCAGTCCAAGCACTTCGGAGCGGTAAGTGTCCCAGCCGATGCCGAGGCTCAAATCGCGGTCAAGGACCTGAAGAAGGAAGCGCTGCATTTCTTCATCCCAATATCCCAAATAACCCTTAATGTGTTCAATCGCCGCGTTTCCGGTAAGTTCGCGAGAAGCAAGGCGTTCAAGTATTCGGTGGAAGCCATCGTACCAGCTGCCAAACCAATGATCTTCACGCTGTTTCTGAATTTCAATTCCCTTGGACGTGATGCCATAGGTGATCGATTTGTCCATCGCATCGGCGGCAATCAAATCCACTAATTCACTGCGGTGGTTTTTGAGAAGGGAGATCTTCTCGGAAAGGGTGGCAGCCTGACGGACCTGCGCGAACACTTCAATTGTTGAATTCATAGTTATACCTCTTTTACTTCAAGGATTTCGTGCTCGCACTGATCGAGCCCATAAATTTTCTTACATTCATCTACGGAGCGGACGTGACATTCCTGCTCCCGGAACTTGCCATCGCGGCAAAATTCATCGCGGTATTTGAAACGGACATGAACCATATTTACACCGCCTTGTTCAAAATTGCATAACCCTTGAAATCGGAACCGGTGCGCCAAGCGTTTGCGGCTGCCTTGATTGCTTCCAGGGCGCTCGCATATCTTTCCTTGCAGGTCCACGGCAATGCGCGGGCGAGGAAAAGACCACGCGGGGTGATCGGGCGGCGGGCGCCGGTGTTGGACTTGCGGTCATACCAGCCGCTGATGCAGGCGTCATAGAGGGCGACCGCATCTTTGCCAGCCTTTTCAACATATTCGCGGAGAGTGTCGCGGTCGTCCGGCCTGCCGATAAGCGTAAGGATATCAACCTTGCCTTCGCCATCGGCGGAGGCGCCTTGGGAGAAATTATTTTTGTGCTTGGATTCAACGCGGATATCGGTTCCGCTCAAACGCATCAACTGCTTGGCAACGTAGGTGGGGAGCGCTGCATCGCCTTCCGGATCCCAGCGGAGGCAGGCAATGCAGAAAATCAAATTGGCGCGTGCGCGAATTTCATCGGCGCCCATCGGAGAGCGCGAGCCATAATAATAAACGGCGTAGTCAATGACCTTTTGGCACTTCTTGTAGTATGCTTCCTTGTTTGCTTCCCAGCGAGCCCAAACTTCCGGGGTGACGGCCGCCAATGCGGCATTGTATTTCTCATAATCTTCCCGATAAAGATCGGAAGTTGGGTGTAAGTCCGTTACCATATTTTCTTTCCTTGGGTTTCGGCGCTACCTGCGCCGGTATACCTTAAATATAGTATCGTCGTTTGAAAAAGACACTAGGATTATTCGAATTTTTCGGAAATTTTTTGAAAAACATTGCAGATTTTTTCGGCAACGGTCGCCAAGGACCGCACCCGGCGGTTCAGCCTAGTGCGTTCAATGGTGCTTTTGGCGTGGGCAGCCCGGTATTCGGGGTCATTCTCCCACCGCTCATTGGCGTATGTGCGGGCTCGCTCGCGCCGGGCATCGGCATTCTCCGCATAGTTCTTTTGCCAAATCTCGGGATGAGCAGCATAGTATTCGCGGTTATATTCCTTTTTGTCCTTTGCCATCGTTGACCTCGTATATTTATGCTATGATTATCACAAAACAACAATCAAAGCGTTTACGCTATATTTGCGGGACTGTTGATTACAACCAGCCCTGCGTCAAGAAATATACGGGCGGACCCGAAGGAAAAATCCGCCAAATCGGCAAATTCAAGTACATTGAACGCGGAAACGAGCTCGTTTACTTCGAATACGATGGGAATGTTACTCCCCTTTCCAACTACGAAGCGGAAGAATTCCTTTCGGCGCTTATGGACGATAGCGGCTTCCATCTTGGCGGCTGCATTCACGTTGAGGACCTGCCCTCAGCCGACACAAACAATCACAACGATATCGTGGATGCCGTCGCCGGGGCGGTTGAACACCAAGTTCAAATTGATGTCCAGCCCAAAAACGAAGTTCACGAGGTCAACGTTCCGGTTGAAGTCCAGCCTGCCACCGATGACTGGATGGATGACAATGGCAACGATCCGGACAACATTGACCAAGGAACCGCCGATATCCCCGAGCTCCTAACCGAGGAAGAAAAGAAGGCTGCCGAGGAAGACAACCTCCCGCCAGTGATTGACACCTCCACGGAAATCCCGCCCGTTAAATTGACGGAGCACGCCATTACCAAGGAGGACGCGGAGAAATCAATTGAGGATGTGGAAGGGCAGCCTTTAACCGGGGCGCCTACCCTTCCGTTTGCCTCGCCGGATGCCTTCAAAGGAATCAAGATGGTTGACAAGCCGGTCCCTCCGGTAAAAACCCCGAAGCAAATGTCCCCGGAAGAGTTGACCGAGGATGTTGTCCGCGAAATCTCTATGACGGCAGCCGCAAGGGAAGCGGCACGCCTTCATCAAATCGAGTATATGAATTTGCCGGATATTCCGTCGCAGAACATCATTCGCGCGAATGCAAAAATTCCCGGTTTCTTGGATGACTACGGGAAATGTCTCAAGAAAGTCGGGATGGCTCGCACGCTGACCGAAATTGCAAAGGCGCTGCCCGGGCAAATCGATTGGATCTTTAGATAAGGAACAAACAACATGACCTACATCGGCATCGACAACGGAGTCACCGGGACCATCGGAATCCTTGATGGCGACACCTCCATCTTCGTTGAAACCCCGGTATTCGAAACCCTCGGATACCAAAAGTCCAAGGTGCGCCACATCAACCGCATTGATGTGCCTGCCTTGAAAAAACTGCTTGAACAATATAACCCACTTACGACCCGCGTGGTGATAGAGAGACCGATGATCAATGTGATGCGCTTCCAAGCATCCATCTCGGCGGCCCGTTCCCTGGAAGCCACGCTCATCGTATTGGAATCCTTGCGCTTCGGCTACGAATATGTCGATTCCGGCCACTGGCAGAAGGTGCTCCTCCCGGCGGGAGTCAAAGGCGCCCCGAACCTCAAAAAGGCCAGCAAGGAAATCGGCCTGCGCATGTTCCCGATGCACGCGGAAATGATCAAGAAGCACGGGGATGCGGATGCCATCCTCATCGCCGAATGGGCGCGTAGACGCGGCGTTTAAAGCGCGATTTACGCCTGCCTAGGCAATTACACGGATAAAACAAAACGGCGCCTTAAAGCGCCGTTTTTGCGTAAATAAACCGGGTCCTATTTATTTGGGTCCGGTATGGCAAACCACTTGGTAACGGGGACCTGAATAGACTTCCCTATTTGAGGACAGAACACCATAAAGCGTTTGGATTCCTCGTCGAATTGGGCGAGCACCGGCTGGCGCGTTTCCGGGAGGACAACCAAGTAGCCGAATTCGGATGCCCTATTGGGGCGGACCTGATTGAATTGGCGCCACACGCCCGGTTCCAGCTCCTCCGCCAATTTCCGATTCTTGCCGTGATAAATGCTATAAGCGTGGCGGCAATCGGGACAAAGGGAGGCGCCATACCAAGCCGCCCAAACAGCGCCCGGTTTACCGCAGCGCTGGCAGCGGTGGCGGTTGGCAGCGGCCATCAAATCATCATGCGTTGGCGCCCGTAAATCATCATGCGTTGACATTTGTGCCTCCTACATACCGGCCTCAAGCGGGGAATCCCCGGCCAATGAGCGAACAAGGGCGTCCAGCTTTTCCTGAGAAAATTTGCAACGGCCTTCCACGAAGCCGCCAGTCGTGAGGTTGTTAGCAGGCGGGAAGTCGGGACCAACCGAGCGGTATACGCGGATTGTGCCATCGGCCTTGACCACGTTGGTGAGGAACGAAAATTCGAAAGTCCAGTTGCAAGGACCGGGGTTGTCCTCGAACTTGAATTTCGTTGTCAGGCGCACCGTAATGAAATGATGCGCGTTGGAGGTGAGCGTAGTGTCGAACGCCAGCTCCGCAAACTTCTCGCGGGAGAGATGGTAGGACAATGCCTTCTTCGCCATACAGGTCGCGATCAATTCAATCACGCTGATGGCATTGAACAGCTTGGTGAGTTCCGGTTCGGTTTTGATTTTTGCTGCCATATTGCCTTTCCTTGGTTAGGCGCCAACCCGGCGCCGTATACCTTAAATATACATTCGTATACTGAAAAAGACACCCTATTTCTTAGGTATCTTCCGTTTGAGGGCATTTTTGAGGCAGTTATGGCGATGGCCGCCTTTCATATTGGGCTTGTAGCGCTGCCATCCGCCGTCGTGGTGTGTAACAAAGGTTCCAGCCTTTACGTGGATGTAGCTGCCGAACCCGTGGCGGTCCACCTCAAGCGGAATAAAACGGTCCACCGCATATTTATACACGGTGGATAGGTCGGTGAGCTTGACCGGGATGGTATACCAGCTGAACTTGCGCATTACAAATGAATAGCGGATAGATCCGCAACGTAATAGTCCGCCTTGCATTCTTGGCAGCGGTAGTGGCGGCAGACCACGCCCCGAAGTCGGACCGGTTCATCATACACTAGAAAGCGCGTGGATCCGCAAATGCCTGCCTTAATGGGACGCGTGCATTTGTCAGGAACCTCAACGCGGATTCGATGCGGCTTGTAGTTGAGCTTGGTGCTTTCAATCATTTGATAGCGGCCTGCTGTTGTTTCTTCTCAAGGACTTCCTTGAAAACTGCCTTGAAGCACTTTTCGCACAGGTCAAAGCGTTGGCCCTTGCTCCGAGGCTTGTCGTAAAGCATATCCTTGACGTTGATTTCACGGCGGGGATTCTTTTTGCAAATATCGCAAACAATCATTTTGATGCTCCTTTTTAATAAAGTTGGAATACCTTAATGCTGCCGCCTTCTTTCTCTTCGAAAACGTTATACTTATAATCGGTCCCGTCGAAGCGATCCCATGTTTCGCGCTCGACCATTTCACCGGCAACAACACGCATACTGCCAGCACTCACCGGCAAAAGACCGGACTGTTCCATTCCGTGCTGATAGCCGACAACATCCAGTTCGTCATCAACGTTTTCAAGACGCTTCTTCAAATCTTTAACTTTCATATGGATGCTCCTTTGTTAACTTACCGGCAAAACGACCACCGCTTTTCATAGCAGGTCATACACATATGCCCATCCTGCATTGTTCCGGGCGTGACCGGCTTGCCACATTCTATACATACGTTTTTAGGAACTGAAAGAGACACGCGTTTAGTTTTCTTTCGCAAAGTCATACTACCCCCGGCACTGCTTGACCCTTTTACGGCCTTTACGCTCCACATTCAGCCACTTCTGCGCTTCTTCGCAATAGCCCCAGTTTTCCAGCAGCTTGCGCTCGGCGCGGGCCCAATTCGCGATCGCGTGCCACATTCCGCGAAGCAGGCGACGAATATACACCTTCATCCCTTCATTGCAATCGATAAGGCGCCGGTTTTCTTCGGTCAATCTGTCAACCTTGAATTCCAGCTCCTTTATCAAATTCTTGCGGTAGTTCGTCACGCTTGCATCACAAGCAACGGACTGCTTGAGTTCGGCGATGCGCTGGGCTGCCTGCTGGAGCGGGCGGCATACAATGTGTTCCGACGGCATAATGCCCTCAAACACATCCTCGCACATCTTGTGCTGCATCTTGGCGATCTCGCCATTCAATGAGGCGATCTTCGCATCCTTCTCGGCGAAGGCATCCAGCAGGTCCTGAATCTTCACGTCGCAGCGCATCGGCTGCCCGGCGATCTCGGATTCAATTTGGGCGGCACGGAGTTTTTCTAGGAGTTCTTCGCTTTTCATTTTCCAATAATCCTCATTGGTTGTTCGGCGGTCACAATCCCTTTGCCGGAGGCGATGGCGTCCGCATACTTAGTAAGCAGGTGATCCCGCAGGGCTTCATAATCTGCAACTTCGTAGGCGCCTTTGTCTCCAACGCGCTCCCACAGGTGGCGGCGCTTCATACAAAATCTTTCGCGGTCGCTGCCAAGCGGGCAGGCCTTTTCACGCTCCAGCCAACGCAATGCTTCCAGCTTTGCCCAATTAGCGATTGCCTTCCACATAGCCTTGCGGAACGAGAGCATTGCATTTGAACGCTTGCCAACCAGCTTTGCGAGCCTGCTATTGGAGGCTTTCAATTCCTCAATAGTACCATCCTTTGCGAGGCACTTGCTTTCCAGGCGGTCCGCCTTGGTTTGCATTTCCAAATAATTCTCTTTTCGGTCATACGCGATCTTGCGAAGGGTGCTTCTTTCGTCGGTGAGGTCCTTAATAATTTTGTCGCGTGTCGCTACCTGCTCGTCCAAGAATTTAACCTTCTTTTCATAGGCCGCATTTTCGGCATTGAGTTCATCGATCGCGGTTTGGTTGTCATCGCGTTCGGCGCAGGCATTGGCGGCACAGTCTTCATACTCCGCCAGCTTCTTTTTCAGGTCCTCAATTTCCTTGTCCTTCGCCTCGCACGAGGCAGCCTTCGCTTTCAACTCCTCAATTTCTTTTTGACAATTCTCCAAGGAATCCAGGGGAAAGCCGCAAATTTTGGCAAATTCATCAAATGACACGGGGTTCTCCCTATTAAAAAGGGCCCCATTTTCAAATTCTTCCAATCTTTTGCGCTGGTCCTCAATTTCTTTATTCTTTTCCGCAATGACCTTATCAACGTCTTCGGAATCACACACCCACCGTTCGCCGGTCTCCGGGCTGCCAATCATCCAGGTCTGCAACGCCATAGTCTTCGGGCGGGGAAGGTAGTTGTCCTCGTAATCGCGGATTGTGCGGTCCTTCACGTCAAGCAGGTCGCGCACTTCCTGAATATGAACCCACACGCCCATCGGATCTTCCGGCATGAAGGCAATAGCCTTCCCTGCGCCTAGCACCTTAATATCGGGTCTATGTCTTTTCAAATTCTCGTTCATTTGGTTGCCTCCTCATCATCATACGCTTCTTTTTCGCGCACAATAACTTTTTTCCTGCCGTCACGGATCACCCAATAATCTCCTTCTTTTTGGTAATTGCAATTAAGCGCCGTGCACATTCCATCTAGGAATCCTTTTAGGTATTTAAGCTGGACGTTTTCAAACCCAATAACATCGTCATCGCCTCGCTTTTGCTTGTCGTTAAGAATTTCGCCAACGAAATCCTCTAACTTGTTTTGCAGAAGTTCAACGAATTCGGTTCTCATTTGGCAGCCTCGGGCTTATTGAAAGAGTGATACCATAAATTGTGGCGGGAGATGTTATTGTCTTCCTTGCCAAGGCGGAGAAGTGCAGCAACACGTAGCTTAGAATCAAACTTGCGCCCGCTTTCGTCTTCCCATATACGCCAAAACCAAAAGCGGATTCCGCCAAAATCCAAATGCCAGTGTGCGGTGGAGCGCTTACGTTCGATGCGGCGGAGATAGGCGTTGCACGCCTCCTTACCGAGCGCCTTATAGAACGCGGGGATCTTTATTGCCTTCTTCATACCACCTCCTTCGGCACCACGCGGGAAAGCAGGGCCTCCGCTTCGCTATCCGGCAAAACTTTGGCACCACGCAAAATCTCGGGCTTGATTCCGGTAGTATGCTTTTCGGGGCGCTCCCAAACATTCACGTAGCCCCGGCAAACCACGATCCAGCAGTCATACTCTATGTCAACGGAGCCAAGACTAATGTTGTAGTCGCGGTCGCCATTTTCCGGGATAAGCAGGCGGGGAGAAAAACCCAGTGCGTGAACGATGATGCGGCCGTTGCCATCCGGCAATTCAATCCACTTCCCTACCAAGACAGCGGCATCGGAAATGACCTGCCGAATATAGCGATGGCGCATATCCGCTATCTCCATAAGAAGGGCGGTTGACTGTTCCTGCTTGGCGGCAATTGTCTGCGCCAAGAAATTGGACTGGGCAAACTGATCATTCATTTGACTACCTCCTTAACAGTGGCAACGGTTTCAACCTCGCCAACATATACCTTATCATTCGGGGCCACATAATGCCATACCGGAGGACGATACTTGGTATTCCGGTCAGCCATCTTGCTGCGGGCCGCACCCGGCGTTTTGAAATGGGTTGCTTGCGCCAAATCCTCGGTCCAGTCGGCACGCCCTTTCTTGGAGCCCCAATACAAGCGGGTATCGCTGCTGTAATTGCGATTCCCTTCGCTAGGCTCGAAAACGATAACCCAGTAATGTTCTTTGCTTTCAAAACTCATAGCAGCGCCTCCCAAAGCCAATCGACCAGCTTATACAAGGCAATAAGGAAAAGCGCAATCCCAAATCCGAGAAGGATGCGGCGTGCCCCAAAACCGAGGGTGTTCTTGAGAGCCTTGCGGAGCGTGTAGCCTGCCTTCAATTCAAAGTAGAGCATAACGAAAAGACAAACTACCGCAATGCCGCTGACCACATATAAAATCAAATCATTCATACTACGCCTCCTTTTTAAATCTCCCCGCGACGAATTTTCGCATTGCAATCGCAGCAAACAAAAAGATTGGTAACAAGCCTGCCGTGGAAGGAGACACTATGCATCGCGTGCAATTCACCAGCGCCCCACGGCTTATTACAAATAACGCAAGTTGTAAAGTAAGGGTCCTTCAACTCCGCAACGGCAGGGCCAGGGATAGGGCGCTCTATAATCCCACGCTTTAAAAGCAGGGCATCCACAGCGGCCTTACGATACACCAGCTCATCCGGCAAAGATTTACCGGAATAAACGCCCAAGGCAACCGCATCGTCAATATCCGGGGACTTGCGTTCCTTCAAGCGGGCGATCTCGGCGTCCTTCGCAGCGAGGACGGCATCCACATCGTCCTTGAGATATACCCTAGCTTCTTCGCCCTCCTGCAACATCATAAAGTATGCTGTTTCGGACTTCAAGCGCGTTTTATCTTCCATAAGGCACCTCCTAGGCACGCCAAGTCAAGCGCAGGCATCTATCGGCGCCTACAGCGAAGAAGGCATTGATCTTATCGGAATCGATATAGTGGGTGACGTAAATGTGGTGGTTTGCGCTCGGTTTGACAGTGTCATCATCACGGAGATACACCTGCGCACAATAAACACGATCCGGATGAAGTTTGAGCAGCGCGTTATACATTGCTTCAGCCTGAGCGTAGGCCGTGGCGAAATCGTGGCTGCTCACAGAGATGTTGGCTTCTTCGTTGGCGTAGCAATCTTCGGCGCCATCAAAAAGGCCGGTGAATTGAAAATTCCAATAGAGGTTTCCGCGAGTCTTCTTCATATGTCTTTCCTTGGCTGGACGCCTACCCGGCGCCTCATACCCTAAATATAACTACTTGATTTGAAAAAGACACCCCTTTCTAGAAAAAAAAATAATTTTCTTGCTTTTCAACAAAAAAGGGTTCCTTTTGGAACCCTAGTGGCTGCTGCCTTTGCGCATCGCCGGAAAACACTCGAACCCCATCCGTGCGCTCTACCCCGTGCTGAAGGGCGGTACTACCGGCAGCAGGCCGGAAAATTCAATAATACGTGCCCGTTTCCCCGGCCCCTAGTCGGAGCAATTCCAACGGACCTTCCCGGGTGTCCGCCAGCCTATTGGGCCAACGGGCACGTATCTATTCGTGGAGATGGCGGGAGTCGAACCCGCGTCCAAAAACACCTACTCATTTGCTACTACACGCTTATTCCCTGTATTTGTTCTTGCCTTGCCACGCCCAAAGGGAAGCGGCGATGCTTCGGCCAGCAACGACAAATTTCAGGTCTTCTCCTCGTTGCCAAGATTCAACCCTATCCCGGTTTGCGACTCGGATGCCACCCCTCCGGGAATGGAGGCGGATCCAAGGGTTACCCTAAAATTAGGCAGCCATTGCTACAGGTGCAGCATTTATTCTTTTTCAACCTTTTTAACGAGTGCCCACGGCTGAGACCTCGACGTGCAACTCATGCATCAGCATCCCTGTCGATACCAAGCATCCCCAAGGAACTGGAAGCTGTGGTCCACCCAAAATCAGCCAAATAGCCCCGCGGGAAGCGCCTTGAAGCAATGAGGCGACAACCGTTGGGTTGCTTCGCTAGATGGCTCTTTTTGGATGGACCTGCCAGCTGTCCTTAATATACGAAAGGGGCCAACCCTCTACACGTCTGCGTTGGATTGGCCCTTTGTTAGCTTTCGCCCTCACCGGATTCCGGCGTTGGGGCACTTGCCCCGCCTTCTCTCTCACATCCTTCGTAATCATCGTGCCAGTTCCCGCGCGACGGGCCGCAAGGCAGCGACTTTCCTTCTTGCTCCATCTTTTAAGGCACCAAGAACAACGCGTGCCTCCGGATGTCTTTATATACGAGGTTCCGCTACGCCTTCTTGAATTCCTTGTTGAGGAACCAAATGTGGATGTGCGCCGAAATCGCAGCATCCACCTTTAAACGATGCGGTTCCCCGCCTTCGTCATAGGTAAGCACCTCATCAATGTCATTGCAGGAAACCTTCGTCCACGGGAATACAATATATTGGATGTACTCATTCTTTGAAGGATCGTCCATAGCGACGTGTTCGGATTCAAACCCGCAAGGCACGCCACAAATCGTCTTCCCGTTCTTGAGAACAAGTCCCACCATCGGCATTTCGAGTCCAACATGCTGTTTCATAGTTCCTCCTAAAATTCCCCGTTGGCAGGCTGGAACACGGTGTAGCCGAGCTCGCGCCACTTTTCGACCATTGAATTGCGGTCCTCAAAAATCACCGACGGCTTGATGTTGTGGTGCGCATGCACATAGGCTTCCAGCATTTCCGGTTTCGCAATCACATCGTGGCGATCGTCGCCATCCTTGCGGAAAAGGATAGGCCAATGGGCAAGGGCAGGCGCGTGGCGGTTCAGCCATTCGCGGGTGGCGATTTCGCACGATTCACGGCGCCCGGTACAGAACACAATGTTGTAGCTCACGGCAAGCGCCTCTATAACGCGAATAACCGGCGTTATAGGCGCGTCTTCGCCACACGCCGCATAGAAGCCATCCCAATCCGGATTATCGCCTTCTAGGTATGTTTTTGCGCGGGCATTGGCATCGGAAATCGTGCCGTCAATATCGACTATGGCGTATTGTCTCATTATGCCTCCAATGTTGCTGCCGTCGCCGGATCGTTGTCTTCTTCCACCACATCAACCGGGGCAGGTTCAAGCGCCTTCTTGTCTTCCTCGGTGCCGAACTCGCGGACGAGGTCACTCCAGCGGAAATACGTAATTTCGTGGAGCGGATCCGGATGGAAGCGGTCGGCAAGGCTTACCACCTCCTTCGGTTCCTTCATATTGCGGATGGATGCGATCACGCCATCATACTTGTCATTGATTTGCTTGGTTGCCGCTTCCAGCTGTGCCGCACGCATCTTTTCAACATGCGCGACCAAATCTTCAACCGTGGCAGTATCGGCGATCTTAATCATACCAAGCACTTCATTCAAGGAATCATACTTGATGGTCACATAGGACAATTTCGAAAGCGGGGAGGAGTGGCGGTCGGTATAGCGGACGCCTTCACCGACAAGATTGACTTCCCACTTTTCAAACTTGAGGGACGTGACGCTCAAAAGGATAACATCGCCGTCCTTTTCGACGTGCTGGATCTTGTGGCCGACCATATCCTCCAAATGCTTGACGGCATCCGGGAGGATTGCTTTCCACAAGGTGTGGTTGAGTTCGTCAACGATCTTGGCTTCCTTGCCCCAATCGCTATGCGTGACCTTACGCGCTTCGTTGTAGCGTGCCAGCCCATCACGGACCTTTTTCAGTAATTCAGGATTCGGCTTGTTCATTTGCCACCTCTTTTCAAATAGGATTCATATTCCATATGAAGAAAATCGCCCATGCGGAAAATGTCTTCACGTGAGAAAAATTCATACGAGAGCCCCATACGCGAAGGCACATATGTTTGGAAGTGCTCGAATGCGGATGCCCAAAACTTGCCACGCTTGTTGTAGGCTTTTTCCTCTTCCTTGGAATCCCATTCGCAGTCCCCTGAATCCAGCCACCAGTATTCATTCTTGTGGATGCGCTTGAGAACTTCATTCTCCTTGGCGAACATTTTGAAATTCATTCCGGGGAAGAACCAAAGGACGATTTTCTTCCGATGCTTTACCACGACGCAGTTGGCGGCAACATCGAGCGGGTTTCCTACCTCCACCGTTTCTAGTCCAGCCTTGATGTAGCGGATGGCACGGGTGAGGGAATCGTCGCCGGTTTCCTTCCCTTTGTCCACGATGCTCTTTCCCCATCGCATCCACTTGTTGGGGTCCTTCTTGATGTCCGCCTTCAAGTATTCGTGGAAGGCGTCGCGGATAGAATTGAGTTCCTTCATCAATTCTTCTTCCGGCTTGTCATACAGATAGGCGTCAAGAATCCTTGTGCTCATCTTTAATCTCCTTCGGGACTGCCAGCCCAAATTCCTTTTGCATAAAGGCGGTTACATTGTTGTACGCCTTCGTGTTGCTTTCCTCGGTGAATCCCCGCCAATCGGTGCGGGCAGGATACACCTCTTCCACCTCCCCGTTATCCTTGAGGGCGAGAACGATCACCCATCCAAAGATATGCAGGAATGCGTTGACAAAATGGAAGAGTCCGGTATTGCGGAATTCTTCCCAAGTTTTCTTTTGTACTGCCATATTATTCCACCTTGCTGATTGATACACCCAATTCGTCCACCAGGCATTTCCGGATGGCATCCTCGAGTTTATTTGCGTCTCCCGCGCTCACGTCCTTTCCCTTGTAATAGGAAATCAATTCGTGGGCGGCTGTTTTAACGTCGATGTCCACCTCGATTTCGACATCAATGTCAATATCGCATCCGGGGCATTCAACTTTCTTTGTTGCAATCATTGGTCCTCCGCAGTTTTTCAATTATGCGTTCACAGATTTTGATGGTGCTGCTCATATCAATGCCGCCGGGACGATTTCCCTTGTATTGAGGCTGCTCGCCCGGTGCTTGCCCGGTCCTTGCTGGATGCTTGCCCCAATCGCGGACATTAAAAAGCTTCTTTCCGGCAAAAAGAAAGAGCGCCAAGAATGCCAGTAAAATCAACGCATTCATTTGCCGCTCCTCGTCATATCAATTACACGATACCCCCAATTCTTTTCCATAAAGGCAGCCAAGCGAGGGCCGCCAATAATCGGAAGAGAACGGTGTTTACGAATAGCTGCGCTTGCAGCTTTAAGCGTTTCTAAAATTGAATTCATTTCTTATTCCTCCGGTGATCGTTCCAAAGTGCCAAACGCGGGTGCTTGTGGTGTCGGCGGAACAGATCGAAGATCCGCTTCCCGATATCGGTCACGTGGAAATATGTAAAATGATTATTGATTGATGCCTTTTCGCAAGTCATCAGCCCGCGCTGGACTAGGCACATGCAAACGTCGTATGACTTCCCGGAATCAAAGGCGAGATAGTTTCGATGGCTTGGTCCGCCCCATCCGCTGAAATGCGGGTATGTATTGAAGCCGAGGCAGGACGACATCATAATCAGTTCGTCCTTGTTTAGATGCTGGCCGAGAAAAGACAGCCTCAATCCTTTTGCCATAATGGAATCTCCTATAAACTAGTATGGGCGCCGCAAGGGGAGGCCTCGAGCTTTCCTTGGGCTTTGGGGCCCGCACCCGGTCAACCATCCTCGCAGCGCCCTTGAGATTGCGCACCTCTCGTTAGCTATCCTGCCTTGGCGCGATGGCAGGCTCTCGTCGGGTATTTCGGACCCCGCGTCGCCACCTTTCGTCTTCGGCGTGGAACTCTCCGCGGGTGTTCTCCCCTTGGCGCACTTACGCGAGCCTCATTACAGAACATCCAACCATTGGGGGCGATTTCAATGCTTTTTTCTGAGGACTTTTATGAAATCGTAAGAATGACTGTCCTGTTCTTAAACACAGCATTTGGCTCCGGGGCGGTTAGGCGTGGGCTACTGAAGGGAGCTTTTCGCCAGACGATGAACCCTAACAATCTTCCCCGGTGCCAAACGATTTAATCACAGATGCGGCGTTTCTTCGGCTGCTTGTTTTCGTCGCCTTCGCTTGCCTTGGCACCCGAAATCTTATCGATGATGTCGGCAGCCTTGCGCATATAGTCAGCGGCCTTTCCAAGTTCGGCCATCTTTGGATCTTTGCTCATTTTATCCTCCGGTATAACGGGGTTGAATGGTATTCGGCGCGAAGCACGTGGCAGGCTTCCGTGCCTGCTTCCGCACATCGTATGCCTAGTTGCTGAAGCACTCGCATATAGTCTTCCCCGGTTGTGGGGCGTGCCCTGCGCACTTCAGGAATGGTGATTACATTTTTCCAGGCGGACGCCTCGGCTGGCGTCATCCCGGCGTAGTTATAGGATATATACCCCGTATGGGACTCAATCCCCGGGACAATTACATATCCCGCATCGCTGCTTGCCTTGAAGGATTCAAGTAACATACCCTATCCCGGCAAACGATTGATTCCAATAACTACAACAGCTTCTTCGTTCTTGTCCAGCGGCTGAACGGCACCGGTGCAAAAATCATACAGCGCCTGAGCCTTCAAAGAAGAGTGGACAACTGTGCTGCCGATAGTGTGGTTGTTGTAGAAGGAAACCAAATACGGGACAGCGTCCGGATCGACTTCTTCCACTTTCACACTGGCATCCGGGGATGCCCAATCATGCGTGGGTGCGGGGCGCAACGCGGCATCGAGGCGCTTCTTCGTGTCATCCACGCGCTGCGACGGCAGGCCCGCAACTTCAAGTGCAGGCTTGTCCGCAAACACACGGACCTTTTCATCAAGCGTCCAAGTAACGGTGTTCTTGGCGGTTTCGCTTGCCTTCAGCTTGGTGACAACCAAGTCAATGTCCTTTGCACGGAAGGCGGCGTTCAGGTCTTCCACCCACCTGCCAACCATCCATTCCAGGGTCGGGTTGTCGTCGATGAGATGGAGGCGTTCACGTTCCGCGTCCTTCAACATGAATTCAGAAATGCGGTCCGCCTTATTGAAGCAGGCGCCGTGGTCCCACTTATCGTCGAGGACTTCCTTGACCACTTCCTTCAACTGCTTGAAGTCCACGATCATTCCGTCCTTATTCAAGCCGCGAGGGGACGCCACGGTGATTTCGACTTCATAGCGATGTCCGTGGAGATGGCGGCATTTCTGCGCATAGGAGGTCAGCAGGCGGTGCGCGATCTCCAGCTCGGTGTAGGTTGTCAATTCCAACATGAGGTTAAGCTCCGGTTACAAGTTTACGAATGCCAATTACAATGAGGCCCACTACAACACAGAAGGCAGCAAATCCGGCAACCGTGAAAACGATTGCCACGAACCATAGCCAAATGTTATGCAGGCGCCTCAGGAATTTTTTCATTTCTTTCCTTCGGAACTCGTATCCGGCGCCGGCACATCCTTCAAGCGCATCTTGCAAAGACGATCCGCCGTCGAAATGACGTAGTCGTAAAGTTCCGTGGTTTCTCCTGCCGTCTTCGTGCGGGAGAAAATAAAGGCAAGGATCGCCACAATAATCTGTTGAATCGTGGCATTGATGACCACCGGGGTGATGACGCCTTTTCCGTTATTGCTGAAAAGGAATCCGCCGGTATGAAGGGCGCCCATGAGCGCCTTCTGTAAAGCTTTTTTGGATGTTTCAAGCGTGTTCGCCTGCTTGACGGCGTGTCTGCGTTCTTTTCTGTTTTTCATGATATCCAAATATACGATATGATTATTTCACCGTTCCCTGCCGCTGGTAGGCCAAAGCAGTTTCTTCAAAGTCACGCCCAGTGATCTCCTTCCACGCGATAACCTTGTAGTCCACCAAAGAATCGCTCTTCAGTCCCCAAAACATTCCGTTGTCATCGCAAAGCAGGACCTGATAACTCACGGCGCCTACTTCCTCGCCAGTTTCCTTCGCATAGCGCTGGACCATACAAAGGTAGGTTTCCTTTTGATATTCCTGCACATTGGGCGCATCGCCGCATCCCTTGTAAGGATGCCAATCGTTCTTTTGAATATCCATTTAGATCTCCTTGAATTATTGCAGCACCCGAAGATACTTGGACAACGAGTCCTGCTGATATTTTATCCATTGAACCTGACAACTAGGTTTCTCCCTATCGGGACATTCCCGGACAAGTTCAGCGCGTTGATTGACCACGGACTGATATTTCAATTCTTTGCAGTGGACATTATTCTTGGCGCCGCCTGCTATAACCAGCAGCACAATACACACTAGGCATGTTGCACCCGAAATCAGTCCCACCTTTGTTGCCTCCGTAGGCGCCAAGATAATGACGAATACGGCTATGACGGCTACAAATAAAAAGATCCACCAAAATTCACCAAACGTGCACATCATAAATCCTCCATTATGATAGGCGCCTTCTCTCCCATATTAGGCAAAGCGCCCACCGTATTGAAATCAATAAACTCATTCGCTTCCTACTCGGTCATTCCGTCCTGCTCGCACAAATGCTTTACCATAAGGTTACGGCTGTAAATGAGCTGGCCGTCCGTGCTTATTCCGATAACGGCGCTTATATAGTCCGGACCTTCCAAAACCACGGTGTCCGTAAAACACTGCTGGGTGAGGTATTCCTTCAAATCCTCCACGCGCTCGAATTTCATTATTCAACCTCCTTTACGGGGACCTTTGTGTTGACTTCCGCAACGATCATTTCATCATTGTCCGTGATGCCAAACCAGGGACATTCCCGGTATTTCTTTCTTGCCTTCGTCATTACGGCCTTCGCGGCCGTAATGGAATCGAACCGGGTCGCATGCGTAAGGTCCTTCAATGTGAAATCCTTTTCCTTCGCCCAATAGCGAGGCTCGTACCCGTGGTCCTTGCTGCCGTACGGAATTAGCATAAGGACATAGTATTTCTCGGTTCCGGTAAATTCCCTCATCCCTTGCCTCCTTTGAGCTTGCTTTCCTTGAGGGTTTCATAGCTGCTGCGGAAGCGCCCGACCTCGGCGGACCACCTCTGTATCCTGCCTGCGTTGGGATGCTGCTGCGCCATCTCCTCCTTGATCAAACTGTCCAGGCGATAGATGAGTCCGTGAATCGCCAGCAGGCGGAGGGACAAGTTCAAGCGCCCGGCGGCAACCGCATCGCGTTCCAATTGGGCGATCACCGCGTCCTTTTCTTTGTTGGCCGCTTCCAGCTCGTGGATCCGCTTTGCCGCCAGCGCATAAGGATGAGCGTGATCCGCATGCGTAAACAGCGGATAGTCCTTTCGCGGGGGAGGCGCCGGACTTGCCTTCTTGGGGAGCGGGGGAAGTTTCCCTTCTTCCAGCAATTTCTTGTTCTTCCAGTTGGTCGTCATCGCGCTACCACCTGAAAATCAGCTTGCCGTTCAACTCGCCTCGGTCATACGCCCATTCCAGCGTAAACCCTTCAGCCTTGAATTTCTCCTTGATGTCCGGCAAAACGTCAACCCCGCATATGGGATTGACCCCGTGGGTCTCGCCGCGATACTGCGGCATTACCTGCCCGCCTTCAATGCGAAATTCCACGGACTTTTCACTCATGCGCTTCGCATTGGTCGTGACGTAGTCGAGAACCTCCTCCTTCAGCTTGAGGACAATTTTGCGGAGGTCCTTCTTCTTGCCTTTTGCCATCAGGTCATTCAATTTGTCCTTGAAGGCGCCGGGCTTCAACTTTGCAAATCCAGTGATGTCGCTCATACTAGCCTTTCCTCCAGTTAATGTTCCCGCCGAAGTATTCCTTCAGGGACACTTTCCCTTCCTTCGACGTTATAGTGAAAAAGACACCTCTATCATTATACGAAACGTTGGTGACATTTCTCAAGGTGTCCACCTGGCGGCCGCAAATGTAAACGGTGTAGGTGTCCCCGATCTTCGGTTCCGGATGCGCCTTGTCGTATTCATACTTCCGGTGCATCTCCTCCATATGATCTTTCTTTCCTTCCAGCTCCCCCACGGTGCAATCAAAATAGTAGTAGTCCACGCTATGGGTGGACAACGGACCTATGCCAAGGTAGGCACGATTGTTGTGGTCCACAATCCACTGCGCAAGATCCTGCTTGTATTGGTTCCGGGAGAAGATGCCATCAAAGAGCCCCATAACTAGCCTCCTACGAATCCGTCCATCGAGACGGGGATGCGGCCGCGATAACGCTTGAACGCGGCCAAGTGCTTTTTCAAATGGTCCTTCAGCGGACCGGTTGCTTCCCGAATGCGGCGTTCGATGTCCCGGCACTCATCGCGGAATGCCTTACGTTCGAGCTTGTGGCAATTCATTTTGCCTCCTTCTTGGGCGGTTCGATGACCTGGCAGGTGAGCACAATCTTCTTTCCCGTTGTCCGGTTGGTCCAGCTGATTTCATAGGCCTCGTGGTCCTTCTCGATCTTGCCCATCATATATTCGGCAGCCGCACGGAGCGCCTCCTCGGTCACCGGGCTCTTGCTCTTCCATACCCCGGGCTTCAATATCGTTCCGGCATAAATTCCGGCCAAGCCGCAACCGACATGATACTCCGCCATTTAGTATCCTCCAAACGGCCAGTTGTCCCCGTCATCCTCTTCCTCGTCCTCCAGCAGCCAACGGCTTAAAATGTCGGCGGCCTTTTCAATAGGCCACGAAATGACATTGACGATGGCCAAACCGGCCCACTGAATGAAATCAACAATCTTACGCATTTTTAGATGCCTCCAAAAAATTAGGGAACGTTTCCGGCTTGCGCAGCCAATCTTCCCGCGTGGGATAGACCTTTTCCTTGTGGTCCGAAAGCCACTTGGTGAAGCCCGCAATCAACGTCAGCGCCATCGACGAGAAGCACAGCATTCGGTCCGCAAGCCCATCCTCCAGCAAAAGGAAAAAGCGCTTGCCGTCCGGATGGAAGTAAACGCCGACCCCGATCGAATAGCCAACCTCCGGGCTGGCAGGATCGTGCGATTCCACATGAAAGCGGCGGACAAGCGTTCCCTTGGGGTGGGCCTGCAATTCCATTCCGCATGCGAGTTCCAATTCGCCATATTTGATTTCGAGCTTCATAGTTTCAAATCCTTTTTCATTTCATACCACCCGTCGATTCCGCTGACATCCAGTCCCTTCGGAATCTCGCCGGCGTGAAGCCAGCAGCAATGTGCCGACGAACCTGTTTCGTTAAACGCATATACCGGGAACATCACTTCGAGGTTCTTGGGGAGGACGCAGACCACTTTCCTCAGGTAGGGTTCCCTGTTCGCGTCCCACACAATCATCCAATGACCTTCCAAATACCATACCCCGTCAACCGCCTTGATGCGCCTGCCGTTTACGAGGATCGCTGTCCCCTTCATATTTTCCTTCATGCTTATTGCCTCCGCATACATCTTCGTCTTGCGGGGCGGGCGCTTCCTGCTAGGCCTCAACATTGTCGCCTCCGATCGTGTAAACAGTTTCCCTGCCATCCGCCACCACCGTGCACTTCCAAGGCTTATTGTCCGGTTTTGAGTCGACTGCCGGAATTACGGATTGTCCCCTTTTCAGGTCCAGTTCCGGGGGCACCGGGAGCCCGGCGGCAAGAATGCGCTTCCTTAAATGGGAACGTTGCTGCGGCGTCATCTTGCCGAAGTCCTGCTTCATCGCGTCTTCTATTCTCATTTTGTTACCTATGCCATATTACAGGTGAATGATACTATCTTATACGGGACATCTTTAACTTTTGTCCATCCGTATATTTTTGGTCGCTTAGAAATGAGACTTGAAATTTTTCCATACAGATTTAGAGGCAAGGCGAACGCGGCGATTCTGCATCGGCGCGGTTCCGGCACGGTCGAATTGAAAGGCGCCAAGGCCCTATACGACCTCTATGTGTCCGGGGTATCATTCCGCCTTATGCCCGATTCCCCTATCGATGCCGTCGTTTTTGATTTGGATGAATTGTCCGCCGAGGACGCCGCAAAGCTGGACCAATATAGTGCGGACAATGCATTTGTGGCAAAAAGTCCATCGGCGGTATTGTCCGTCCCCGGAAAGGAAAACCGGAGAAAGATTTTCTACAACCTTTCAAAGGAATACTCCTATGGGGAGTATGCGCAGGCATACGGCAACGCATTCATGCAATTCTCCATCGAGGCGGGGCTAGGCGCCATCGCCTACGATCATTGTATGGACTCCCCAAGGCAAATGACCTTCGGGCGCCCGGATCCGGGAATGTCCGGCTCATATCGCAAGGTGGATATAGAGGGACTAGGCCCTATGCGTATTCCGATGCCGCTATCCCGCTATGACGCCAAGGAATTGTTTGGGATAGACACGAAGGTTATGCTGCCATCCGCCGAATACTTTTGGAAGGGGAAAATTGACAAAGGCGAACGCTATGCCTTCATTTGGAAGAAAATCATCCCCGCCGCATTTGCGTGGTATAACTTCTTCGAAACGACAACGGAAACACGATGGGGACTAAACTCGAATCGATTTGAATTCAAGGATTGTGTCCGTGCGGTAGAAAGGGAGATAATGCGATTAGGCGTCCCGATGGAGGAGGTGACGGAGGTTATCCGGGGGAATCTATATGCGGCCTACAGCAGATTCAAGGCGCCGCCGTTGGTGGCATACTCGCCCCGCACGGGGAAGGTGGGGCCGGCGTATTGGGATGGGCTGACCAGTTCCCGGAAGAAGGAAATATATGTCCGCCACAATGAGACCGCGAAGGAACGGCGGCGGATGAAGCAGCTTCTACGGGGACGGAAGAACAAGCCGGGGCGCAAGCCGAAAATGGTCATAGAGACATTGACCGACCTGGAGAGGCTATGGGAGGCAGGCGCAATTTCGAAGCCTTACTACTATCGAAAACGGAAGGAGTTTGGGCAGTGATCTTCGCCTGACGCCTAGACAAATGGACCGGTTCCGCAAAAGAAGGGACCGGTCCATTTTTCTACCAAGTTGTCCGTTTTACGCAAAAAACCGGTCCATCTGTCCCTTTAATTAGGAGACTGTCCCTTGTCCCCCAAAATCTTTGAAATTTAACAAAAAACGCAAATTTTTCTGAAGCAAAATGTCCGTTTTTGTCCACTCCGTATTACTCCATACCAATATACCGATGGACCAAGTCTATGTATTAGGAGACTGTCCGTCGGACAACTTTGGCACGATGGACATATTACTTTGTAGGGTATGGCGGACGAATACTTTATATGGACGGAGGACCGCTACCTTGCGTATAACGGACAGGTAACAAGTTGTCCGAAAGGGAAAAAGAACGTATATTATGGTATATGAGTGAAAGTAAACCAGTGCTGCTGTATACGCAAGATGGATTGGAAGAGGTGCGCCAGCGCGTCAATACGACGATGGTGAATATGATTGACCGCACCGTTCAATCTATGGACCGCATGTCCAAGAGGCTGGACGAGGTGGAGCTGGCGATGGACAAGATGTTTGATCCATCGAAAATGACGCGCAACGAGCTGATGGCGTATACTGCATTTCTCCGGGACAGTTTCCGGATGCGCCAGGACTTTTTGAGAACATTAAGTGGCTACGATGTGAATATCTCGAAGGTGCCGGTTCAGGCGGACTCGACGCCGATATATGATGAAGAGAAGGCTGATGCTTTAAGGGACGAGGTTTTGCGCCGTGACAAGAAGAAAGAAACGGAAGGTTAATCCCTTTTATGTCAAGCCGCCTACCACGGCGGAGCGTGCATACATTGACTTCAATCTCCAGCGGGGATTCCTGAAGGCTTGGGGCATTGAGAAGCCGCGAAAAATCAAAGGACCTTTAATCTACAAGGACGGGGACAACTTAACGGAGGCGGTAAACGAGATCCGTGTAGGTCTCCACGAGTTGAATCAGCGGAAGGGACTGTTTACTCAGGACTGGATGCGGTCGGCGTTGTTTTTGCGCTGTGTTGCATTCAAGAACGGGGAAGGCTTCGAGGTTGTCCGTAACGCGATATGGGCATACACTGCGGCGCTCATAGATGGGGTGGAGAAGGTATGCAGCAACCCGGCGGCATTGGAGATGGTTTCGAAGAAGGAGCGCTTCAATGTTTACGCGGCGATGGTGAAGGACCTGAAGAAGGCGCTGGCGGAGCAGGTCCGCTTATTGGACGAGGTCAAGGCAGCCAAAATCGAATATGAGCGGAACGAGGACGTTTTGGACTTTGGGCGCCTGCTCATAAGGAGTGTCCACTGCCCGGATCCTAGCGACACGAATTTTGAGTACAGGGCATTTGTGGACGCGATAGCGAAGTTCGGTCCCGGCGCCATCCCGGACACGGATTGGGATGCGGCTGTGATGATATCGAAGGCGATTTTGACCTTTGAGGAGAAGAAGCAGGCGGAGAAGGCGAATGCTGCGCAAGAAACGGCGCTTAAAGGCGATTTAAATGAAACGGAGTGTAAATGTGAAGGCGGGTGTTAAAATCGCCTTAGAGGTGCGTTTATGCGCGAAATTTTTAGGAGCAGGCAAATGGGCAAGAAACGGACATATTCGGAATTGAGCGAGGCCGAGAAAAAGGCGCTGGACGAAAAGCTGGCGGCGATACCGAAGCCGAAGATAACGGTTGAAATTGAGACCGGGCTGTTTGCGCCTTTTGTGTGGCTGCTTTCGCGCTTGGGCTTATGCCGCATGAAGGAGAAGTATCAGGCGGCGCACCCGGAATACAATGTCCGCTACGACTATGAGGTATAAAGATGGACACAAAGGAATTTGAGAAAAAGGACTGGGGCAAGGCTGCGAAGGCATTTGCGAAGCAGGCATACGGGAAGAAGAAGCTGGAAGCGATCAAGCGGGAGCGCCGCTTTGACCTTAGCAAGGTGGAGTGGGACGAATGATAGGCGTGCCCAAAGGGCTGTGGCCGCAGTATTTTGATATTGCGAAATGGGAGGGTCATCCGATGCATCCATCCCATTTCAAGGCAGGCAGGCGGCGTGAGATGACGCGGCGGCTTATAGAGGAAACCAAGTGGAAGCACCCGGTAAGGGCGCTTCTTCAAATTTTCAGGAAACATTTGAATGGTTAAGATTGTAGACCACGCGTATGAGCCGGAAACGGTTATCCAGCTCAATCAGGCGAAGATAATGCGGGCGCTTGCGAAGAAGGAGAAGGTAGTTGTCCTTCACTCCGAAGGCTTTGTCCACGGCAGGCTTGCGGGAATACCGGGCGTTGAATACAAGGTGGACAAGTCCCTGTCTAAGCGTAAGGACTTGGCGGAAAAAGCCAACACGCCGTCGGCGGAGACACAGAGCCTGCTTCAACTTTGGGGCGTCCCCGTTTATGCAAAATCAAATGTATGTGCGCCCCATTGGAAAGGCAAACGCATTGCGTTTATCCATTGGATGACATGCGGCGGAGAACTCCAGCCGATCGAAATTTTCCACCTCAATATGCTGTGGGCATTTGACGCGGCGGACTTCTTTGATGAAATTCACATCCGCGTAGCAGGCGACGGCAAGGTGCCTGCATATGTGTCCAACGCATTGAAGACGGCGCTTGGTCGCGGGAAAGCAAGGCTGGACATCAAAGGGGTTGTCAATTCCGATACTTGGGAGTGGGGCACCTACAATGAATTTCTAGGCGCCGCCAAGGCGGACGCGGACATGTATTATTTGCATTTCAAAGGGACCAGCCATAAGCCGGGAAGCACGCGCAATAAGTCTTCTGTATTTTATGATTACGGGAATTTTAAGGGAATAACGTTTTGGTCCTATTTGATGTATAGGGCACTGTTCACTATTGCCCCAACAGAAGCGAAGCCAGCGGTATGCGGGTTGCTCCACGCAAACCCGGACTGGACACGCCGACTTGGATGGAATGTCCACCCGTATCACGCCTCCGGCTCGTTCCAAGCGTATAAGGGGAGCGCCCTTTTATCGCGCAAGGCAGCCATTGATTTGAAATTAGCCAGCGCCCGCAATAAAACCGAAAGTATGCGTTATATGGTTGAAGGGATGCTGACTATGTTATTTGATAAGAGTAAAATAGCAGCGCTAGGGGATGTCAGCACCAATTCCGTCGGGATGTATTCCGACCTTTATAAGATATACCCGGCAATGTATGCAGAATATTGCAAAGGTCCCGCTGCCATTGTTAAAGGGCATCAAATCATTCACGATCCTAATTGCCGCAATATTTGTGTTGCGAATGGGACATATAAATTTATTGGCGGGACCGATACCTTTAATTGGGCAATGAGCAAGGCATTTATCGATTTAGGGTATACCGTTTATTACTACGCGCCGGATATGGACGGGAACGGCGTGACCGAAAAGTATCTCAAGGAAATAGGCGCTCAGCCGTACAAGTGGGGCACCCCGCTTGCGGCCTGCTTTGCGAACCAGCAATCCGGAAAAGAATTCATCGGTAAATGCCCCGTTGTTCAAACTTGCCACAGCAAGTGGACCTCACTAGAATTTCCAATTAAAGGCGCCAAGGCGTATGTGTCCATATCCGAAGAGATTCAGGACTTTTTGAAAGCACGCGGTTATGAAACGATCCTTATGCGCAACGGCGAAGATTTGGAGCGCTATGCCTCTAAGTCCCCACTGCGTGGGCCTGCTCGCCCGGCAGCCCTTTGCCCGCGAGTATTGTCCATCTGTCAAGGCGATGATTCTATGTTGAAGGCCGCCTGCAAGGAATTAGGCTGGACCTTCAAAAGCGTCCCCAAAGAAGTGGGGCAGCGCGTGTGGCACGTTGAAGACTTGATAAACGATGCGGACATTGTTGTAGGAATCGGGCGCTCCCTTTACGATGGTATGGCGTGCGGGAGAGCGTGTATATCTTGGGACAATCGCAAATTGAATCCGTATACCGGATGCGGCTATATCACCGCCGAGAATTGGCATACTTGCGCACGCGCGAATTTTACGGGGCGTGGTCTCCCGCCAATCAACACTGTTCGGGCGCTTGTTGCGGAATTGTTAAAGTATAAGCCGGAAGATGGTGCGGCTATGCGAAAGATAGCGGAGCAGGAATTGAACGCCCGTACAAATGCGAAGCGCTACCTCGCCCTGGCTGGTATAGCAATCCCTGCGCCGTAAACGCGCCTATAAGCGCATGAAAATAAAAAGGCAGGCAAATACCTGCCTTTCATATTTTAGCGCCGTAAAACGCATTTATGCGCCATTTACAAAAAGGGCCCGCCATTGCTGGCGAGCCCTACTCCATTTGAGTGATAGGAACTTTTATTTCTTCAGCGCCGGACCCCACTTGAGGTACAGCGACTTATACGGGAGGCCGTCATCGCCATATGTTCCGAGGTAGGCGATTCCGTTGTCCGGGAAGAAGTCGCGGACTCCAACCTCACGCCCGTATTTGTGGAGCTTGTGCTTGCGGAGCAGGTCCTCAATCGATTTCTTGGACACCGGCATTTGGGCGAGGTCGTGCAGGAAGTTGTCGCGCTCGCTGGTGCTGAAGTTGTTGGAGAACGCGGAAATCGAAGTCGTGTCCATATAGGCAAGACCAAACTTGTCATCCGCTCCCGTTCCCGCATCGGCGCCGTTGCCACCATTGTCGCCAGCCGCGTCGCCATCGCCATCCAAGCCCTTCAGGTCCTTTGTAGTGAAGCGCTTGACGTGGTGTCCGTAGCGGTCCGTGCCACGGCGGTCTTCGCTTGCGGACTCGCCCTTTGTATACAGGCGATAGAGGACATCGGAGAGTTCCGAGAGAACTTCCAGCCCTTCGCCTTCCGGGAGGTCCACAAAGGTCTTCTTCAATCCGTAGGCAGGGAACCACACGGCTTCGCCATCCGGTCCGCCTTCTTCATCGAAGTGGGCGGTCACTTCGAAGTATTCGTCAAAGTCGTCAAAGATTTTCTTTGCGGCGTCGAGCGCTTCCTTTTCGGTTTGATAGCCCTTGGTAGGGACGGCGATTGTGTCGCACTTGCCGTCCTCATACAAATCGAGGAACGAGTAACCGGCTTCATCGAAGCCTTTCATTTTCACAGAGTTGTCCTGCCACGCCTTCAATTTAAGACGCTTCTGCATTTTCGGGGACAGCGCCTCGTGGCGCTTTTCCGCCATAGCGAAGTAGCCATCCGCGATCTTGTCGCCGAGCTGGCTGAGAACGCTGGTCTGCGTTTCCTTATCGCCAAGGGCGAAACGCGGCTTGAACTTGATGTGGACAGTTTTGAAGTTCGGGTCATTTTCATCCGGGGAGAACCATTCGGCTTCAACATACTGCTTGAAGGAACCGAAGGTGTCCTTGATGTAGGCATCCCAATCGGCAGCGTCGTCACTGTTCGGTCCGCACATCAAGCCAATCCAATCGCCGTCAAGGATGTTGTCCACGAGCGAATCGTTATCGCCGCCGCTCACTTCGGACCAAACGTCATTGCCGTTGAGAATGTCACGGAGGCGGGCGCCTACGTCATCCTCGTTTGCCTTGCTTTCCAGCCCGGCGGAATTGCCCTGAATAGCAGGTGCTGCGCCGCCGGAATTGCGGAGCCATTCTTCACACCACGCGGCTGCCTTGTCACAAGGATCGACGCAGGCGGTGAAGAAGGGGCCGACATCATAAAACATAATAACGTTTCGCCCGATTGCGTCTCCCGCTTCCTTGTCATCGCGGTCCAACACCTTTTCGGCTAAGACCGAGAAGGCATCGTTCAATTCCTTTGCCTTTTCCGGGGAACCGCAATCAATGATGAAAGCGGCCTGCTTCGGATTCTTGACCGCCGTGTAGGCAGCCTCGTTTGTTTTCTTGATAAGTTTGATTCCCATAATAGTCCTCGGTGTTTTAGTTAAAATTTACTTCGATGTCGCTGCCATCCACACGGAGCCATCCGTTGCGGTATGGAATCCAAACGGCCTCAACTTCCCCGCCGTCCTGATCAAGCAATGCGATGCAGCGCGTTCCCTTTTTAAGGGACACCCATTGGCTTTTGTTATCCCGATGCCAGTGTTTTGTAATCGGGACGCCATCGCTCCAAGTCTGTGTTCCAAAAATGGCGTTGCCTTCATAAGGCTCGGTGAGGCACCCTATTTTGGCGAGATCCGGATTGTCGCAAAACTTGGCACGAATTGCTTCCAGGTCTCGGGCGGCTTCACTTGTTTTCTTAATAAGTTTGATGTGCATAAAAACTCCTAGTGAGATTTCTTTCTGCCATCTTCGTCCTCTTCAACAGTGGACGAAAAATCCTTGCTCGGGTTTTTCTTCTTCTTGGATTCATCCAAATTGAGGTCGCGCAAGATGAATTTGACAATGCCCGAAATGCTGCCGGGCTGTCCGGTTACGGATTTGCGGCGAACCCCGGGGAAGAAGATGCGGAAGAGGTTGTCATCCGTATCAAGGACAATGCGGTACGGATTTTTGTGGTACGCGTCGGGGTCCTCACTTTCGATGCTTATGCCGTCGAAAGCCTTCTTCTGTCCGACAAATTCCTTGTCCGAGGTGAACTGCGAAACCTTGTAGCCCTTTCCGGCAAGCGCCTGCTTCAAGGCATCAAAGAGTTCGCCTACGGGATTGTCCGATTCATTTGCGGATTCATCATCGTCATCGCTGTCCGTTTTGTATGCCATCAATTCGGCGGCATCGTCAAGGTTGGATGCAAGTCCCTTGATGTAAAGGGCGAGGGACTTCCAATCCTTGCAATGGGTCTTGGCGCCGCGAATGCAGTGGCGCAATTCGTAGGCGAGGTTTTCAATTCCTTCAATGGATTCTTCCAGCCCTTCGACTTCTTCCCAATCGTCCCAGCCTTCGTGACCTTCGGCCTTTTTGCGGCCTTCGCCCATATACTTGGCGTCAATTTCCTTTGCGGCTTCTTTCGGGGTCTTGGTAGCGCTGTAGAAGGCCTTTGTGATGTCCTTGAAATCATCGCGGGCAAATTCAAGCGCCGTAATCGGGCTGTATTCAAAGTCATCTTCAAGGCTGGCTGCAACCGCGTCCACATATTCGTCATAGGTGGCGCCTTCGGCCTTGCCCTGCGCGAGATGCTTTTTCACCGCCGCAACACACTTGGGGCAAACGTCGTCGTTATCCGCGAAGCCTATTCCCTTGAAGTATTTGCGAACGTCCGGTTCCAGTTCATCGACGTAATTGGTCTTGGTCCATCCGCCGTGGCAGTTTACGCAGCGGCCGAGGTGCATACGCGCCTCCTGCTTAGGCAGGGAATCCGCCAATGCCTTGAGCGCCTTGGCGGCCTTTGTCATTTCATCGTTGTCCTCGTCCTCGGCGGCGCTGCGCCAATCGCCAATCAGGTTGCGGACCTTTTTACGGAGTTCCGGATCCTTGGCGGCGGAGCGATTCAATTTCCAGGCGTCATCGTATTCGATTTCGCCGCTGGTCTGCGCAATGTTTTCCAAGTCCGATTCAAAGGACTCGTTTGTTTTCTTGATAAGTTTGATTCCCATAATATGCTGTCCTTTACTTTTTGGTGTGCTTGGATTCGTCGTCTTCGCGATTTGGATTGAAGCCGGAATCCTTGACAACGCGGCTGCGCTGCTTGAGGACCATCGGAATAGGATCGCCGGAGCCCCAATCGCTGTTGAAGTGGTCCCAAATCTTTTCCGGCGTGTCGGCAACATCCTCGGGGTCATCGCCGGTGTAATCGCAAAGATATTCCATCGCCAGCTTCAGCGCTTCCGCATCATCGACGGCAAGGAAAATTTCCTTGTGCAGGCAATTTTTCAAATCCGCCCTCGTGGTGGGGCGGCGGTCGGCGGTGGGCTCGTTGTCCCACCAAGTAAATGTGTAGGACTTGTTGGCGCTTTCGCCTTGAATCAATTCGACCTTTTGAATGTCGCAAGAGGAACCTTCGGGGAAGGACTTGCAGGTATCAAACCAGTTGTTGAAAGTGATAACGGCATCCCGGTCGTTGCCGGCAAAAACTTTTTTCGCATAGAGCTTGGCGCCAATCTCGCCCGGTCTGTCCGCCAAGTAGGTTACCTTATAGGGGGACAGCTTTTCAAGCATTTTGATTTTCGGCATAAAAGAACCTCGCTAGGAAGCGGTTGAAACTTTTTCTCGGATGGCACGGAACATCTCGGCGGTGTTCGCAAGGAATGTGAGCATCAGGCTGCCGTTAACTTCCAGCCCGCCTTTTGAGAAATACTTGAGCTCGGACAATTTGGTCGTAACCACATTGTCCAAGAAGACGCGGACCTTGTATTCCCATTCCATACCATTTGCCATCGTGACGGGGTCGTCGTAGGAGGTAACGAAGAAGGGAATGATGTCGCTGTTCGGGTCGCAATAGAAGTCGGGCTCGCCGGGATAGTTAATCAACGTTTCAGTGGATGTTTCCATCCAATGCTCCGTGTCCTCGCTAGGCAGGACGCCGGCGTATACGAATCCGTCCGTAAGGCAGACATACGCCTTCGTGCGCTGGGGGTCGGCTTCATAGGGAAGCCAAACGTGGTCGCCTACGTTATAGGTCCTCCCCGGGGCAACCGTTTGATATTTGGAGTAGCGGCGGGCAAGAGCCACAACGGCGGAGTATTCCAGGGAGGTGTTCCCGGCGCCGCTGCCGCTGCTGGAGCTGGATCCCTCTTCGATAGGGACTTGGCCGTTGAAATCGAAATCAACCGCCATCGCCTTCACTTCGGTCCCGCCATCCTCGGAGGAGACCTGAACCGGCAGGGAACCGGTGCATTCAAATGTATGGACAATTTGTTTGCCGTGAATCAATCCGGCGCCGAGGCTTATATCGTCGGAGGTGATATTTGCCACCTGATCGACGGATTCGCCATCGAAGTTCTCTTTGAGGAGAGCGGCTTCCCAAGCAAGAAAACGACTGCCCCCGGAAAGGGAGCGGCCGACTTCAAGGGCGCCTTGATTTGTCATAATCGCTATCACGCTTCTTTCTCCGCAAGGCTCAGCGTCGCCCAAATGATTGTGTGAAGGGCACCTTCGGCACGGACAGTTCCAATGGTCTTGTCCCCTTTAGTTACCGCCACCACCTTTTGGTCGCCGTCATACTTGAATTGAACGTCATTGGCATACAGCCCCGCCAGCGAATCAAGAATTGCCTGAAACTCGCCTACGGAAGTGCTTGCCTCGGTTTTTTTCTTTATAAGTTTGATGCCCATAGCTCTACCATTTAATCCATCTTCAAATATACATAAACAGAAGAAGCAGGCGCACTACTCGTAGGAAAAACCAATGCGGACAGATGTGCAGGGAGTTTCCGTGCGGTAGTGGTCGTAATCGGTCTGCGTCAATGTGTATTGTCCGGCCACCAAGGCGTAGGCGCCAAGGATAACCCCGTCGCTGTCCCTCAGGTAGATGGCATCCGGGAAGATGTCGTGGAAGACCAATTCATCGCCATCCCATTCAAAGTCAAGGCGATTGCCTTCCCCGTCCGTGACGTAGTTGAGAGCAGCCTTCAAGGAAGCCGCATCCCCTTCAAACGGATAGATGGCCGTGGACTCGATATCGGCAAAGTCCGCGAAGGCAACGTCGTTGCTCAATTCCCACTTCTCCTCGGAGTCCTCCTCGCCGAGAACATACATCCAGCGGCGGGCGGATGCGAGCGCGTGCAATTCCTTCGGGCGATACAATGCCGTGACCCCGACATAGCCATTCATAAGCATCAATTCGGTTTCGTCCGTAATGTCCGGGTCGGTCACGTTATGGAAGTGCGCATCGTTGAAGAAGGGGACTTCGTTAACGGTCGATGTGGAATCCGCCAGCCCGAGCAGGCCGAACGTGTGGGTCGATTGCCAATAGCGGACAAACGATACATTGTCCGGGTCCACCGCCATAATGCGGAGCGGATTCACCATTCCATTGAATTCATAGATTTTGGAACCGCGTTCCTCATTGTAGCGCGTAGGCTGCACTTCGGTCCAGCCGTCATTCTCCTTAATGAACACCCCGGTTTCCACATCAACGAAGTTGTGGGCAACGCGGCTGAAGTAGCGCGAGGGGAACAATTCAATCACATTCTTGGCGCCGCCGCGTTGACCATCGCAAAGTCCGGAATAAACGAAGCCCTGCATTTCAATGCGGTTTTCCGCATAGAGCCAAATCTTGAGGCGGAGGAAAATGTAGATAGGAATTTCATAGGTAAGGCATTCGGCAACGAGCGCCGACGGGTTGCCTGCCCAAGCGGACTCCTTCACCCAAGTATGTCCATCGCCCAAATCGGCAACTGCATCCTCGGCGAGGCGTGCCAGCACATTCAAATCGCCTTTGTAGTAGCGGTTATTGAAATTCTGTGCCGGCTCAATCCTTTCAAAGCGATAGCGCGTAACCCAGCCGCCATCCGCTTCCGAATATTGCTGGATGGCAACATTGATGTCCTTCGAATCGGCGCCTTCTGTATTTTCGGTAACATAGCGGAGGCAACCCTCTTCCGCCTTTTCTTTGCCCTCAGGCGCCAGCGAATCAATGTTCGCAATGAGCCTGCGGAGATTCTCGTGTTGCGTGTAAACGTCATCAACCTCTTCCAGCCCGTCGCCATCGGGGTTGCACAGGTATTTGAGGGACGGATCGGACAAGCGGAGATTCTCCACATCCAAGCCAACCGCCCGGAAGCAAACGCGGAGTCCTTCAAAGGTGTTGCGTGTGCGGGACAGCAATGCGAAAAGCAATGCGGACCACTTGGCGCCGCACTCCTTCACGATCAGCGGAGGAATACCCATCATATTCCCGTAGGCCTCGCACATCTCTTCCGACACTGTCCACGTTTTTGCAAGAACAGCGTTCGACGCGTTGGTATGCGGGACAATAAAGTAATCGGAGAACAGCGGCTGGTGCTCCTCGGGGAATTTGGCGAAGACCTCATCCCAAGCGGGGTTGAGATGATGTCCCGGCGGGTAGATCAAGGTATCCTGCCCCTGAATGTCCGTGGCCTTGCGCTTGAACAATTTGATGGCATCCTCGGAGATATAGGTGACCATATCCCCGGTGCCGTAGTCGGCGTAGTGCTTGCGGTCGTAGTATCCGCGATATGTGCCGATGGACGTTTGGTTGGCGATGTCCACCCAAAACGAATAGCCCTGGTTGTCCACCGTAATCCAAATATGTTCCACGCCGCCTTTGCCGACTGGCAGGCGCCCACGCGGCAACCTGAAATCATCGTCGCCGTTAAGGACATTGAATTTGTAGAGATAGCCTTTGCGCCAGTAGTCCGCGTTGCTCATCGGAATACCGGAATTGGCCTCGTTGATACAAATGTAGCAGGAATCTCCATCGCGCACGACGCTACCCTTGGAATAGGCATCCGGGGTGCGCTCGTGGGTCAGCGGATCCATATGATGGAAGGCGCCGACCGGATCCGGCCAAACGGGCTCGCGAAGCTGGAGCATCCGTCTTTGATAGATGACGATGGAGCCTTGCGGAAGTTTCAGCCCGGTGATGAAGATGCCGTTGGAGTGGTCGTTAAACGCGCCGCCAGCTCCCCACGCTTCCAGCCCTTCATATTTGTAGAGATTCGAGGCCCTTACGGACGGATGCTGGTTGGCCTCCATAAAGCCGTAAAGCGGTTCGCCCGCGGCGTGGAGTGCTTCCAAGAACTGCGGTTCCATCACAAGGCGGTTGAGCGTTTGAATCACATAGCTATCGCGCACCCAGCCCGCGGCGGCCTTTCGCAAAATCGGACGCTGTTGTATTGAGACATAAACGGCCCAAATAGGCGATGAAAACTCGTGGGATAGATTTATGCGGTAATCGATACGAAACAGCCCTGGAACCTCCGTATTGGGCGTATTCGCCGTGATACGATCGGTCACGTTGATGCGCTCGCCATCCATCTCGATGGTTACGAGCGGAAGCTCCGGTATGAAATTTGCATACTGGTCCACAAGGGTGGTTTCCGGCGGCACCTGCTCGAGGCGCAAATACATCGGCTTCACCTTCGGACCGGGAGGAGTCGGGCCCGCGTTCACTTTCGCGGACAGAAATTCTTTCCAATAGGTGCTATACAAGGAATCATCCAAGACGCGCAAGACAATGTAGTCCCTGTTCTTGGATACAACTGCATATTGCGAAGCGGTATACGAAGTATTAAGTACGCCCATTTACATCCCCCAACGGAAGGAGTTGATATTCAACCGCAGTGATTGCGCCGTTTACAACGGTGAACACGCGCTTGAGGACAAACTGAGTAAGGGCAGGCCCTCTCACCTGAATGGCACGACCCGGATACCAATACCATTCGTTCTCGTTCCGGTATTCGTAGCGGTCCCCGGTAGTATACGGAACAAAGGAATCGTCCAGCTGCTGAACCGTAATGACCAGCCCATCCGCCGCAGCAGGCACCGGCGGGAGAACATAGTCGTAGTTATCCTCGGTGCGGCAACGCGGCGGATAAATCATATTCACCGTGCCGAACATGCTGACATCCCACGTCACCTTTGCCTGATACCAATAAATGCCGTCCGAATCCCGCCAAGCAGGCTTCGAAGGCTTTGTAAGCGAAGGCACCCAAGCATAATGCGGATTGTAGGGGCCGTCCTGGTTGCATGTATAGAACCAGTCCGGGAAGAACGGGTTGGATTCGAGCGGGTTGTCAAAGCCATTGATAGGCAGGGCTTTTTCGTTGAGCGGGAGGAATGGAATGGTCCCGGTGTATTTGGCATCGGTGGTCGGCGCGAGCGGGGAGCCTTGCGTCCAAGCATTCATCTTTTCAACCGCAACGTATTGCTCGCCGGACGTGACAAGGTCTTCCACCTCAATCGAATCGCCGCCCCATTCTTCAACATCCGCATCGATGTAGCCTTCCCCGCCTGCCAGCAGGTTCTCAAACTTGCCGCCGGTGATGGTTGCATCGTTATTCACGGTCAACTTTTCAATCACGGATGCCGCAATGATAATCGCCATCGCGGTGATCGCATCAAACTGTCCCTTCACAATTTCAACACTGGAAGTTGTCCCATTACTGATTCCGAGGATAGATTCCGTAATGAGGTTGTCCACGGCAACCGGACCATCGGAGACAAGTCCTTCAATGGATCCGCGGGCAGCCACTACAGATCCGGGCTGCCACGTTACGGTTGTGCCGCCGCGTTTGAATTCGAGTTTCTGTCTTTCGGCGCCCTGCGCAAACAAAAGCGCCTGCCAAGAGCAAGGCATGCGGATGAGGCTGCCATCGGAAAATTCAAAATCGACATAGCCTTCGGGCGCCTCCTCCTTAGTGTCTAAAAGACGCGGCCATTTATCAAAGAACTCCTCGGCGTCGTGGATAATATCATGCGCGATTTTAACTGCGGTTTCGGTATCCAAAAGCATTCAACACCTCGCCGTTAAAAAAGAAGGTTATCTGTGACGGACGCCCCGGGGTTTGATTCCGTTTTCATAGCGGCCACGAAACGGCGGCACGCATAGGAACTAAGCGCAAAGCGTCTTTCCACGGCGGCTTCCATACCGGTCAAGGCACTGACGACCCGAAGATCGTCGCACATCATCACGGTGGAACTTCCCACGGACGGCGCCACGTTGCCGGTCCAATAATAGGTAACGCGGCCTTCCATATCATCCAACGGAAGCCAGCGAATACGATAGCCGCCTTCAACCGCCTCATACATTTTGTACGGCCACATGGCTGCATAGCACGGCGAGAAGGTAGCGAAAGAGTCCGTAATGACCGTGTCGCCCATATTCGGGTCGCCCAAGCAAACTTCCAGCTGAAGGCCCGAAGTAGGCCACGCCGTCGGCACGTGAATGCAGTCCGCCCAAGTAGGCTCCGGGAAAATTCCAGCCCTTTCAAGAATGGCGGGGTCGCCAACCCACAAGCCGTTATTCACGGATGTGATGAGCTGCTCGTCAACAATTGCCTCCACGCCCCACTTCAAAACCTGCTTGCGGTATTTGACCAAGCCGGAATTGAGCTTTTTGATGGTGGCGTTGCGGATGGTGGCGTTTCCGGTGATACGGGCGCCTCCGGAAATGGCTGTGGTGCCTTTGAATTCGGCGCCATAGATTTGTCCGGTGTATGCGGTAAGATCGTGGATGTTTGCGTTTTGGATGACGCCGCCGGAAAGAACGGTGTTTCCCAAAATCGAGATGCCGCTGCCGCCTTTCGGAATGATGCGCGATGCCGCAAGGTTCGCCGTGATGAAATTGGTAACCGAGGAATCCGCGTTGCGGATAACAACCTGCCCGTTCTCATCCAGCTCGATCACGACAACGGAAGTGCCGTTGGTCAATGTAATTCTTTCAAAGGATCCGCCGAGATAGCGGTTGATGGCTTCACGGATGGAAGGGAGCGTAACGGTGCGAGGCTCGCCGTTTTCGTCCTTAATAGTAAGGGTAATTTCACCGGGAGCGTCAATCAGTTCTCGCCATTTTTCGAGAATGGCAACCGCATCCGCGTGTGCTTCCCGGATGAGCTTGATTCCTTCGCTAAAGTCTGCCGATTTTCCCATAAGTCTATTCCATAATGTTTGCGTAAAGCGTGAGATAGGAGTTGCCGCGTTCGGGGTTGTTTGCCACGGCGATAACGTGCCACATCACGGCGCCGGTTCTTCCGGCCGTGGTGAGCGTAAGTTTTGCATAGCGGCTTCCGGCGGGGTCAACGCCATAGATGTTCATAATCTTGCGGGAGTCGCCGATTAAAACATAGAACTCGCTAACCGCGAACGTGCCTGAGCGGGGAAGCTGCGAATTGATGCCGAGGTGGATATCCAATTCCATATTTTCCCCGGAGCCGGAGTGCACCCAATAGCGAGGCAGCGGCCACGTCTTCAAACCGGGGGTTGCCGCAATGCTGTTGGTGACATGCCACGCGGCGCCTTCAATGCCGTAGTTGCCATAAGTCGTGCGGACGCCCGAGCCTTCGAATTTGACGTGCCCTGCATTGAACTCTCCAGCGCCGCCAAGCGTGGAGGTGACCACGCTATGAACGCGGAGGTCGTTCGGGACGGAGCGTTCGTTCAAGGTATCAACCACCATTTGAATGTTCGGCACTACGAGCGGCTGATCCCTGCCGGACAAATTGAACTCCACATAACGCGGGGTGGTGTCCAACATCGCGCTCCACTTGGTGACAATCTCAATCAAATCTTCCTGAGACTTCACAAGGATGCTGAGGACCGTTTCAAAGTCGTAGATTATTTTCTTTTCTGCCATTAGAGCACCTCACGCGGCGTAACCGCCAAATCGCTTTTTGAAATATACTCCCGCGTCGCCAGCTGTACCTGCGGACCGAAACTCGTGTTGGCGCCGCCTTCGCCCGTACGTCCCATTGAAATGTACACCTTGGTCAGCCCGAATTTCTCGGTCAGGAGGGAATGCAATTCGGAGGCAAGCAAGGTCTTGCCAACATTGTAGCAGGCGTATTCCTGAATGAAGCGCGTAATCTCCTCGTTCTCGCGATGGGCGCCGTCATAGGAGTAAGAAATTTCAACCGGGACCGATACGCACGGCTCCACCACCACGGACGTGAATCCGAGCTTGGATGCAATGCCGAAGTAGCCTTTCAATTCCAGCTCGTAGGCCGCCTGCGTGATTGGCACGTAGTCATCAATGCGGTATGCGGAATACTTGGAATTGGTTTCAACATCTTCCTGAGAAACCCACGTATCCTCCGCATAGCCGGATTCGGGGTCAACGTCGGCGCCCGGTTCCAGCCCGCGCACATTCGCGGTAGCTACATACAGCTTATTGGTGCCGGGATGATAGATAATGTCCCCCGGACCATAGGTATGATTCTCCGACCAGTAACGGCGGTTAGCCACCATCAGGCCGGAAAGCACGATCGTGGCATTGTCATAGCGGAACGCAGATTCGGCGTCAAAGCCCATAGCCTTGAGACCCGCATAGATTTCGGCAGGCACAATCACCTGCCAAGAACTTTCGGGGTCATCCGGAGGCAGCGTCTCGGTGCCTTTGTCCTTCTTGACAACAACAAGCAGGGCGCCTCCAAACTCCACCATAGACCCGTGCGGATAAATCACGCCGGGCTTGTATTCGCTTACGGGGAAGTGGCGGTTTTGTTCGCGATGCGCTGCGCAAGAACGAATCAGCGGAATCTTCTTGATTTCCGTGACAAGGTCCTTTTCGTCGGTAATCTTCCCGGAAGCAAACATCTCGGCGATTGCGCGGGAGCGGAATGTTTCCGTGGTGTCCCCGGTGCTCGGCTTATCAAGAACCGGGAGCTTGTCCGCGTAAAGCGGGGTGACATCGTCGTTGAACTGCAGCGTTTCGTTGGCTGCTTCGGAAAGGCTGTCCGTCTTGATATAGGCAACCTTCACGGCGGTGATGTTTGCAAAGGTCTTTTTGTTGTTGTATCCGGCGCCATACACTTCGCCATCGCCCAAGGTGATGGTCAAGCCGCGACCTGTATGCTGGCAAAGAACCAGCCAATCGCGGTCCGTGTATGCGAGGAGTTCCGCCATCGAGTAAATCGGCGTGACCTCTTTCGCCTTGCCATCCGTTCCAATGCCATCGAGGAACACGCGCACGGAAGGGGTCCAAACGGCCTTATATGTTTCCGGCACGTAAATCGACTGGAAGGTTCCCGGCGTCAGGTCAATATCATCGGTGGTAAAGTCTTGCGTGACATACTGGCCGGCGCAATACAATGCCTGATACTTCTGTTCGCCGTCCGCCGTGGTTTCATCGAGCGCCTCAAATTTGTAGAGGAGCAGGTTGGCGGCGGATCCATCGCGCAGCGTCACGGAGCCTACGGAATCGTAGAGACCATACTGGCGGACGGACTTGAAGAGAAATTCATTCCCCGCATGAATCAACGGCGGGGTGATACTTTCAATGGAGTTGAGGAGGAAACCTTCTCCCAATTTGAGGAGGTAGGCATCGTTCGCCCTCAGGATGTCCATATTAAGCAGGTGGGAAGCGGCCCTGGCGGTGATCATATCATCGCCGAAAGACATCATTTGGACAAAGCCGCGTGCCTGCATACCATACAACGCGGACAGCTTGTTGAGCGCATTAGGCGCCGCACCCAAGCGTTCCTGAATGGTTTTGTTGGCTAAAGCAAAATGGTCAAAATACTGTTGCACGGTGCCCTCGGGTTTTGGCGGGCGCGTAGCCCTTTCTTAAATATAGGTTTATTTTCTGCCAAAACCAAGTATACAATAATATACACGCCCCCGTCGCCGAGAGCGTGCACCTATGCGGGTTGTTTGGCTACCCAACCTAATTTTCGCTGACGATGCCCGAAAGGACTGAGTCCCCTTCGTTACCTCAAATCTTCCGGCTGGTAGTTGAAATTGGAAACAATCTCAGCCAACACAGCTCGTGCGACAATTTTCTTTTCCGTGGAATTCAAGGTGTTGTCCTTGATTTCCGGGCTGCTGTTTGCGAGGGCGTTTTGGACCAACGCAATGGCCGCCGTGACTTCGTGAAGGCAGTTGGACAGCTTCCCGGACTTTTGGAGGGCGGCGCACTTTTTACGCGCGTCGTGCATCGTAATGCGGTTAAGCACTGCTTCCGACTTGCGTTCCCAAGGTTCTTCCGGACGGATCGTGAGATGTGTATTGCGCAGCCAATTTTCAAAGGACGAACCCTGCTGGGTATACCAGTATTCTTCAAGGTAGTATTCCTCGGAGATGTCCCCGATAGAAATGGTCAGGTAGTAGTCATTCCCGCCAAAGCGCGTATCCGGGACCGCCTTGATATCGAATTTCAAGGCACGGCGCACGGCGCTTGCGGTGCTGTCGTTCGGCAGTTCGCCATCCTTCAAAAAGCCCAGTTCAACGAGCTTTTTACGGGGGATGCGGATATAGATGCTGTCCGGCTTCATGTGGTGATTCCCACCACGGATGACAATGTCCTCGGCGGGGCGAGCCGCCTCAATCATTTTGATTTTAGGCATTGGCGGTATCTCCTTGGTTAGAATTATCTTCCGGCCATTTCATCCCGTAGTAGATGCAGTAATCCTTGAAAGCATCCTTGTAGCGGGCCGGAATACATTTCAATGCCTCGCGGGGCGGAAGCGTGTCGGAAAGATCATCGAAGAAATTCCAAACCGATTGGCCTTCATAATCCTTGACCCATTTGTCGTTGGCGTCGTTTTCGCCATTGAAGGCAACACGGATTCCGGCGGACCACTTAGTCCCCGGTTCATGTGCCTCGCGCTTGTCTTGCGTGGCAAGCTGGTCGGAAATTTTAACCGGTCCTTCGCCTTCTTCGAAACCATTGATAATGATTTGCTTGTATTTGTCACAAAGGCGGTCGGCTTCTGCGGAGGACAACTTGTGGTCCTTGGTCAGCCCAATCCATACATCCAAGTAATAGCCGCGAAAATCGTTTGTGCTCATTTTAGCCCTCGATATTGATTGCGAGATCGACGTAAGATGTGCTAAGTTGTCCGGGAAGCTGGAGTGCGCGGGCAACCTCGTCCGGGGTCATCCTGCCATAGATATCAATCGAAACGGTGCCGTCCGGGTTAGCGGTGGTTTCAACCGTTTGATTATTGAGAATCGCATCTTCCAGCGTGGCAACAATCTTTTCGACTGCCTTTTCGTCCGCGTCTTTGCGGACCACGAAATAGGACGTTACGCGCCCTTCATTTTTGGCGGGGGCGTTCAGGCCACTTTCCGAAAGGGTGGCGGGCGCTTTTTTCTTGATAAGTTTGATTCCCATTTTCGTTATTCCTTTGCAATTTTAATGATGGCTTCAGCGGGGTCCATATCAATGAATTCCCCGTAGCGGTCGACTACGTAACGAATCCCGCCCATAGCAAGGCTCTTGTCCGTTTCGCCGTCATACGAACGAAGGCAGAAATCCCCGCCAATCTCATTCGCATAGCGCTTGGTGATTTTGAGAAGCACAACGTTTCCCTTATCATCCTCGATTTCGGCATAGTCCAGGGCGCCTTTCAGGAAGTTATCCCTTGCATAATCGTCCGGAGCCGTTTCAGTCTTGGCAGGCTTGCCGTCATCCATAACGGCATCAAGGTTTTTGAATTCGTCCGTGAAGATGTTTTCAATATCATCTTCCGTCCGGTAATCCATTTCGCGTTCAATGTCGCTGTTGCCGACCGGGCTGATCGAGTACTGCACAATCTTAAAGATTTTCGGCAGGATGCGCCAGTTCACGTCAAGGTCCTTGCCATCCAAGGTTTTGGGAAGGACATCAATCGTAGGCGGTTCCCCATCGTAGGAGCGAATATCGATTTTGAAGTTCTTCACGCCGGCACCGGACCAAGCGGCACTCACAGCAGCCTTATACCCGTTCATAGCATACGCTTCCAGGTCCTTCACATTGAAAAGTTTTTCGTCCTTGGATGCTTTCGCATAATTCTTCATGCGGGCGAGATGTGCCTTGGCTGCGTCTTCGCTCGGGAACGATGCAAGGACCTTTCCGCCCTTATGGTCGCGGATAACCCACGGCGCATCTTCGCCGCGGGAATTTTTGTGTCCCTTTTCGTATTCAATGGTTTCGTCGGCGCCATTCGATTCACTTTGGTCCGTGGACCAAACGACTTCCGAATTAAGCATACGATCGTTCTTGTCATAAAGGATGGCAACCACGTGCATACCATTGTAAACGCGGCCATAGTCCGGGAGAAGCTCCTTGATGGTATGGGTCACGGTTGATTTTTTCGGGGAGGTGATGAGATCGTCCAATTCATCCCCGTCGGAATCCAGTCCGTACAAGGTGTATCGAATGTATTCGCCTTCGTATTCACGCGGCTTAAAAGAAGGGGTGCTCAATTCAATTGCCATAAAAAACCTCGAATTAAATATACCATATTTCCCCGCAAGGCGCCAACCCCGGAAAACCCTAAAAGGACACAATGGGCGTATATTTGGTGTATGGAGACTTCTACTACTGACTATTCAAAACTGTCCACGCGGGAGCTTTATGAACTGACCGCGAAGGCAGAAGGTTATGAATCTGTCCCCGTGGACATAGATACGTTCCTGAATGACCCTTACTATTTGGGGCAAACCTACGACAACGGAAAAGGCGTTTACGAATACTGGCGCGAAGCCTTGCACCGCATCTATCCGAACCCCCTTTATTCCCCGTATGAGGAAATTTGCGTGACCGGATGTATCGGTGCCGGTAAAACGTCCTTCGCCATTATGGGCGCAATGTATGACCTTTATCACGTGTGCCTGCTGCGCGAGCCCCAACGCAAATACAAGCTCTTGAGGACAACCCGTATCCTCTTCTCGCTGGTCACCGCCACGAAGGACTTGGCGTCCGCCGTTATGGCAAACCAAATGCTTGATGTGATTGCGGCCTCCCCGTTCTTTACTTCAAGGTTTATGCCGAAGAAGGGCGAGAAGCTGGACGAGGATATGTTCCCGCACCACGTCGGTGTAGGCTTCGGATCCCGCGGCGGTCATAACTTGGGTAAGGCAGTCATCGGCGCCATCATTGATGAAGCAAACTTTCAGGAAGCGGTTGCCAATCAGGCGGTTAAGAACTATGAAACCATCACCCGCCGTATGTCCTCCCGTTTCAAATTGAAGAACGGCTCCCTTCCCTGCCGCCGTTGGCTGGTCTCCTCCCGCAATAGCGATTCGTCATTCCTTGAATCCCATATCGAGGCAGTGAAGAATAACCCGAAGGTTCTTGTGCTGGCGCCTGCCATTTGGGATGTCCAAAAGGAAAAAGGAATTTACAGTGGCAAGACATTCCCGGTCTTCATCGGCACGAATACGCAGCAGCCGATGATATGTACCACGGAAAAGGAAGTGGAAGAGCACGCCGGATACATTATCGAGGTCCCGGACGTTTACCGCGAGGAATTTGAGGAGAACCTCCCCGGCGCCTTGATGGACTTGGCTGGCGTTGCCAACCGCTCCTCGATGTCCCTTATCTATAACGTCGAGAAATGGGTGAATGTCCAATGCCTCGACAATGCCATCTCAAAGGATGAAATTTCGTTGTCCATTGATGGCACGGACAAGATAATGGATTTCGTAACCAAGGAAATTCCCAAATACAATTACTATGTCCACCTTGACGGCGCCTTGAAAGGTGACCGCTTCGGCTTTGCAATGTCCGCGATCGAAAAGCAAATGACGGTGTCCGGGCGCAACCTCGTTACCGGGGAACAGACCTTGCGCTTGTCGCCCTCGCTCATTACCCCGATTGCGTTCGGCATCAAGGCCCGCCCCGGTTCGGAAGTCCCTTTGTGGAAGGTGCGTCAGTTCCTGCTTGAATTGCGCAACAAAGGCATTTGCATTATGCAGGTCTCCACCGATGGCTTCCAATCCGCCGATATGAGACAGATGCTGGATAAGATGGGTTTCAATGTCAAGTACGTGTCCGTCGATACCACGAAGGACCCCTACCTGAAATTCGCCTCCAACATCAACCACGGACTTATGAAAGTGCCGAAGAGCCCGATCCTTGATTTCGAGGTCCGCCACCTTGAAAACCGGGACAAGAAGATTGACCACCCCGATAAGGTGATGGTCAACGGGCGCTATGTCAAAGGCAGCAAGGATATTGCGGACGCCGTGGCTGCATCCCAGCACGAGGCGCTGCTTGCATCCCTATCCCTTTCGGCTGGAACGATCGTGGACCAGCTCGGCGAGACGCAGCATTTGAGCATGCGAGGCAGGCAGGAATATGTCCAGGACCTGATATTTGGTATGGCCCAAGGAGATCCGGACAAGCATATAGCCGGAGGGATGTATTAGCTGCGCATAAAGCGCGTTTTAAGGCGAGAAAATATAAAAGGCGGGTAAATACATACCCGCCTTAAAATATGGCTGTAAACGCGCTAGAAATGCGAATTATGTCCGCCCCTTACAGATGTCTACAATTTCCTTTTGCAGGGCATCGGTCAGGTCATCAATGGAATTGATGTCAAAGCGCTTGTCCTTCCCGGTTTCCTTCGGGCTGATGGCATAGATGTAGCCCTCGAACTTAGGGTAGCGTTCGGGATTGGTTCCGGCGTGGAGGCTGAATTGAACCGTTGAGGAGCGGTCTTCATTGGAGATGCGGTAGGAGTAGCCGCTGGAGCCGCTGGCCGCATCGTGGATCTTCGGCATCGTAAAGTAGACCAGCCCGTGAAGTTCCTCCGCCCAATTCTTGAATTGATTCAGGCGGGAGAGCAGGTTGATGAAGTCGAATTTCTTGCTGTCTTCAATAACGCCCGACACATCGAATTTGTTCACGTCGGCTTCGTTGGCTTTCTTGATAAGTTTAATTGCCATAATTTACCCCAATAAGTCCGGGTCACGGAGATAGTCGCTAAGGATGCAGTCGCGGTCCGACTTTGACTGGAAGGCAAACAGCGTGTGGCTGCCTCCAATCGCAATCAAATACGGATAGTCGGTGAGTTCCATTATACGCGGAACGGAAGAGAAGCTCTGAGCGTCGCCTTCCCAGCCATCTTCACCGTTTTTGTGCTGGGCGTGAATGTCCCAAACGAGGTCGGTGAGCGCTTTTTCATTGGTGAACTCCGGGACGTAGACCAGGTCCTTTTTGAAGGTTTGCAGGTTGCGGAGGGCTTCGCCCTTCTTGGTTTTCTTGATGAGTTTGATTCCCATAGTTATTCCCTTTGCCACATTAGGCGTTGAAATATGCATTAAGAAGTTTCACGCCTTCTTCCGGCGTCACGGGGCAGGAGATGTAAATGAAGTTGTCGTCCTGCCGGATACGTGCAAGTGCGTGTCGCGTAATTGCTTCCGCCAAGGTGAGGAGATCGTCTTCCGCATCATCCTTGCCAAACTTAAATACAAGTACGCCGTTTGCGTAGCGGATGTGCGTCCCATACTGGTCGTGGCATTCAACGCCCTTGCCATCCGGGAGGAGGCGCATACCGGCGGCGCCATCCGCAATCATTTGGGCAAACAATTCTTCAACTGCATTTCTAGCACGTTCCACCGCTTCCGATGTGGCTACCGATTCCTTCGTGCTTTTGCCCACGTCGCTGTATTCCGGATGCTTGGACACATTACGGCCTTTCAGGACTTCGTAAGCGTAGTAACAATCCTTCACGCGGTAAGGATCGTCGTAAGAGAGGTAATCGGTTTCCTTTTCATTATCGCGCTTCCAGTCGCCGAGCCCTTCTTCCTTGATGAGGAATTTGATTTTTTCGGCGAAGAATTTGCGGATGGCATCATCCGTCATATCGGCGAAGCGGTTGTAGGCGTTGTGCTGTCCCGAATAGCGATCACCGCTTACTTCCAGCACTGCTTCATCGCCCTGCACGGCTGCATCCACGAACGGCCAATAGCCACGCATCATCGGGGTGTTTTCCCAATAGCCGTCGGACATTTGGCCGATCACGGCCGCCAGCATATCCTTGAAGCGCTTAGGCAGCCCGGTCTTAATAATTCTTTCGCTCATATCTTACTCCTGGTTGTATACCTAAAATATACATTCGTGGATTGAAAAAGACACCCCGTCTTGCGGATTATTTTTAGTTTGATTCCTCGGAGCCATCGAGCGCCCAAAGGAGATTGTAAATATCCTGAGCGGCCTGCGAGTTATTCAAGCTGAAGAGCGTATCGATTGCGCTGAAATCCAAGCCCAATTCCTGAAGGCGTGCCTGAATCTCCGCATCCTTCTTGGCTTCTTCCAGCATCTGCGCCTTGGCATCGTCGCCGTATTCGATATACTTCGGCTCCCCGGTCAATTCATCCAGCACCAGCTGTCCGAACGTGTAAAGCAGGGTGTCAATCGCCTCGCTCAACTGTTCATTGTCCAAATCGAGCGTGACGTTGTAGCCGCCGTCGCCCGGATCCTCAAAGTACTGGGAAGGTGAATACCAAGAATAGCCGCTGACTGCGCCGACTTCCAACCCAAAGTCGCTGATCGTTTCCCTGAGGAGCTTCCAGTCGTAGCCCTGCTTTACGGCGCCCCACAGCTTGGGGTCAATGATTTTGGTCGTAGCCTTTTCAATGTCGGCGGGGCTGATGGCAACGTTTCCCATTACATCATCGCCATCGACGGAGCAATCAAATGTAGTGGTAGTTGCCGAAACACACAGGCAGGCAGGACCATCAAGATCCGATGTGGAATCGCCTCCGCGTTCGTTTTTCTTCCGGAGCGCTTCCTTCTGTCCGAAGCGCTTTTGCCATTTGAGAAATTCCTTGTGATGGTAATCCCAAACGCCGCACGCCTCTTCAACCCAATACTTGTCGGTGCCACGCCATTCGTTGTCCAGCAATTCTTTCAATGCCTTGGGGTTGACCCACACGGCGTCGTCGCCTTGGCGGATGGCAAAGAGGAAACATTCGTTTGCGGAACAAATGTCGGCAAGAAATTCGCCCATCTGTTTATAGGTGGTTCTCTTCTTTGCGCGTGCCTGAAGAATGCGGTAGTCGCTTTGATCTTCCTTGTCGAGTTTATTCCATGCGGGGGAGCCTTCGGCAGGGCCAATGCTTACATAGGTGCCTGCCTTGTAGAGACCAAGCATCTTGTCAAAGAGCGTGGCGCCATCGAGTTTAATGCGGCGATCCCTGCCGGAGCCGCTTTCGCCGATATAGGCATACACCGGCGCACTAATGTTGCCAGCAACGGTTTCAACTGTTTCTATCACTTGCTTGCGCATAATTCCCTCATTACCAAAGAACAGTGCCGCCGGTGCGGAACATAATGCTCCCGGCGCTCACGCCCTTATATGGTTCTTTGCGGAGGTCCGTAATGTTTTGCGGGTCCTCATCGCGGTTGATCATGATAAATTCTTCCCATTCCTTGCGACCTGCCTCGCCTTCGGCGTAGATGGCTTCTCCGTCAAGCTGGAACGGCTGATTTTGATAGGAACTGAATTTCAGCTTTTGTCCGATCGCCAGCTTGCAGTAGGCGACAAACAAATTCTCCAGCTCGTGGGGCAGGCCTGCCAAATACGCATTGTCTGCGGTCAAGGCGATGGTCACCGTGATGGTTCCGGTCCCGTTGAATACGCGCGTTTCGGTATTCACGAGGTCCTTCAATTTCACGGTCTTGCCTTGATACGTGACCTTTTGATTCATATCGATGTCCGGGACATATTCCCCGGTCTCGATGCTGTATTTGCAGGTATTAGTACGCGGGAACAGCCGGTATTTGCGATACCAGTGGACCGCTTTGCGGTACTGCCGGACAAGGGACTCGTCCGTAATGAGTTCCTCTGTTTCGAGGTTCATCTCCTCGTCCAATACTTTTCTAAGTGTTACGCCCATGTTTCAAATATAATAAAACTTCGCGTTTGCATACACCTGCCATAATGCGCGTATAAGGCGCTGAAATAGAAAAGGCGCCCAAATACATGGGCGCCAATTTTGAAAGGATTATAGCGCCGTTTCCGGCGCGTTAATGGACTAGGCGGCGAGGCTTTCCGCGAACGAGAGGATCTTGTTCATCGGGGTGGCGAGGCTGCGTTCGAAGCGCTTTTCGCACATGCGGCCGCTCTTCTTGGTGTTCGTGCCGGAGTAGTGCGTGGCGAAGTCCGCGTAGGCGTTGATCAAGCCCCAGGCGCTGTTGCGGAAGTTGCCGTTGTCGTCCGCATTGTAGCAGTTGCGGAAGTCCTGGCGCTTGACTTCAAGGCGGGCCAATTCGGTGTCCTTGAGGGTGGACTTGATGGGGAACATGTAGTCCACGAAGGCATCCAAGGCGTCGGCGCCGGTGCGGAGCGTTGCGAACTTTTCGGCGAGCTGGGCGAACTGGGCCATATAGGCGGAGGCGTTGGACATCGTGATCTTTGCCTGTTCCAGCTTTTCGGCGGCGGTTGCGCTGTGGCGGATGGTCACGGCGTTTTCAGCCTGCTTGAAAGCCACGTTGAACTGGTTTTGGCACACGATGCGGAGCGGGAAGATTGCGACCTTGCAAATGTACTTCTTGTTGAAAGAGTTTTGGAAAATCAGGTGCGGGGTGATTTCGTCGCCGAGGATCTTCACGGTCGGCAGGGCTGCGATCATGTAGTTCAAGCCGGTAGCCGTTTCGCCGCCACGGAGGAACTTGAGGTCTTCCGTGATGTACTGGGCGAAGTCGAATGCCTCGCGGTTCTGAATGATGTGGTAGGCATCGCTGACCACGCCGTGAATCTTGTTGTCCGTGCCGACAACGGCATTGGTGTTCGGAATGCGGGAGACAACGCCATCCGGCATCGTGGTGAGGGCCGGGGACATCGTGGCGGTGAAGTCGAGGCCGCAAGCAGCGAGGGCTTCATCGAACTTGCTGGTGTCCAGCGCGTGACCAATGGAATCCCAAGTGGCTTCGCGGGCGGAGAGCGTGGTGGTGAGTGCGAGGGTGTTGTTCTTCATAATCTTCTTTCCTTGTTTGGCGAGGCAACATCGCCTCATCCTTATGTCTTTAATATAGATACATATTTTGAAAAAGACACCCCGTTTTTGAGAAAAATTCTCACTTTTTTCACTTTTTTTCTAAAAATGGCGATTTTTAGCGAATTTCGCCGATATACACGGAGACCGGGGCGCCATTTTCATAGACCAGCCGGACATATTTATCAAAGGGACGCAGCGGATAGCCATATTTTTGCATAAGATTTATGCGCCGCTGCAGCGATATTTCATAGTTCGGCACCTGCTCCGCGTCCGTCAACGCCTTCCCGCCCAATCGCGGCGAGGCACAGAAGATCGTTTTGAATCCGAGATTGTCAAGCTGGATGCCAAGGAATTTGTCCTCCTCGCCCCATATACCATTAAATGCCGGGTGGAATAATGCGCCGTCGTTTGCCGCCATTACTTTCTCGCAGGCAGCGCGGGACAATACAAAGCCGCAAGAATAGAATGCGCTGACCATACAGCCGGTATCGACTACGCCGTGGATCCGCTCCGTTCTGCGAATGGCGCGCGTGTCCCCTTCTTTGCAGGTGAAAAGGCAGCAGTCCGCTTTGTAATCACGAAGAAGGTAATCGAGATATTGATAGGCAAAGGGGTCCGGGACACGATCTCCATCAAAGAAAAAATAATGGGTGGCTTGCGGATGGAAAGTCCGGGCGGCATTCAGCCCGGTGTTGCGATTTGCCCCGGCAAAGAATCCGGGGACAGATCTGTCAAACCTCGTTATGCCTACAGATGGAAAACGGGCTGCCAGCTTTTCGGCGGCCGCCCATTCATCCTTTGTCGGGGTGTCATACGAGATGACTACCGGCATACGTGGCGCCAAGGCTGCCACCATATCTTCCGGATTTTGGTTTCGCGTGATTACGATGGCAACTGGGGTCATTAGTATCCGAGAACAAGAACGTGGTCGTTATCTATACGACACATATACACGACGCTCTCATAATGCGGCTCTTCCGGGGTATATTGAATATTACCGGAACCATAATCGTCGCCGTAATCGATCTTTGTCGCGTAATCGCGGATCTTGCGGAAACGGAGCGCCAGCTCGGAGGCGCCGTGGCCGCCGCCATCCGAACGCGCCATCAAATACGGCCAATAGAAGCGAGGACCTGCAAGCGGCGCATAAATGCGGAACGGATGTGCGTCATCCGCCCAATTGTAAGTAACGGATGACCCGGAAATCTGCGGTTCATAGCGCCGGAAGTTAACTTCACGTTCACTCGATGTAATATTCACGCCCGTCAGCGCCTCGGAAGAAATCTTCCACGTGTAGTTGCGGGTGGCGCCGTTTCGATTGGTTGCAGTGAACTTGACCGTGATATAGCCGTCGGCGTCCGTTGTAACAGTGCATTGCATTGTAGTGGCGGCCCCATCATACGGAACCAAGGGGCGTTCCCCGGATGTGGAGGAGAATACCGCCACGCCATGTGTTCCGCCATATTCCAAAACAAAAACGATATCATCCGCGGAAACGTCGGCAGGTATCACAGGGTAGAATCCGGAAGCAAGCTGGAGAGTAAGTGAACCGGAGGCGCCACTTACGGTTGGCATATTCCGGCGATCCATTTTAACCACAAACTCCCCTTGAATGCCGGAGTTCGCATTGTAAAAATTGTAATCGTTTCTTACTTCTTGGACATTCACCACGGGGACTTCGGGATCGTGGTTGGACTTTACGACCTCAATGTGGATTTTGAGAATCTTTCCGATTGGCATCTTGCCGGTATCAAGGGTAAGGCAGCGGTAGGGATTATACACATCCCAATAATTGATGGACCTGCCCTGATAGGTGCACGCATAAGACATTACGCCGGCGCCGTGCCACGTAAGCCATTCAATCGCCGAAACATTCGATACATCAAGCGGATCCGATGCCACATTCCACGGAGTCATTCCGGGGACCTTCTCGTGATCGTTGTAGGGGTCCACATTGGTAAGAGGGCCGGTCAGCAAATTTTGGTTCATAAACTTGGCAAGAACTTCGTCGCCGAGCGTCATACTGAAATGCTGCTTGCCAACATTGTTTTTGGCAACCACGTCAAAAATGCGGAGGACAGATCCGCCGCCGCCTTCACCGCCAACGGCATTGCTCATCCACGACTTGCGCTCAATTATGGCATTTTTCGCCTGAGGCTGGTGGGGAATGGGACCAAGCGCCTTTTCATAATAGAAGGTATGATGCTGTCCGAGTTCAATGTCATACGGGGCGTCAAAAGATCCAACGTAGGTATTGTATGCAAGGCTGTAAAAGGTGACTGCATTTTCCTCGCCAGCCGTGTGGAAATAATGCGTGATGTTGGGATTTGGGGCGGACGTGCCCGGACTTACGCGGGCCTTATACGGACCAAATGCGTAAACGTGAACCTTGAGTTCACCTTCGCCGTCCCCTATGCTTCTAGCAGGGAACTCCAAAATGATATCGTCCGGAACCGGCGTATTGATGAGGACGTGGTATTCCCCGGTGCGCCCGTGAATCATTCCGCCGCCTTCATCCCCGGTTTCGGGGTCGGCTGGGTTGAGAAGCAAATCCACATCAATCGACCCGGACTTCCCTTCCAGCATCGTGTCCGTGACTATGTAATCATAGGGAACATGCCGCGTAAGCGAATTCATATGGTCCGGCTTGACAATGCCGGAGATCGCCCAATCGGTTTTGATGTTTTGCTTCTCATTTGTTTTCATAGCAGCCCCTTGAAGGTATAAAGCATACCTTCAATATACATAATGGAAAGGGCAGCGCCACCGCCCTTACGGGTCCGGCGAGAGCAATACGCGCACGCCATCGCCGCAAATTTCAAGGGAGATGTTGCCATCAATGGACTTCAGGATTGCCTTGGCGCCTGCCCCCATTGCATTGAACGGCCTTGCATCAACCGTAAAGTGTCCGGTATATTCGCCAGTCCATTCCGCCTCGCCATAAAATTCGCCGCCGGAGTTTTCGGCACGGACAGACAATTTGCCGGGCTCGAATGCAATGTGGACCGGCATCTGCGCGTCAAATACGTCCGTGAACGTTTCGGCACTCTTGATTGCCTCCAGCGCATCGGCGCCCAATTCGCCTTCGGCTACCACTTCGCCGCCATCAAACGAATCAATGTATTGGCAAAGGGCAGGAATAGGGAAGTCCCCAATCGCGCGATACAAGACGGAGCAAACTGTCCCATCCGCATACTGGACGTGGATATAGGGCATATCGTTCACAATGCCGGTCGCTTCCGTGCCTGCCTTTGAAAGGGCGGAAACGGCAGCATCCGGGAGCCAAGCGCCTTTGGGAAGGTTCGGACAATCCGCAGTAACAATGCGGATGGAGTCCGTGCTGATGAGTCCCGCATACGCGCCGCAATCCCACGCAACGCCTGCATACCCCGTCTTATTGGGGAATGTTACCGCCTTGAGCTTCCCGATGAAATTGCCGGGAACCGGGCCCCATTCCTCGGGGAACTCCGCGAGCGTTTGCGGCAAGTCGGCAAAAGGCAACGCCAGCCTTGAGCGGCCATATTTGAGAACAACCCGTTCGCCATCGCGGCTAATATCAATGTCCCCGGTTGCCTTTGAAAGGACCTTGTCGAGGGAGCCTTTGTCCACCATAAAGGCAAAGTCCACCTCCGGGCAAGGGACGCGCACGTTGACGCTGGTGCCGATGCCCATAATAAAACCGGGAACGAAAATAACCTTGCCAGCTTGGGCGAGACCGGTGCCTGCTTCAACGCCTGCTGCGCATTTGGCAACGGCGGCCTTCAAGAACTTTCCATTGATTTTCATAGTTTGAATCCTCTTTTGCTCGGAGCCTTGCGCTTCGGTTCTTCGCCATCGTCCTCCGACTGGTAGTCAATATTTGCAACCATATGCGCATCCATCATAGGCTCGCCGATTGCAAGGCAGGAAGTGCAAAGAAGCTGCGAAGGCGCCACGGGCTCATCGCGCGTTGTATTACACGCTAATCTATACAGCCCTTGCTCACGCTCGGTTGCGTTTTGGTTGATCATAATCATCTTGGTGACATGTGCCACTTTACGGATGTCTTCCGCCACGTCGCTTTCTTCGGCATCCTTTTGTCCGCCAACGGTTGCACGCCCGGTTTGGGTGGCGGTGACTACAAGCGCGTGCCTTTCGGAAGCGAGCCCGCGGAGCGATACCCAAGTATCATTGATGCGGTCGCGCATTTCTTTGGCAGCGGTGGAGTGCTTAAAAATATCGGCATAGTCGGCAACAATCACGTCCGGGACAAAATGTTCGTAGGTGGCAAGCGAGTCCAGGTCCTCCTTCAATCTAGCGATCGTCAAGGAGTTGGAAGGATAGGTGCGGATGCGGAGGTCGCCACGATAATACAAGGCCATGTTCCGCATCGCCTCTTCCATCTGTCCTTCATCAAGATTTGGCGTATTGGTTTTGAGCTGCCCCGGCACTATTGTAAAACGCCCCGGAGAACTCTCCATAAATGCGCTATAACGCGCTTCTTCGCCCTTGCGCGAGCATCCGGTAAAGCTTTGCCAAAAACGCCTTAAAACCTGCGCCTGCTTCATTTCTAGCGATAGGAAAAGAACGCGGAGACCAACCTTGGCGCAGTCCCTGGCGGTCTTGATGAGCCACCACGTTTTACCGCGTTTCGGCGGGGCGCCAAATGCCACGAAGTCTTCTCGCGCCATAGTCCCCAATACAAGACCCGCATCGCCTTCGTAGGACAAGAGCACTTCGGATTCCTCGTTGAAGGCGTCCCTGACAATGGGGGCGGATTGCGGGGAAAACAACGAAACGGTCGAGCTGTGAATAGGCGCCGGCGCCACATATTGTGCGACAATGGATTCGCCGCGGGAGGCATCCCTTACAAGCAAGGCACGATCGAGTTCGTCTCGCAATTTCTTGATGCCAGCTAGGCGGAAGAAATCGAGCGCCTGCTCCTTGATTAAATCAAGATTGGTTGGCGCCCAATCGTCGCTGAGATTTGAAAGGAAAAGTCGGACCTCGGCGGAATCGGCTTCACGCAGGAATTGTGCCTTGTGCAGGTAGATGTCCTCGATGGCACGCCCCGGGGCGGAATGACGGACCTGAAAGTAGTCCCAAAGCCAAGTGGCGACGTTGCGGCACACTCCTTCGGTGAACAGATCCGGCTTGCCCATTTCGGTGCAATACATCAGGAGGTCTGTTGACATAATGAGGTTGGCGATGAGGCGGCGCTCACCTTCAACCTGCGCGTTAATCGGAGTTATTTCCATCCCTTCGATTCCCCGCTGGTGCTGCCTTGATATTTGCCATTGTATTGGGAAGCGGCATTGCATTCAAAGAAAACCATCTGTGCGATTCGGTCGCCTGCTTCAAGGCAAAGAGGATCGTTGCCCATATTGTAGATAGTGCAGCCTGCTGCGCCGCAGAAGCCCGGATCATAAACGCCGGACGAAATAAAAATGCCCTTGCGGGAAAGGGAGCTTCTCACGAAAAGGAATCCGGCCGCGTTTTCAGGGACGTGGACCTTTTCGGCAATTTCAATATTCTTGAAGCCGTGCGGTTCCACAACGACGTTTTCCTTCACGGTAACGTCCACGCCGCACTGCTGACACTTTGTCCCGGCGGCGGGAATGATTGCTTCATTTTCGAGAATTTTCTTGGGATCGATAATCATAGGTTTACTCCAATAGATTTACCTTAATATACGGAAAACCCCGAGGGTATATGGCGAACCCTCGGGGAACCTCTTCGGAGTTTGGCTTTTATGATTGCCTTACATAATATACATTATTTTTGCGGCGGGGCGAACGGATTGTTCGGCGTATCCGGAGTCTTCGGCGCAGGCACGGCGGGCGTGCAGTGGCAAATCTTGAAAGACATAGCCACCAGCTTCGGGAACGCTTCACCCTGATCATAGAGCGGGGAGCTCATAATATCAATCATGTCAACCGCTGCCGGATCCACGCGCGACATCAAGGTGGAGGATGCCAGCGCAAGTGCCGTGTGGCGAATGCCTTCGGCTGCCACGCCTGCATTCTTCAATGCACGCAGTCTCTTTCCAACATCGAGCCACATTTCCGGCTTGCCATATGCGCTGTAAAGATATTTGCAGAAGTCAAAGATTTCAACGGTGTCGGACTTTTCAGTTACCGGGGAACCGCCGCCAATGACCTGTTCCAGCTTCACCAATGCTTCACGCGGGGAACCATCGCTTTGGAGCACGATCGCCTTGCGCGTTTCCGCATCCAGCGGGATGTTATACTTTGCTGCCGCGTTGTCGATAAGAATGCCGATTTGTTCCTGATTGAGTGCACGGACGCACCACGGCGTCAAGCGCGACTTCAATGCCTTGCCAGCATCCCCGGAGAACAATGCATCCGGATCGGTTGTGCAAAAGAAATAGTAGGTGAAGTCCTGGCAGTCTTCCGTAGGCTTGAGAAGTGCCTTCTTGCCCGGCGCCAAGAGGGAGTGAGCCTCGTCGAGGATGAAGACGCGTGCCTTTCCGGTAGGCGGGCGGTATGTTGCCAATTCAATCACATCCTTCATAGCGGCGATGCCGCGTTCGGTGCCGCAGTTTATTTCCATAATGCCAAGGTCGTCGGCGCCAAGAAATTCCTTTGCGGCAATACGCGCGAGGGTTGTTTTTCCGCAGCCACGGGGTCCGGTAATAACGTGGGCGTGGGAGTGCATTGCATTTGAGAAGTGCTTTGCAAAGGTGGCAAGGACCTTTTCGTTGCCAAGCATCTCTTCAATTTTTTTAGGGCGGTGGTCTTGATAAAGCATATTTGTTTCCTTATATAGTTGCCTTGATATATACGCAAAAGGCAGCCGTTTTACGGGCTGCCTGGTATATCATGGGAATAGTTGTCAAACGAAATTCTACGGGGAAACCGGCTGTGCAAAGCGGGCGTCCATCTTTGCCGCGTGCTGGTCGATTTTTGCAATGACGCTGTCGGCTGCCTTCTGTTCGCAGCGGCGCATATCATCACAGAAATCAATGCCATCACTCAAGCCGGAAAGGTAGGCATCAATGCGGTCCAAAATGACTTCGCGGGGAATGCCTTCATTCTTCCACTTGTCGATCTTTTCACGGATCACATCCGCTACTTCCTTGACTTTCACTTCGGCGTTTGTCATCGGCATAATCAAATCCTTTTGTTAACCATCATATTCACAGCGATCCGGCGCACAATCATAGTAGCCATCCTCGCCATATTTGGGAAGGGGCGGGAGCTGGTTGAACTCCTCTTCCTTTTCGCGAAGTTCATCCAGTGTGGAGACGCGCTTCAGGATCCATTCGAGTTTGAAAATATACCGGTCGCGCTCGTCAATGCCTTTGACCAATGCGCCGGTATCATCAAACGGTTCCAGCCCGGATAAAGATTTATACGGCGGGCGGGTCACCTTATTCTCCCGCCGTGCAGTTAAGGTCCACGATGCGGCGGAAAGCACGAATATTGTATTCAAGCAATTCCGGATTGATGCGCGGGACATTATCCATCATCAGGCGGATATTGCTCTTGCGTTCAATGCCATCCTCGCCGTAGCGCCAGCCTTCGGCGGCTGCCGTGACCGGATTGGAAGTGTCCACCGTTTCGAATTTGACGGAACGATAGACCGGGGAAAGGAATTCCTTTGCCGCGTAGGTCCCGAACAGGTGCATCGGGTTTTCCTTCCAAAACGGCATCTTCGAAAGTTTTTCGAGGAAAGCAGGCCGGCGCTCCCACGGCTTCAAGGTCTGGTCGTATCCCTTGGAATCAAATGGGATGGCGATCTTCTGCGTCTTCTCAATCATGAACTTGTAGCAATCGGCGAGCGCTTCAAAGGTGTCGCCCTGAATGGCGCACATTGCGATGCCGGGAAGATCCGGGAAGGTTTTGACGAATCGTTCATAGGATTCGATTGTGGCAGGTCCATCGTGGCGGACATCCGGCACAACATACCACGTCGGTTTCAAATCGGTGATGATGTCCCCGAAGGAATCGAAGATTCCGGCGCCAAGTTCAAAGGCGCTGTTATCGAGGAGAACCTTGCGGCCGAGGGCAACGCTTTCCTTGTAGAAGCGATGGAAGTCGGCATCGCGGTAGAGATGAGCAAAAGCATAGTCGTAGTCATTAAAGGCTCGAGACTGCTTTAGAAGGGCACGAGGAACCTCGTGCGAGATCATTGGTGTATTTGCCATAGCTAAAATTTATACGCAAGAACGATGCGGTTTCCGCTCGGCAACGCGATTCGGTTAAAGGCACGCGCCCCGGAGCTAATGAAGTAATCACGGTGGGAACCTTTGTGCGTTATGATGATGGCGTGTCCCGTGGCATCATCCACCTCAAGGCCAAGGATCGGGTCCGAACACGTATAAGCGTGCTGCCATTGGGTGCGGCTTGTCAGTTGCTTCGCCCATTGAAGTTCCTTGTGGTCCTTCGGGTTATCACGAAAATATATACGATCTTTCGGAGCAAATATAACAGGCATGTTACCACCTCCTTTTATACTTATCCGCCTTTCCCTCGGCCTCGCAGTAGCTGCAAATGTAGTGGCCGAAAAACGAGCGGTAGGTTGTACGTTCCTTACATATAATACATTTAGGCGCTGGCTTCCGGGGGACTTCCGAAGTTCCCCTCGGAACGGCCGGAACCAATGATACTTCCTCACCCCAACTCAAATGAGGACCTCTCTGAAAAGTGTTGTTCTAGGTATTTCTTCACGGCTGGCGCAAAATGCCCGTTGGTGTCGTTGAAGCATACCACCTTAGATTTTTCCAATTCCGCCACGCGTTCCTTGGAAGCATCCGGCATCTCGATATACCCCTTGTGCGGGTATTTAGGGGAATGCAGCGCGATGCCCGTGTGGTCCTGCCAATAACGGATAATCCAGTGATTGAAGTTTTTCGGATCGCGGAATTGCGTCATTGTCTTGGACACCGTGGGCCATACCTTATCAAGGAATGCAACCGTGGTATCGCGCTTGTAGCATACCGCCAAATGATTGTGCGTGTAATGCGGGCACGGCTTCCCGGACATCTTCGATACCAATTCAAGGTCATTGCAAACAATGGACCGGAAAAGGCACGTCGGCTGGAACTTTGACGCGCGGACTTCCTTCCAAGTCATCGGCTGTTCGCCTTCAACGAAGTCATCGATGGAGCACGGCGCATTGAAATAGAAGTCGTCATTCATCATCAGGAAGAACGGCGTAAGATCCTTTGCGTGCTTATTGAGGAAGCAAAGTTCAATGCAGGAGCTGTTATAGTTTGGAAGGATATTTTTCGGCATGAATTCATCGTGATAATGAATTACAATGCGGGGATTGTTCTTGTCCAGCCATTCAGGTGCCTGCGACGGCGCCTGAAGCAGGAGGTGAACCTTGCCCGGCGGGCCGAACTTTTCGTAGCCACGCCACCAATAACGGAACATTCCATAGGAGGCGTAACGATTGGAAAACAGTTTAAGGAAAAGACCGCGGGCGCGTTCGGTCACAAACTTCTTGTGCTTGGCCGCAAGAAAAGTGTCCTGCCATTCGCGGACGGAAGAATCCACGTAGGGCAGGACAATGTCAATTTCATTCGTGTCTGCCATAACTTCTCCGACGATGGTGCGGTTTATGGCTTTTCGGAATTGGCGGCGCAGCGTGGGCAGGACGCCAATCCTTAGGGATAGGCGGGTATTTGGTGCCCGGTCCTTTACGCTGTTCCGGGGTATAAAAATAGCGCGTGACGCGATTGAGCTTCACAAGAATGAAAATCAAAAGGACGACGTTCACGCCCCATACGGCGAAGAGAACACTAGTCGACAGCATTTTCCTCCGCAGCAGCCTTCTTCTTTTTCTTATACTGCTTCTTCTTCGGGGTCGTTTCTTCTTCCGGGACTTCTTCTTCAACCGGAGATTCTTCAACCGGTGCAGCGGGTGCTTCAACCGGAGCTTCTTCAACCGGTTCGGCAGCAGGTGCTTCCGCCGTTTCTTCAGCCGGGGTTTCCGGGGCGGGTGTTTCAGGAACTTCAGTCGGGGTTTCGGGAACTTCCGGCTGCTTGGTTTCTTCAGCCGCCGGGGTTTCCGCTGCCTTCGGTTCATTCTTGATGTCGGCAGGCTTCTTGCGCTTCTTGCGCTTGGCTGCTTCCTTGGCAGCCTTCTTGCGGTTGATGAGTTCTTGGAATGCGGCGTATTTCATTTTTACAACTCCTTTGAAAGGGTGGTTTTAATTGTTTTCACGCGCTCGGCAACCGTGCCCGTGAGTTCCTTATAAGGAACATTACATTCTTTTGCAAATGCAATCAAGGCTTCGTGCCACTTCTTTTGGTAGTCCGCATCCGTGGAACGGACGCCATTTGCCTGAATGGCAAATTCCCCGGGCTTGGGGATGAATGCGTAGTCAATGCGGGCGGCCATCTTGCGAAGGCGCTGGCCAAATTTTGCCTTCGCGTCGGCGGAAAGGCTCGGATCGAGCGCCATATATGAAAAACAATCGAGCGCCGAGCGGTCCAAATAAACGATGCCATCCACCGTGCTTGCCTGATCCAGCTGCGATTCCATCGTGGACACAATGTATTCTTGCTTGTCAATTGTGGAAGGAAAACGCATCGAGGCCGCAATGTTGGAAGCGGACGGGGTAACCACCGTTCCGCCATCTGCGAAAAGTGCTGTAATGATTGAAGTCTTCCCAACGCCCTGGGCGCCGGATATGGAGATAATTTTATTCATTTGTTTTTTCCTAAGGTTTCAGGACGGGGACCTTGCGTTCAATTTGATCAAGGCGAATGAGGACTGCCGTGAGTCCTTTACGGAGGCGATATACGCGCACCGCCAAATAGATGCAAAGCAGGATAGCGATAATCGCAATAATCATCCAGGTGTTCATGCGCTGACCTCCATTTCGGCAATAACCGAGTTGATTTCCGCTTCGGCCTTTTTTAGCCAAGCATCACCCAACGAGGCGTCAAGGCCTTGGGCGAACTGGCGAAGGAACAAATCCAAGGATTCGTGCGCCTGCGATCCAATAATATTGAATACGAGGCGGGCCGTTTCCGGGTCGCTCTCCGCCTGAGGATAGATGGCAAGGACTTTGTTTGCGGCGCGTTCAAACGCCTTCAGCGATTCCTTGCGGACTGCCTTGATGGCATTATTCGTTTGTTTTATTGTCGAACGCATATGAAACCCTATACCAGTAAAGAACACCGCCGGATTGTTGGCAGACGATAAGAGTATCGTCCACGTTTGGATAGCACGGCGACCACTTCTCCAAACCCAATTTCGAGCGGACAGCAGGATCTTCAACCCCTACGCGAATATTCGGGAAGGTTTCCGACGGGTTGTCGGAATCGTCCGCGAATAGGAACGCATCGTATCCGCCAAAAAGATTTTTCTCCAGCACAACCTGTTCAAGACGAGTGACTTTCGCCGTGGCACCGACATTGTGCGGCATATCGAATGAATCTTTGATGTAATAACTCATGCCTTAATATACGCCGCACATTCCGGTTTTTTAAATCAAATGGCGATATGTGGAGGCCCACACATCGTTCATTGCCGTAACTGCGGAATCGCCTTCCACGGACTTTTTCACGATTGGGCGGTTGTTTACCGAGATTTCGACAATGTCATTTTCCGCGTCATATTTGAAGGACACATTGTGGCCCACGGCTGCCAGCATCTCTTCCATTTCAACAAGACCCGCCTGGATTTTGCGTGCATTCGCAATATCGGTGGCCTCCGTCTTGTTTTCGGAAATGGCGGTCACATCCACGGTGATGTCAAACGCGCCGTCCTTGTTCGGGCTGATATTGACCAGCGTCGGGTCAATCGTATTGGGGTCAATCTCATAGGGATTGAAGGTGCCGACATTTCCGATGCGGACATTGATCATAGCATCCGCAAGGCCGCCTTGACTGTCGATGCGGGAGCCGTTCAAGCCGATGGTCGGTTCAATTCCGGTCTTTTCCTTGACGGCGGCTGCCACCTTATCGGCGACGGACTGGGCATGTTGAAGGGCGAGCTTGGTTGCCCCGGCATTTTCGTAACGTTTCTTGACGTGCATATTGAATCTCCTTATTGGGAAAAATACATAAATACGCCCCGGGGCGCCAACCGGGCAAACATTAAGGTATATTGTAGTTATGGATTTTAACCACGATTACAACGGGGACAATGAATTTCTCTTGTCCGGAAACGCACAGCGCCTCCAGCAGGTGAAGGCAGCCATCCTCTCTTTCGGGGATATGGGCTACACCGATCCGGTTGTCCCTAACATCCAACGCGCCATCGGCGATTATACGGATGAAAATGGTCACATTGCGCTTGAAGGCGCCATCCGCGAAATCCTGATTACTTCTATGGTCGTTCGCCCGGAAGAGATCGTAAGCATTGCCGTAACCTCCCCAATCGGCGACAAAGGCTTCACCGCCCGCCTTGGTTTTACATTTGGCAAGCTGGAAGTAACAAACCCCGGCGTTCCTGAGACATAAAGGCGCCTATAAGCGCATAAAACAAAGAAGGCAGGTAAATACCTGCCTATTTATTTTCGCGCCTTAAACGCGCGTTATTTCTTCTTTTTGAGCATATCCGAAATCTTCACGATTCCGGAGTCCGTACCATCCAAGACGGAGGCAAGCGCCACAGCCTTCGTGTCAAGCTGGTATGCCATCGTAACGTCAATCGTCCTAGGCGCCACAAGGTAGTAAACATTGACCGGGACTTCCTGCCCGCCGCGATGGAGTCGGTCCTCCGCCTGCCAGTGGTCCGTAGGCGCCGCCGTGAACTCCACAAAGCAGCAATTAGAGCAAGCCTTCTGTAAGCCGTCAATGCCGACACCCGCCGACTGGATGTTCGCCACAATCACGCGGACATTTTCATCCGTGATGAATTCCGTCTTGATGCGTTCACGCTGCGCCGAGCTGGTTTCGCCGGTAAGGATGCGCACGCCTATTTCCTTGGATGCCAAGAAGTTTGCAATGTCATTTACCACCGCGTGATGCCAAGCAAAGACCAACAGTTTCTCATCGGTGGACAAGAAATCCATAATCCATTGCTTGCAGGCATCCGCCTTCAATTCATAGGCGCTTTGGAATAGGCCGGCGATGGCGGCGGATCTTTCAAATTCGGTTGCCTCGCGTGCCTTCTTCGCCTGCTCCTTATATGCCTCCATCTTGCCCTTATCAACGGAGCACGGAACCGTGGTGATGATTTTCGGCGGCAAGAAGGACATCACCTCCGCCTTGGTACGGCGAAGCGTTCTTGTAGACAGAAGCGCGTGGAGTTCCGGCGCATTCGTGATGCCTTCATATTTCGTCCCATACGGGGTTTCCTTCGGATTGCAATAGCGGTTAGCATACGCATAGAAATCCGGGAAGGTCTGCGCATCGATACAATGAAGCGTAGGCCACAGCTGAACGGGGCGGCTTCTAGCAGGCGTGCCCGACATTGCAAGCAGGCACGGGATTCTTGCGGCGAGGCGCATAAATGCCCGCGTTCTTTGGGAAGTGCGGTTGCCGATTGCCTGGACCTCATCGCCGATCAAGGCCTTGAAGCCCTGCGCGTAGAGGTTATGCTTCAGCGGGGAGCGCTCCCACTTGTAGAGAATGTCCCAGTTGATAACATAGGACTTGCCCGGTTCCAGCTCGCACGGACGCTCGCCGGAAAGGACCTCAATATCATCGCGCCCAAGCCACGATTTGTAGTTTGCCGCCCACTGCGTTTTGGTGGACGAGGTTACAACGATCAAGGCAGGGAGGAGGCCGTGATAACGCAGCCAAGCAAGCGCCTGAACAGTTTTGCCGGTTCCCTGTTCATCGAACAACGCAAGGCGAGGACGAACCAAGGAGAATTTGAGGAAATCTTCCTGATACGGGTAAAGACCAGGGAGCACCCTTTCCGGCTTATAGGGAGGAGCGGGACGCTGGATAACTTCGGGCTCCGGGATATTCCAGCCCGAGGCACGCAGCCACTCGCGCATTTCTTTGGTATTTGGAACGGACCACTTCTTGGTGGAAGCGGTATAGCGGCGCCCCGGAATGAGCTTGATGGCTTCAAGGATCCGGTGCCATTCAGGCGGGTTATCCTTATGCCATTCAAGGTCTATGCGGAGATTATTCAACGCATAGGTATACGTCATTCCTTCAATAGGAACGGGGTCCGGCATCGTGGTTCCGGTGGGCATAAAGCCCAAAGGTCTTTTCATTTGAAACATACTCAAATATACGGACCTTTTGACATGAATGGACTAATTTGGGTCGAATACCACGTCGCCGTAATCTTGCGCCTTGGCGGTCCCTACCGCCGGGTCCTTGACAAGATTTTCGGACCCTTCGGCATTGGGGTCGAATACTACCGGCTGCTCGCACTCCGGGAAGATGTCCTCTTCCTTGACATCCTCAAGGGTGATTTTGTCCCCGGGCTTGAGGAATATGGCGCCGTCCACCTTGCCAGTGGGCAGGCGCACATATCTATCGCCGTTCTTTGGACCGGTGCGGTTGAAGCTGTCCTTTTTAACGGCCATATTGCGTCTCCAGCATATTACGCACCACGCCCGAGAAGTCGATACACGGAATCATCACGGCGCCGTGAGCGGTAATGTGAATGAGCATCAAATCGCCAATGCGCAAATTCGTCGCGTTTTCAATGATAGCCTTGTACGTGGATAACTGGAGGCTGTAGTGGTAGTAATTCGAGTCCGGATAGTTCGCAAACGGGCCGGTCATGTTCTGCCACGGATTGTCCTTCTTGATTTCCTTGTTGGTCTTGTAGTCAAGGATGGCGAACTGGCCGGTTTCGGTATTGTAGGCGAGCAGGTCGATCGTGCCGCACAATTTCCAGTTGGAGTTATAGACAATCAATTCCTCACGCACCGGGATGTATTTTTGGGTAATCATCCGGTATGCATTATTGCAAACGGGGATGCGAGAGTTGTAGTCGCCTTCCATTTCAGGATACTGCGGATCGAAATGCGGGATGTAGCGTTTGTGCTGCATCAGGTTTTCCATATAGGCGTGAACCTCCGTGCCCAAGGCACAAGAGTAATCGCCGGCGCGTTTCCACCTTGCACGAAGTTCTTCCGGGGTGCAGCCGTTCTTTGCGGCCGACTTCTTTGCAATTTCATCCCAATCCTGCACGGATTCGAAATTCTTTACCCAAGAGGTTACGGATGTGAAATTTGTCCCGAGGGAGTCCGTATATTTATGCGGAACCGGGTCAAAGTGGATATCGTGGAATTTCCAAAGTTCTAAGTCTGTCATGACCATAAATATAACCTTTTTCAGTCCTTGAAACAATGACTATTTATGAGATGAAAAGGATGTGGCGTGAACAAGCTGTCCGCCAGTCCAAATCATATAGGGAAGCGAATACAATATACGGCGCACTGGCTGGATGCGGTTTGTCCGCAAATGCCTACTACGCCGAATTACGCCGCCTTGGATTATATGGTAGGGTCCGGTCGCGGAGAAAATAAAAGGACAGAGCTGCCCCACTTTGTGACCCCTATCTTATGCACGGACAGCTTGTATCGCCGGGCCATATGACGCCAAAACTTTTCGGCAACCTCATCCCAGCACCACAAATAAAATGTCTTGCCATATAGGTCCATAAAGCGGGACAACATCGTGTGCCCCATTCCGCTTGTCCCTTTCGCGGTATCGAAATCCCCTATATGCCAAATAGGGCCAACCTTGTAGGTTTCATTCCATTCCTCAAACCAGTAGGTCATCGCGCCCTTCAGCTTCCCCTTGACGGATAGAATCATAAACTCGCATTGATAATGCGGCTGTTCGAAGGACTGTTTGAACAAGACGGATTTGAAGGAATGAAGACCTCCGAGACGGCGGATCCTTTTCAAGGCGCTGTCCCAAGAGGTCGTGTGCCACTCATCAAAGCGGACCTTACTGGCGCATGCGGACTTCGTCGCAGATGTGCTTGTCGATTTCAAGCCAATTCTCCTCGCCCGGGGCAAAGCAGCCATTCGTGCCGGCGTTCGCCGAGAAGGCAAGCGCGTGCTCGTTGCTCATTTCCGCCCAGCATCCGCCATCCTCGGAAACTTCGGCTTCAATAACCAGCGGCACCGCAATCCACTTGAAGTTGTGCATCACCTTGACCACGCCGTTCTTGTAAAGGATGTCCTCCACAAGTTCCTGCTCTTCCGTCTTGACCAGCAAGACAATAGCATCGTGAATCTGTCCGATTATGCGGCTCTTCAAGCCCAGCCTTTCGAAGTCGGCAACGTCATCTCCAAGCGCCTGGAGCAGCGTGTGGAAGCCGGAACCTTGAATGCAGCGGTTGGCACATTCGGTGAAGGACATAGGGCCGTAGCAGCGGCATCCCATATAGCCTTCCACATAGCCGTTCTTTTGGTAGCGGTCCCATTCGGCATTACGCCATTCGTTGTAGACCTTGAAGCGCTCGTTCCAAAAGATCGAGTCGGCGGTTTTGACGTGTTCGAGGAATTGATCGTAGGTGGCAACGCCGTGCGCCCGCAAATTGTCCTTCGCGGTATCCGGCATCTTTGCCCACATTCGCTCCGCACAATGCTTATAGCTGGCGCCGTAGAACGAGCTGAAAACATAGCCCATCTTGATCGATTGACGCTCCAGCTTTGTTACATCCTCCGGGCGCCTCATATACATGTCCGCCGCAGTATCGCGGTGCATATCGGAAGAGGGGTCCTGAAGATATTTCAACATGCTCGGGTCGTGGTGGTAGCTTGCGGACACCATAACTTCCAGGGACTTGTAGTCCGCTTCCATATACTTGTAACCGGGCGGCGCAATAAACATCGAGCGGAGAATATGCTTCATCACTTTATCGCGCTTCGGAATGTTTTGGAAGTTAGGCGAGTCGGAGCTGGAACGATAAGTAACAGGTCCGCCGGATTCACTTCCGGCACCCGTGGACAAGTTAAAGAACGGGCGAATCAAATGGGTTTGGGTAGGCTCGTCCCACATTGCCTCACGCGCGTAGCCTTTGATAAAGGTCTTCCCGATCTTTGCATACTTGCGCATTTCAAGGATATTGTTGGCGAGCGGAGTGTTGAGCTTTTCGAGGAACTCCACGTTCGTTGAAAGGCCTTCGGCCTCGCTTTCCTTAATATCCCCGGTAAGCAGGAACAAGCGCTTCAAATCCGGGACGGAGTTTGGATTGAGGATTGTGGCATATTTTTGCTTGAATGCTTCCGCTTCCGGGGAATACAGCACGGCGTGAAGCGCCGCCTGACGCTTTTCTTCAACCTCGCCTTTTGCCTTTTCCACAAGCTTCATATCAATCGGAAGGCCGCCGCTTTGAACCTTGGAAAGCGTAACCATCCCGCGGAGGAAGAATTTGAAGAATTCCAATTCCTTGCCAACCATTTGCTTTTTCTGAATGTCCGTAAGCATAATGGTGTACAAGGAGTCCTGCCCGCAGTAATTGTCAATGCGCATCCAAGGGACTCTTTCGCCACCTGCCAGCCTATTCAAGGAATAGCACGATTCGCTGTCCTCGCCCGGCATTGTCTGCGACAGATACGGGTCGGCATCGGTATCATACCCGATGATGCCAAGTTCCGTGTAGGTGTGGAATTTCAAGCCAACCTTTTGGTTGTTATTGAGAACGTGGGCGCCAATGCAGGTGTCCCAAGACCAGTTGGTCGGCCAATCGGTAACGGTGCCGCCGAGGCCCGCCTTGAAATGCGTCCAGCAGGTTTCAAAGTCCGCCTTATGCGCCACAAGGCCAACGGGACTCCCCGGCTTATAAAGTTCGTGCCAAGCATCAATGAGTTGAGGACAATCCTTGTCCCACTTAAAGCCAATCGCGCGATACTTGCCGTTGGCACGCCAAGCGAGGGAGCCTGCCACAATTTGCTGCTCCGGGCGA